CAAAAAAAAAAAAAAAAAAAAAAAAAAAAAAAAGAGTCCAAATCGTATGTTTCAGTCAACTGCACACTAATTATCTGAAAATGATATTGAATCATGGTAGATATTCATAAACTTAAACAGGTGCAGCGTAAATTGGAGGTTCCGGATACCGGAACCTATGATGATATTACACTGGCAGCTATAAAAAATTACACATTATCATCTGAATTAGAATCTATTACATACACGTCAGAGGATTTATTAGATTTGATTTTGGAAAATCCTGAAGATATTACAACAGATTTTCATGAAACACAGCCAGATTTAAAAATTATACAATATCATTTACCTGAAAATGAATACTTTAAATCCAAAGATAAGAAAGAATATATATTTTTACACCACACAGCAGGATGGAACAATCCTAAACGTCAAATTGATATTTGGAAAAATGATGATCGGGGTAGATTGGGTACCCAATATGTTATTGGTGGAATAAACATTTCAAACCATGATGCTGCATATGACGGAGATGCATATGCAGCATTTTCAACTCAAGGATATGCGTGGCATTTAGGAATTGGTAATACTGCCATGCATAGAAATTCGATTGGTATTGAAATATGTAATTTTGGATATGCTATACCACGAAATGATAAGTTTTATACTTACACCGGACAAATGATTCCAAATGAGTATGTTGTAAAAATTGATACGGAATTTAGGGGGCATGTGTATTGGCATGAATATACTGATAGTCAATTACATACCCTCAGAAGATTATTATTGAAAATTGCAAACGAGGAAGGTATTGATATCAGAGAAGGATTGGTAAAAGCATTAAAACATACAAAAAAATTCAATAATGCATTTGAGTTTGACCAACAATATTTGAATGGGTCAGTTAAGGGATTGTTATCACATTCAAATGTGAAACGTGGTAAGTTTGATGTATCACCTCAACCGAATCTTATTGAGATGTTATATACCCTATAAATCCTTACATGGTGGGAGGTGTACATGAAAAAATCATCAGTTATAGTATATAATAATAACAAATATGAAATAGGTATCATTATAAAAAAATACCGAAGAAACAAAACTGTAAAATATGATGTTGTACTTGAACGTGGAGTAGTGTTATGTGGCATCGGTACATCTAAAAATAAAAATTGTTACATTGATATTGATAAAAGTTCTAAATTTGCCGTTGATTCCACAATTACTGATCAAACAATCTCAAATTTCATTGAGACCGAAGATATAGTTAATGGATAAAGTTTTTAAAAATTATAGTTATGAAACGATTGGATGATTTTATGGCGGAATTGACCGCTACTGCATCCCCAGATTTACCACCAGAAAAATCAAATTTAACTGGTTCGGAAAATGAGCCGGTTAAAGATGAATCAGTTTTTGAAGAACTGCCGGACTACATGTACACGTCACCACAAATTGTTGGGTTTGGTGATGAAGAGGTACAGCGGCGTGTTTATCAGTTCATGTTTGATAGATTTTTACCTTTGTCGGGTGAGATTTCATTATTGGAATTAGGGGCAGGTCGCGGGGATTTTGCATATTTTTTACATAATATCAGTAATACACTTACTGTGTCATATACCGGAGTAGAAGTAAATTCATTACTGGTAAAGGTTGGAATTGACCTCCAACAAACTCAAAGAAGCGGTCCCTTGAATTTTAATCTTGTAAACATTGATCCGTTAAATGACGATGATCTTGTAAAACAATTACCCCAACATGATTTTGTAGTGGCAACTACAATGACATACATAGAATCAAGTGCTCATGATTTGTCGAAGACTGGTCGATTGTCAAAATTGATTGAAGTATGTCTTTCTAAAGCCAATGTCGGGTGCAAGTTGTTATTTGTGGCAACGCCAAACAATCCGGGCATAATTAATTATACCGTGGCGGAGATAGCATCGCTGTTGGATGAACTTGATTATCCATTTATAATTGATGGTAGTGCGTTTGAATTAAATTCACTGTATTCTGTTACAATTTTTAAATCCGTACAAATTTAATATATTATGAGTATAAATCAAAGATATGCTGTTGATGAAACGAAAGTCAGGCATATGGGAAAACTGTACAGTTCAATTGATTTTGAACTTGTTGAGGGCGTGGACAAACTTCAATTTAAAAACACCCCAAAGCGTACTGTGGCCGGGACATTTTACATTGGCGACAGATCATTTACGGTTACTTTAGGAGAATTGGACAGGATAATTGAAACTGCACAAAATGCAAAGGAGGTGTTTATTAAAGCGTATAAATTAGGCCGCTTGTAATATTTATAGTAAATGTGACTACTATGATAAATTTCGATCTACCATCATATGTTACATACAACGTACTCACTTCAACTGAGAAAATCCAATTCTTTTTGGATATAATTACGAATGGTATAGGTAATGCATCGGAGAAATTATATCAGGATAAATTTAAAGAATTTTATAGAGATTATGGAAACAGTATTACCATATTAACATATCTGTACAAAAGAAAGTATCGCGTTAATATTATACAGGACGGGGATGTAGTTCACATGAACTCAACATCCAAAAAGGCCCTTGAAGATGCAATCTCACGCATTTTAAGAGCAGGTGATATTATCATTTCCAGTCCGACAACAAAAAGACCAAAGGTATGCCATCTAAGGCACTACCGGAATTATAGAAAATTAAATCCACCGTTTTACCAGTTTCCTATATTCTATTCCTGATTATGCCGGGCATTGTAGTGATGATCCTGACCACGGGACAATTGAGGGCGGCGTGGTTACAGTGATAAGTTGACCTATAAGGGTCATGATGTGAATTTTTAGTGATAGTTCCAAAGCATCGACGACAAGTTGATAATTTGTGTGGGGTTTTAAGTTTACAGTAACACATGCTCCGGAATCTAAAATTGAAACTGTTCCTAAAGGTCCAACAATTACAGTACCGGCCCAATATGCTGTAAATGCCCCACCCATTGTCTGTAACCAATTTATCGGCGTCGCTATTGAACGATTTGCCATATTTGCGGCCAACAACCCTTCATACAATATTTCGTCTCTCCCGTCGAGGTTTACAACCTTTCCGCCGCCGCTTGCGAGATCAAAATGTGATTGCATGGTTAAATGATATTCGGTAGCCAGCGTTCTACTGAAGTGTGTAACATCTGCATTTTGAGGTCCATCCACGACAGACATAGCAGCTTTGAAACGTTCCCAACTCATTGCTTTTTAAGTTTATGCATTTCCTCTTTGATCTTATTATATTCTACTCGCATCACCTCTATTTTTTCTATGATATCAAGGGCCTTTTTTCGTAGGTCAGCCAACTTTTTTTGTTTTTGTACGTCGTCCATGTAAATGCCTTTTTAAAAATAAGTATTAATGACACAACATATCAGCGGCTTTGGCTGCGATTTGCGCATCTGGTTTTATAACACATTTGTAGCCCAACCCCGTACACCATCCAACTGCACTGCTTACAATTGAATGTGATTTATATGAGGTATTGGAATTTAAGTCCAAATCAATAGCATCGACATGAATTGGTCCGTTGTTTTTCAACATTTCGGCAGTTTCAATACTCAACTGTACTTCCATTAATAGGCGTGTGTATATATCTTTTATCAATGGGTCTTTCTTTTTTTGGTATATAATATGCACACCCCTATTCCCAAGCCGATATGCTATTACTGTAGCAAATACGGTTTCGTTGCTGAGATTTTGACTGTCAGTTCCAACAATGATTTTCACATTTGGATTAGAAGTTATCATGTATTTACTGTATGCGAGCATGTCAACTGATGAACCTCCAATTGTTTTGAATACTCTATTCATATTTGTACATATTTATTATAAAATAATGCTGTAAAGATATGATTTTATGGGGGAATCTTTATGCAAGACTTGCATGATATTTACGATTTTTGTGTTACATTATATTCAAAATATGGCCCTCTTGCTATATTGGGTTTGTTAATATTTATTGAATATAAATATAGACCGCTATATAAGTTATACAAGTTAAGTGATATGGTGTCTGAAAATAACAAAATGCACCAACAAATTAGAGAAGATTTGACATCGGTTAAAACTCAAACCGCCAAAGAAGTTAGTGAAATTCGGCAATTATTATTAAAGGAATTTTCACATAATGGGGGATTGAGTATAAAGGATGCACTCCGAAGAACGGAGGAAACTGTGAATTTACTTGTGGCGCAACAAAACATATCATTAGATTTGCACGACAAAGGTATATTTATGTGTGACGGCGAGGGTCGAAATTTTTTTGTGAATAAAAAATATGCTGAAATGCTGGATTGTGATAAAAGTGAATTATTAAATTATGGTTGGCAGAATTTTATCGTAAATTTGCCTGAATATAATGTAGCCTATCAACAAGCGTTTAATGTAAACCGGGTATTTAATGCAACCACTATAATGACAACGTCTGACAATGAAAAACTTCAATGTCGAATTGAGGCATACCCATTAAATAGTATCTCTGGATATATGGGTTATATAAATCCGGTTGATTCATAGATGTTCACCTACCAAATATCATTATTAATTGAATATGTTAAATAAAAATGATATAATAACAGTTTGATTCACAACATCTTATACAATTAACATTTTAGGTTTTTACATATACGTTCACAATACCATACCCTGACGTATATTTGCAGAACAAACACCAAAAACATGAAATACGATCTACTATCAAATGCGTATATGGATGTACGCGACAAGGTAACCAATCGCATTGTAAGGTTACATCGACTTATATGCTTGGCACCGTTAAAAACAGCATATGGATTTAAAATTGACGCATACACTGTTGGAGGTTGGGTTGAATCGCTTGATTGTTTGGATATGACACAGGCAGATGTATGGGTGGCACATGATGGAAAAGTGTTTGGGAATGCAAAGATAAGCAATGGGGCAATTATATGTGACAACGCAGTGATCTCTGGTGACTCAAAAATCATAGCGTCAAAGGTGGGGCATCATGCACATGTATGGGGTGCTGCTATTGTAGACAGCTCACATGTAGATGGAACGGTAGACATTGCAGGGTCGGCGCATATTATAAAGTCACATGTTATGGGAGCCTCGAAACTGTTTGAGTCGGCTATTGTTGAAAATTCAATTATAAGTGGCGGGGCCATTATCAGAGGGACTTCATATGTCCGCGACTCTGAGGTAGGTGATGTTGCAGAAGTGAATGGTGATTCGGTTGTCGAACTTTCATATTTGTTTGGAAGGACTGTCATCACAAACCAGAAATTGTCCGGTGAACGGATTAAAACAGAGGTTGAATTAAAAGTACGGAATGGCAAATGAACCCACGCCTACTGTATTGGTATACATACCTGTAAGGGAGGTATGGAAAATAATGGAGACTAATGAATATCCAACAAAATGGACATCTACTCCGTATGACCTTAGCCTTGACATGGTACGAACACCTTTTGTAGGTGTAAACATTACAGTAGAATATTTCATAAAGATGGTGGAGGCCATTAAAAAAGCAGAGGCCGATGCAGATGATCTTCCTTTCTGAGTATATCGAATACTTTCCTGCGGAGTGGCAACACGCATTTAGCAAATACACGGACACTACCTTTAAAGTTCCGTTGAATAAAATATCGGAAGTTCTACTCAGATTTAATTGGTATTCTACTGATGAGGGTGCTGTTTTTTGGGCAATTGCGTATATGTGTCTTCAGGAGGGATTTATCCCGGAAATGAGACACTTGATGGAAATAAAAAATGCGATTCGACGACCGCCTGTGTATAGAGATAAATTCCATACATGGTTGTTATATCGTTTTTTAGACGTGCGAAATGCCGAAAAATCTTTACATTTACCAAAACATTTATACAACCCATGAAACCTGACGAACCATCGAAATGTGCGGCGTGTCGCCGTGGCATTTATCCATTTGTTAATAAACATGATACGTTATATCACATGGACACGCGGGGCAACGTACTTCATCCCTGCACCAACCCTGATTTTGTTATACCATATCTGGAAATAGATGATGAAACCAATGCCATTATCGGGGCTTCACCACACCTTGTAGAAATGTTACGAACGCAAAGTTTGTGGTGGGGGGATATTCTTATCTTAGCGAACATAACATTCTCGGATTCGACAGAATTTGACAAATTTTTTAAACATAGTCGCGATGCGGCATGGTCGGACATTGAATTTGAGCGTGAGTTGTGTAAGCTCGCGCAGGTACGCAACATTTCTGTTACTGTCGATGAATACCCGTCATTATTTCAATTCAATATAGAGCAGGTGTAAAATTGAGTAGAAACATCTCTATATCATGATTATAGCAGCTTTATTGTACTTAATAGCAGTTGGGGTGGATGTATATGGTATTATATGTCGATATCGTGCATATGGTGCTCTATATCCGTCTGTACCACAAACTGAAATTGTTATAAATACACTCGGACTTCGCGTATATGTCCGGGAGGGCGTATTAGTACTTCTACGGGGGTTGATAATAGCCATGATTATAATATACATGCCCAAGAGCATTGTTCTACAGATATTATTGTTGAGTTATATATTCTGTACACATCAATCTATAAGTTATCTGAAAAAGATAAAAAGTATACTGGCCGAATCCAACAAATCATGAGAATAATATCAAAATATAAGGATTATTACGACTATTTGCAAGGTGTGTATGGGACTGATGAAAAACTCATACTTGACCGGCGAAATGGTATGCGTGGTCCGCATATAGATGATAAAGATATAATCACATTACATATAGGCACTTTAATGGTACAGGGGTTGTGTTACAATGGTACCATATTGTACGGACCTGAAATTGAACCATATACAGACACGGCAGAACCGAAGTACTTTAACGATAGAAAAACTTGGCCTTCTGCTGAATATTATCATTTAACGAACTTAATTGACGCTAAATGGAAACTAAAACATTGTCTTAAAAAACCTAAAGATTTGGGGGATGATTCTCCAACATGGGAACATAATTGTCCAATATTAGTAAAGCGTGCCACTTCGGATTACGTGCACTATCCAAAATTAAAGGACTTTTATTTGACCAAGATATTGCCCCCGGAACAGATATGGCAAATTTTGTCAGCATGGCTTGGTCAGCACGTAACGAGGAATGAACCAATATGTCCAATTGGAGATGATAAAATCAGAATCAAATCTGCTGGATTTGATCTTAAAACCTCTTTTAGACATTAAGTGATGACTACTAAAATTCAACCTGCCGTCAAACGGACATTAGATAGAATTGAAGATTGGTATAATTATGATGGTTATACGTTTGTATTCTATAAAGTAGTAGATAAAAAATTCATTCTTTTAGGGCATGCGTCTGAACTCAATGATGGTACAAAATGGGTAGAAATATCAACGGAATATACCGTAGGAAAGACACTTCAAGAATTGATTGATAAGTGGGAACAACAAGACGATGTACGGTCAGAATTAGCTTTTCACGGTCATATGAGTAATTCTGAAATATTACAATGGTTATCAGATCGATATTTCTTGGACAGGCATCTAAAAATTGAACCGAAACAACCTAAACCTAAAGATGATGGCCCACTGCCAGAATTTGAAGGGTGTTTAGGCGATCTATCTAAATTTATGTTAGCTATGATCGCTGCTGATCGAAGGGGTGATAATGAAAAAGCAATATTTTTTCTTCGGAAATTAGAAGAATTGCATCAAAGTTCTACACACCCATCAAAAAGTATAAACCGAAAATTTAATTGATTATTATGACAAGTGTCCGACACATCTCAGAGTTATTGCAAATGTTATTAGACCATATCAGTACTTACGGTATGTGTTCTGGTCTTTGTGAGGTTGTACACAACAGGCGTATTAGAAATGGTATATCTTCAAACGAACAAGAAATCTTAAAACAATATATTAGGGAAAATCCGCCATTTGTTTCGTACTTTAGACTACTTAGTCCCTATTATTGGACACCCGGAAAAGTGAAGCCACGAATCAAATGGCTTAAAAAACACATAGAGAAAACTCAAAAACAACAATTATAAATTCATGGATACTTTACAAATTGTAACAGTTGTCATTTTTTTTGTGGGAATTATTATTTCGTATATCGCCAGTATACGAAAAAAGTACAGCGATTTGGGGAAATTTTTTTTAGGCAATGATATAGTATAATGTACTAAACTGTACTATTTATACTATATGACTCGAAGCATCAAATATCAACTTGATTTAAATAACACCCAAAAGACTATGTTAGCTAAATTTTTTGGTCACACTCGATTCATATACAACCATATGCTAAATCGTAAGATGGAAGCATATAAATTAGATAAAACTCGATTATCGTGTTATGAGTTGATTAAGGAACTTACTCTCATGAAAAAGCAACCAGAATATAGTTGGCTGCGGGAAGTGACTAATGAATCATTACAACAATCCATTCGTAATATGGATTATGCGTATCAAAGATTTTTCAAACAAAAAGCCAAATTTCCTAAATTCAAATTAAAATATGGGAAACAAACCTGTAAATTTATCCAAAATGTTTATATAAATTTCGACACCAAAAAAATAAAACTACCGAAAATTGGATGGGTTCGTTTTCACTTAGATAAAACATTTGATGGAAAAATTGGTACTGTAACGGTGTCCAAAAATACGGCGGGTAAATATTTTGTGTCAATATGTTATAAAACCGATGAAGTAATACCAACTAAGGTACCAATCACATCTGAAACGACAATTGGTATCGACGTAGGAATCAAACATTTCGCAGTATTTAGTACCGGAGAAAAGATTGACAATCCGAAATTCCTTGAAAAAATGGAACCGAGATTAAAAATACTACAACGTCGTCTATCAAAAAAGAAAAAAGGAAGTAACCGCAGAAAACGCGCTCAACAGCGCGTAGCGAACTACCACTATAAAATAGCTTGTCGGAGAAATGATTTTCTCCATAAATTATCGACAAAAATCATCAGAGAAAACCAATCGGTGGTAATTGAAGATTTAAACATATCCGGAATGATGAAAAACCATAATTTGGCTAAATTCATCACATCGGTAAGTTGGGGTGAATTTACCCGACAGCTAAAATATAAAGCCGAGTATTCTGGTAAAAATGTCTTAACCATTGGAAGATTTGAGCCATCCACCAAACCATGTTCGGTGTGTAATTTAATCAACAATGATTTGACATTGAGTGATCGACATTGGACTTGCCTCAACTGTGGTACTTACCACGACCGAGATATAAATGCAGCAATCAATATCAGGAATATCGGTTTGAAAAATTCAGGGGAGGTAATCCCCGTAGAGGACGTGGAGATGTTACCAATAGGTGAGTCGATGAAACGTCAAGATAAACGAAACAATGTACCAATATCGGTACATTGAAATATATCATTACCTTAAACAATAAAACTAATTAAGGTTATAAACCTGTGGTATAATCATTATAGGTTATAATCAGACGTTATAATGCTGACAAGTAAATAATAATGGCTATTTAGATTGGCCGCATATTATTATCCATGATATTAGTATAATACATTGATAATCAATATTAAATTTATTTAGATGAAAGTTAAACTTTATGGGATGTTCTGATATAAATCGTGGTTACTAAATCTACAAACTTAAAAAATGGCAACATGAGAGAAAAGGACGTAATAACAATACCAGTAGTATATAGCTACATTAAAGAAACGGATAGTTATTATTTATCATTGGATCACACATCCAAACATCCGTTTTTGAAATCAAAATGGATGATAACTGCACACGGTAAAACCAAAGAGGATGCAATCGCAGATTTCTGGGCTTCTTATTTGATAATACATGCCCACTTTGATGCGTATCGCATATTATCATATCGATGGAGACCGTTTACATATATGTGGCGTGGAATAACTCATTTTTGGTTTTGTATCTTTGGAATCAAGATTGTGGTTAATATTCTAAAAGGTATGAGATGTGGAACATATATTTTGGGAACCAATCTAAACATTCAAGTAGTCAATTACTGGAAAATGAATGCACATTCGTTCAGACAAACTCCACAAAACATTACTAAACTTGAATCAAACCAAATTTTTGTGTTTGGATCGAACTTAGCCGGTAGACATGGAAAGGGGGCAGCTAAAACTGCTAAGAAGTGGGGAGCAATTCCCGGTAGATACATCGGATTGCAAGGTAAGACTTATGGGATACCAACAAAGGATTTTGAATTGCGAACATTGTCAACGTCACAAATAAAAGAGTATGTAGACGAATTCATTCAATTTGCAAAAGAGAATAAAGAAAAAGAGTTCCTTGTAACTGAAATTGGATGTGGATTAGCTGGATTATCACCGGCTGAGATAGCTCCCTTGTTTAAGGATGCTGTTGAAGTGCAGAATATTCATCTTCCAAAGCGATTTTGGAAAGTACTTAATCAAACCTATAAAAATTGAAATTGTTAAATATATGTTAACATGTCACATAATACCCTGAGACCGTAAATGCGAAGCATACATTTTTGATAAAAACATATTATTAAAATAAAAATTAGTTATGAATCGCCCCCTAAACCTCTGAATGTCAGTATCATATATATTATGATGGAAAAAATTTATTTTAAGAGGGTGTAATCTTGAACGATCTAAGTATGGATTCGTTATATTTGTGTTGTCAACGCAGCACAGATGAAAAGCTACCACACAAGCCAGACAGACGAAATAGCTTCGGCAATTGCTGCCGGGGCTATTTTTGTTCAATCTGCCGGGGGGAAAGAGGCTCGCCTATATGAGACCCCCGACGAACTTGCACAGGGATTAGGGCGTCGATACAAGGCGTCCTACTGTATAGTAGGCAGAACCCTATATACAGTGAAACCGGGTGCCTTTATCGGTAAAGGTGGGCGGTATGTGAAATGGTCTGCCCAATTGGGCGGATGGAACCGGGTGGAGGGGATATTTGCCATCGCGCAACAAACCCCAGAACACAATTATTATATCAAATCAGGGGGACGTATTATGTATTGTACACTCCCGGAAAACCACCCGGCGATAGATGCCGAATGGGCAATCTTTTAAAAAACTAACAACTAAACCCTATAAATTATGATCACAAAAATCGCACAAGATGTTTCCGTGCAGAAGCTGCGGGAAATCATCAAACAAAACGCCCCTGCGGTATTGGCCACCGAACCTTCCGGAAATGTGTCTGAAAGGTACGAATTCGTAAATACATGGCACTATATCCGCAGTGCCATGAAGCTGGGGTGGAAAGTCACTGAGGTGTCGCAACAAAAATCCCGGAAAACCAACCCGACCCACGGGAAACATATTGTAAAACTCCAACATGGGGATTACAAGGTGGGTGAAGATCATATCCAAATGATAATCACCAACTCCCATGACAAAACCTATCGGTTTAAGGTTGAGGTGGGAGTATTTCGACTGGTCTGTTCTAATGGGTTGGTCATCCCCATCAGAACCGATATATCGGTCACAACCAAGCATATGGGATTCACTGCCTCCGAAATGCTGGTAGACATCCTCAAAAGGACTGAAGAGTTGCAGGAGGTCGGTAAGACCCTGAAAGAAATGCAGCATCGAATCCTCACTCCTGAAGAGGTTCGGGAATTTGCAGAACTCGCACTATCTGTGCGGAGTGATAAAATCGACCTCCCGGAAAACGTGGATGTAATTCTCGAACGTGTGCGCCCTCAAGATGAGGGCAACGACCTGTACACTGTTTTTAACGTGGTGCAGGAACACCTCACACAAGGGGGAGTGATGCTCAAAACCACGTCCGGAAAAACCCGCAAACTTCGCGGTTTAGCCGCCGGATTCGGGAATTATGAATTCAATCGCGATCTGGGGCATCTCGCCCTTGAGTTCCTGAATTAAACGCACCGGGGGGAGCGCATCCGAACAACGCTCTTTTTAACATTTCTCATGGATTTATTAACGAATATGAAAACGATCTTTATTTCCCCAATCAGCCGCGTAACCAATGATCCGTCTGAATGGTTCGCAGTCCGCGAGGACTGGTTTAGCTGGGTCCCACTTAGCAGCACCTACACAGATGATGGGGAACTGGTAGGCCACTACCGTGCCGGCGACCACCTTGAAATTCTTACCCCCGCCGCCGCCAAGTTCGCCCGCGAGGCGGACGAGGACGAAAGGGAGTGGGAGGTAGGCGACGTAATCCTTGCATACGAGGACTACGACCTATTCTCATCTTGCAAAGGCGAGGATGGATTTGACCTTCAAACCACATACAAAGTCCTCGCCTACACCTACTGGGACGGGCACAACTGGAAGTCCTTAATCATTGCCGACCAGATCGCGAATGAGGAGACGCACGAAATTGCAGACGACGACACTGCCCGACGCCTCCAAGCCAGACGGAACTTCGCACGACTGAAATCGGAACGCGCTGGCGTGCATGAATACACGCACGGCATCCTTAAAAGCAATTACGAAGGTGAATTTGCTCTCTATTCTATACAACTTTAACCACTCGTTATGAAATACCACAACGTTTTATTACGTCGCGCACACGGCGAAAAATCGTGGACACTGGACAGAATATTCGATGTGTGACGCTTTTTTTTCTCCGGGAGGCCCACCGGATGAGTAAGGCCAAACTAATCACGTTTCGGCAGCGCACCGGAACATTTAAAAAATCCCTAAAGTCGCGGGGTATTGAGAATGGCGAAGCGGTATTTTGAATTCAACCGCATTTTGGAAGTCCCGGCAAATGAGCCTTATCGTTTTCCGGGCCTACTCGGTCTTCATCACATTGTGGTGAAGCGAAAAAGCGAGGAATTGATTGACCTTGTAGGGGTGGACTCCTATGGTCACTCCAAGCCAGTAACCCTCAGAGTGGGGGAGACGCTTGGCTACAATTGTGGGGAGGTATGGGTGCTGCCGAATCCGGCAAGTATCAAAGACCCCCTTCGTAGGGTATGTCGGGAGGTAAAATATCCCATCTCCAAGATTATCTTTTCCCCACTGGGGGATATGTCCACCTATGTGGACGATCTTCAAGGAGGGGCCATTGCAGATGGGTATGTGCCTTTTTATGATGGGGTGACCTACGACCGTTTCACGATAAAGGAATCCGGTCGGAAATTCCTCGCTGAAAAGACGTGGAAAAAGGTGGGACCAATCGATCAGAGAACCTTCACCTCAGCATTCATATTTGAGGAAGGTACGTCTCGGTCGGATGCTGCCAACGTCATCCGGGATTGGTATCACCCCGATGCACCTCGACCTGAAGAGGTGCTCACCTTCCGAAAAGGTTGGTGAGCACATGAGAGGGGACTTCGGTCCCCTCTTTTTTTTTACAATTATTTTGCACCCTTGTTGATAAATTCCGGGGGTGCCCCAAACCGCACATTTTTAAGGTTAAATGCACTTTCGGCGATCCGGTGTGATTCGACCACTACCGATACGTTATACCCCGTGTCCGGCAATTCGCCTTGCACATTACCAATTAAAGTTTCCGGGTTTCTCCCAAACCAATAAGATTCCATCCTAACGTTGTCCACTTCGTAATATCCGTTGTCGAATCCAACGAGATCACCAACTTCAATTTGAAGTTCCAGATTTACCAAATCATCCCTCAAAAATGCAAAGGTGATTGTTTTGTCAAATGACAATCCTACATCAGTCGTATTTGTAGTTGTGTCATCTTTTCGGACAAGACAATGTAATCTAAATGGATCGTAATATGTTTTATTTATCGTCTCTCCGTAAATATTTGAGGGGCTTTGTTCTAAAATTATTTTATACAATTCAACTTCAACATCTATAATAGAACGCATCACTTCACGTGTGATGCCTCGCACAAATGAAGCATCCCTTCTATCTCCAAATAATGCCATTACATACCTTTACAATAAGTATTGAATTGAACATTAAATATCAACGAATGCAGTTGTCATGCAACGTCTTCAACATTAACTATTTTTATTTGATTTGGTGAATATACAACATATTCGCTGCCGTCGAATGAAATAAGTGAATCAAATCCACGTGTTTTTAATTTAGATTGTATATCCCAATCACCCCAATTGTCACCAAGCATATCTTCAACTTCACTATAAAAATCATGCTCATCTTCCGTAATGCCTAATTCGGAATACATTTTTTTATACTCAATATCCGGTATATTTAATACTCCATATTTTTTAGCCAAGTCAATAGACATTTTCTTTATACGAGTTAATAATCGCATATCGAATGGATTATTCATTGTCAACTCAACAGTGTATAGGGTGGGCGCATTAGTTACTATATCGCCTCTTTTTCTAAATGTTTCTGTTGCATGTGATACTGCAATTTCTTTGTTTGGGGTAAAATAAAATCCTTTACCATAGTCGCCAACACCAGTTACATCTGCACCTTTTCCTCTTTTTTTCATAGAAAATTTATCAAATTTACCATGTGGTGTCCCATGATATGCGATAAGTTTTTCATTTGAACTTTGTTGTTCATTTAAATGCTCCCTAATGATGTTGTTGATAAATTTAGCTAATTTCATTTACTATTTTATATATGTATAAATATGCCGGAACTTTCAATTGTGAACTCTATTATTCTTTGGTACCATAATAATGTTTTATAGTGTAAAAGTAAGGGCAAACCTTACTATAATGATACAAACAGTAAACATCAGCAATACTCAAATAAGCATATTGTCATTGTTATCCACATTTTTAGTCGACTAATCTCTGTATCTCATCCACGCTTAATCCGTGGATGTCTGACCGCACTATTGTGTAGTCATCTGTTGTTAGGTTGGCTATTTTACCATAGCAGCGATGCTTCATGGGATTTCTCCCATACCACATCCCACCGAAACCATATAGCCCTTCACAAGGAGCGTTTATTCCCCTTTTCAAATCTTTTTTAGTCACCGGTAGAACTATCCAACACCTTTGATAACCTTTACCATTGCGTCGAATTAACATCCCCGGTTTTAAATTATCTATTGTTGACATAGGTTGTTACATTATAGTTCATATGTATATTCCGGCAGTAATCCTAAATACACTTCCGGACGTTCATCTATAGTTCTGGTTACAATTTTCAACCATACCCAACCGGCATTGATAGTTTTAACTGGCCTCCACGCAAACCATTTACCTTTTTTGACATAATCTTCATGGCCCATATGTGTAATTTTTGAATGGTTTTTACACCCAACCGGGTATGATAATAATTGATGCCTATTATATGATACCTTACCGGGTACAAATCATGTACAAAGATATGTACGTGTTATCAATTATTATCGGAAGGTTAAATATATTTTTCATACATATATGTTAAGTTGTAATGGGAACTATTGGCAAACTTCCCGATAACACTCTGTTATATGTAATGCTACGTTTCTGCTTCGTATTAAGTTTATTGGTTATAATATTTTTGTTTTATTTTTACCCTACGCTCTTTTTATTTTTACATTTGTTGGGTCTAAAACCATTCTCACTGTTGATTTAATAGACCCACCGTGATATGAATCTAAAACACCAATAACATCAATACAGTCAAAACCTAACCAATTGCCAATCGCAGCAATAACATCAGTTTTTATTCCTTTGTTATCAGATATGTAATAATTAAACATTGATATTAATTTATCAATTTCTTCTTCTGATACACCCGAATTAATAAACCCATTTTTTACCTTATCAATTGATATGAATCTAAATCTATCTCCAGTTGCAACAATTTTAGCTACCTTATTACAATTCACATCAACCTCATACACTTTTTCTATTGCATTTTGGTAATCAAATGCTCGTTGTGGGTCAGCATAGGTTTTAGCAACAGAATACTTATCAGTTAAAAATAAAGGTTTTTTATATGTGTAATATTCTTTAAAATCTGAAACACTATTTAACAATTCCCAATATAAATCTTCATTACCTTCTTTTTTTGCTATATTCATTTGTAGTTGAATATTTCTTAATCCATCGGGGTTTTTAACATAATCAACCTTCATTGTTTTATGTGTAAAACCACCTTCTTTTTCTATTTCTCTTGCATCTGGTGTTCCGTGATACCAACCTTCATTTAATATTTGTTGTTCATTCAAATATTCACGTATAGTTGTTGTTATAAATTTTCTTAGTTCCATATTATTGTATAGTTTTATTCTATATATACATATTCAAATTTTAAGTTCCTTCCCACAAAAAAATAAACCAAAAAGATTGCAACATGTATTATCGGTAAATTATCTGATAACACTGGATTATCTGCTATTAAGCCTATTACACCGCCATATTTTCACCGGTTATCGGGTCAATTGGCTTGCGACCCACAATCCGAATAATGCGAGGATCATAAACCACATAATTGTATCCGTCTGATGTATCCATTGACGTACCCAAATTAAATGCATCTGCCGGATATTTCATACCGTGAATGTTGCAATTAATTAAGAATAGCGATGCCAACTTATCACTTCCAAAAATTTTAGACAGTATATTGTATAATATTTTACCACTACGAACTTGAAATTTGCTAATCATTGCGTCTTTACATGCCGGGTTTATTTTACCCATTTTGATAAAACCATTTACAATTGTTTCGGAGGTTTGCACGTTTACAGGACGATCCCACATCAGCCAATTATAGTCACCAACATGCTTTCCCGGATGCAATTTAACAGCGTATATTATACCCGGCGAATGTACTATAAATTTACTGTTATAAGGTAGAATAGAAAGAATATTTATAAGTTCCTGAAATTTTGGTTCTTTGGAAAAGTCTTCACTCCAATCGGATAACCATTCCGTTTTTTTGATATTGAACTCTTCGGGTGTACTTGCCGATAACACATCTTCAATCGCAATATTTACATCCTCATGTTTTGGACAAAACTTGCGACCATCTGGGAATTGTGTATATCCTTTATTACGAATTGTAAGTGTTTGGGCATAGTCAGTTGCACGTTTAACACTATCAGTAAAATAAAAGCCCCACCCATATGATTGTCGCCCCTCACCTGTTCCAATCTTATCCGGATCAAACTTTGAAAATAGGTGAGGTGACCCGTGAAATGCAGTTAATTCTTCATATATGTGTTGCAACATTTGGGTACTTTTTTTTAGCATATTCCATATAAATTCGATATATCAAATTGCGTTCGGCATCGGTCAAATTGACGGCAGTGTACTCTTTGAACAATTTCTCACGAATGACTTTACCAAAAGGTTGTTTCAATATTTTAGCCAATCGCATAAATCCTACAACATGTGCTGGTACTTCAAGCAACGACACCATATAATCAAAAAATGATCTGTGTCCCGACAGACTGCTTTTATTTAATATAACTTGTTTCTTATGTAGCGATGTCAATTCAAGTTTTATACGTGTTCCAAGCACTTCTATTATTTTACCATATTCACCAGCATATTTCCCCGATGTTATTTTAACTCTACTACTATACATATACTGTAGCATTGCATGTAACGATGCTATGTAACGATCCGACTTTGTACGTGGATGCGCATACTGCATATAATGTTCACATTCATGTCGTATCACTGCTGCGGCTTCCGCTAACAATCTATTAATATCACTACGTCCAAAATGTCCCACTCTAAAGTATGAGGTAATACGTATTTCATGATTATAAGTTTCAAATTCAGTAGTAACGCCCGGTGTATCTTTTGACATATCATTTAAATGTTTACCTTGCACTATAACATTTACGTCGGCATATGTATCTTGCCAATCAATCTTTTGAAAATAAAGTGTAACGGTAATATTAGTTGATTTTTCAGCATCATATACTTTAAACCGCTCCACGGTGTATACACGTACATCATGTTTAGCGGCCTCAAATGCGTACCGTTTCAGGTATGGAACTGCCTTTTTATATATAAATTTTGACAACTGATCAGCATGACCCTCTTTCAATAAACTACGCATGGAATTCACCAACATCCTCCCCAATTTCAGCCAGTGCCCCGGCCATAATGTTTCTGATACCACTTGTTAGTTCAACGCCCTTAACTGTATTTTTTGCAATATCCAACGCCAGATTTATATTCACCACGTTGGAAGTAATATTTTTTACTATGGTATATCCTCCATGTAATAACAACATGCCAATTATACCATGAAACATGTAGTTGGCAAATTTTTTCTGCTTGGTTGTATCATTCGTAATTACCTTTGCAATTCGGTAAAAGGGTATCATTACTACATGATGTGCATGTTCGGCAAATTTAATAATACGATCACCAACTGTTGTCGGCTCTGCTTTTTTAAATTTTCCAATTAACTTTTCAGCATATTTAATAAATTTACCGAAAATTTTTATGATGAATGGTCCTGATAAGACTAATCCTATAATTCCGGCAGCACCACCCTCTTTCAATTGCTCTTCCTGAGTTTTTTTAATAGTGGATGCAACTCCGGATTCTAAAGATTTGAACATTGTGGACAGTTCACTATCAACATCTTCATACAACGCCTGTTCATACAGTTTGCGTAAACTTACCATAAAAGTCCTTTATATACATATAAATAGGCACATAACACTGATTACACACAGATAATTTATACAACCCAAAACCAGTAGTTATTGTTAAAGTGAACAATATTTATATTAATGGAGCGTAAAACCCACTGATGCCGATAGGCTCGGTGGGATATAAGCGACTACCCTTGTGTGAGAATGTACTGCTTAATGGTATCGGGGGAAGCCTCACCGATAGAACAAGCAAAAAAACCATCGCTCCAAAATAGGTTACGATACCAATAGTGCTGACGAAGTGAAGGATGCAAACGCCAAATACGCTGTGTAGATACTTGCTTTAACCTACGTACAATCTGTGAAATAGAAAGACGTGGAATATAACGAATGAGAAAATGAATGTGGTCTATATCAGACTCGAATACTTCAATCTCAAAATCAGATAAGGACTCAACAGATTGGAAGATAGACTTAATATCAGTATCTAAAGCACCAACAAGTAATGGCTTACGACACTTAGTAACTAAAATGATGTGAACTTTAAGATAATGCTTAGAACGATTAGTGGAAATGTAGTGAGACATATTAAGAAGTTTTTACCCATTGGCGGAACTTTTTAATATGTTGAACGGTTATCTCTTACAGAGATTTAGTTTTTTCTTTAAAATTAGTGTAACTTTTTGTAAGTTTGTACGTCTAATAGATATATGCTCAAAGCAAATAAATATAGAATTTACCCGAATAAAGCCCAAAAAGTGCTTTTAAACAAGCATATTGGTGCTGCTCGTTTCCTCTTTAACTTAGCGTTAGAGACGAAGACTACCGCCTATGCAGGTGGTGGCGTGAATCTATCTTGCTTTGACTTAATCAAACAGATACCTGACTTAAAGAAAGAATGTGGGTGGCTGAAAGAAGTGAATAGTCAATCACTACAAGCACCTATCAGAAATTTAGATAACGCTTTTACAAGATTCTTTAAGGGTCAAGGGAACTTTCCTAAGTACAAATCTAAGTGGAAAGGAAAGCAATCATTCCATATCCCACAAAACGTTCAGGTAGAGGATGGTCGATTAGTAATACCTAAATTCAAAAAGAAGGGTATTAAGATTAAGTTGCATAGACCTTTGGAAGGAACGATAAAATCAACCACTATATCGAGGACACCAACTGGTAAATACTTTGTCTCTATATTGTTAGAAACAGAGGTAGAGTGTTTACCCAAGAATAAGGTAGAGAAAGAAACGACAGTAGGTGTGGATTTAGGTATAAAGGATTTCTTAATTACTTCTGACGGAGAGGTTGTAGATACCCCCAAGTATTTAAGAAAAGCTGAATCAAAATTAAAGTATATACAACGTAAGTATTCAAAATACAAAGGAAAGCGTACAAAAAATAAATTAGTAAAGTTACATGAAAAGGTAGCGAACCAACGCAGAGACTTTTTACATCAACAGTCTTCTAAACTCGTAAAAGAGTGCAGAACCATTGCTATTGAAGATTTAAACGTAAAAGGTATGTTGAAAAATCATTGTTTAGCCAAATCAATATCTGATGTGGGTTGGTCAATGTTTACAACGATGTTAGAATATAAGTGTGAATGGTATGGTGTAAACCTATTGAATATAGGTAGGTTTGAACCATCATCTAAGACTTGTTCTAATTGCGGAAAGGTAAACAAAGAACTAACTTTAAAAAATAGAGAATGGACTTGTAAAAGTTGCAATACTAAACATGATCGGGACATCAACGCTGCCGTAAATATCAAAAACTTTGCTTTAAGAAACCATGTATCTGGGACGGATACTCAAACTCGGAACGAACTGCCTACATTGGTAGGAGTGTTGACTTCCGAAGCCCAACCCATCGGCTCTGCCGTGGGTGGGTAGTTCACTTTGTAAAGACAGTCACTGAAGTAGAGTCTGACGTCCCAACTGTGCCCCCCTATCGGCACACCTTCTTTTTTCGCCTGACTAAGTAACCAAGCCCTTTGTTTCTCGCTTATAGAAACTTTTGAGTTGCCCTTTAGGAAGGTGTCGATGATTTCAAGGGTTGTCATTGCTGAGATGTGATTAGTGAATATCTGGAAGTCAATTATACAATTCCCATATAAATTACATTCCCTGACTTCATAACTTGACACATGATAATTACAGTGGGGTTATTCTGTATTTTTTTAATTGTGTCGAGGGGAAGACCTAACCGAATTTTTCCATTTTCGATTTTTTTCATTGTCCTGTACAGAACGTTTTTGTCCTGTTCAAATGTGTCTTCCCGGTATAGGGTTATCCCAAACCCGTCAAACCATTTTGTCACATCATTATTTGACGTTCGGGTGGTTTTTCTTCTTGCTCCCATTGTAGTGTTATGACACCGCTATAACGCGGGTGGGTGGGTTGTTGGTTCAAAGGTAATAGTAGTAAGTTGAAATTTGGGTGGATTTATAGTAAAATTTTAAAATTGTAAAATGTAAATGGTTGAGGATGAATGAGTTAATGAAAAAACTTTCTATAGGAAATTTTTGGTTATCGATATGAACGAGCACTAAGAGCAGTCCCAAAACCCCCACCCCCCCCCTATGGTTTACGTGTAATATACCCCCCACCCCCCTACCGGCCCCTATACCGCATTCAACCCCCGGTATGGGGGGTAACACCGGGAGGGGGGAGATCATTCAACACGTGTCATCTGTGTGCGTCCTGAGCAATTCTACAAACCGTTTCCGGCATTGTACAAAATCAAATCAGGTAGGTTGGCCAACCGATTTAGCCCATAATTAACATTATGTAAAGTTGTTTGTAACTGATTGATTATCAATACCCTTTCCGAAATGGTTCATTATATTTTTCACAATGTATAATTTCACAGTGATTATTACCAAATAAAACAAATTGTTTTGGGGTCAATATAATGTATTGAGGTTGTGACCGTGGAACAGGATTTATATTGGGAAGGTGACCGTGGAACAGGATTTGTTTGGGCAAATGAACATATAGCCAAATCGGTTATATGTCGTTTAAGGGAAATATTAGGGAAAAAAATATTGATCGGGGTGGATATGCGCTAAGGTAAATATATGTGCATGTGATATAAATAAATAATAAATGTAATGGGGGCAATTTGTCAACACCTGTACCAAAGTGATATCAAAATGATGGCACAATGATATCAATTTGTTCCCACTTTCTCCCACCCCATCCCACCAACTCTTTCCGACCCGCCACTTCATCCCCCACTTTTCATTTATTTTATCCCCTACTACGTTTCATTCCCGTTCCATCCTTTCCCTCCTGTAACCTTCAACCTGTTATCCTTCCAACCTGTGGTATATTTCCATCTACCTGCAACCTTTCTCCCACCATTCATCCTCCAACCTGTTGGTTGTGTTAACCATCCTTCCATCTACTACCTGTAACTGTGACCTTTCTCCCACCTACCGGATTGTTTCCCCATTCCTTTAACCTTCCTGTGTCCTGTTGTCAATCCCTATCCACCATATCTGATATGTTATTCCTTAGATCACATTTGCCCTACAGCAGTTGACGAATATTGGAATTGGCCAATAATTATAAGAAAGGATCAATTATGGCTTTTAAAGATATTTTTGTAACAGGGTCGGATGGGAAACGAATACTTAATGCTGACGGGGATGATATAATAAAGCCGGAGTATCCAAAAAAATATCTATGCTCCGTCACCAGTTCAGCTACTAATGAAGTGATACACCTTTATTCAGTTGATGTTTCCAAAGATTGGATGCCTGATTTTAATTGGATGAAATCTGAACCTAATGATGAATCTCGCTGAAATGCTGTTCTATTATGTACAACCTCTAAAGGTTATGAATAGGAATTATAACCGTAATTGGTTATGCTCAGTTATCCCGACAATCTAAAGAGGGACCATGCCGGGACAGGTCTATCCCGACACATTTACCGACACTATGTCTTGATTTTGTAGTATTTTATATAGCCCTGTATTTCAGTCTTTTAAAATATCCCTTATTTACTTTTGTAGCCGGTGACTAAGCGTATTTGGGACCATTCCCGTTATCAGTTGTCAAATACAGCTTGACTACTCAATATGTCATGTATTTTGTACATAATACTTGACAAGTATGCCCGGTTGGGTTGAGTTGTTCGGAATTTCCGAACAGTTGAATGGTATTTGAATTTTTTGTGTTTTTGTATGTCCTTGTAATTCAATGGGTTTTGAAAAACCTTATTTACTTTTGTAGCCGGTGACTAAGCGTGTAATTATCATCCTGATACCTTGTCAATTCCATTGGTAGGTTCTATCTATTTATTAGTAATGAAACTAATAGAAATCTATAATTCAATCTTTGAAGTGTCCGACTATGATCAGGTGCAGGATATGAATGCTTTTCTAAAACAGCGAAAGAAACGTATGGAAGACTTTGCTGTTAAAAAATATAATGAATTTTACGATAAAATATTTGATAAGTACGGTACGCCGGAAGAAAAGAAATATCGGGATGAATTTGTGGACTCTGATAGTATGAAAGCAAGGACAGAATATTTTAATGCCCGTGATCGCATAGAAAAGTTGTTGACGCCCGATGAAGTGCGAGAAGCCGAGAAGGTTAAAAAATGGTATGTGGGTAGTAATTTAAAAAGTTATGATGCTATACATTGGCAAGCAGCTAAACAATATATGAACTCATATCAAAAATTCACATCTAAATTTAAAGATGCATATGGATTTCGTGGAGATTTGAAATCAAAATATGCCTATCATTTGACCAATGCCGATAGGTTATTAAGCATTTTGGATGATGATGTAATGTACACCGGAGATAATAATGGTGTGTCGTTGAGTACTTTTAAAAACCTTATTAAACGTAAACCTATTTTTTATCACGGATCAGTAGACTATACCACCATTGGTGCCCAAATAGTATTTGACCTGCCTAAAATTATAGAAGATAACTATAAGATAAGATTAGGCGCAGATGATGATGTGATTGGTACGCATTTCGGTGAAGAAGAACTGTCGATCCGAAGTGAATTTGAGAATGTGTCGAAGTATATTGTTAAAGTGATATTGTTTGTAAATCACATAGAACCGAACGACTTAAAAGAATTAACGTCCGAACTAAAAAAACGTAATATTCCATATTATCTGAATAGCAAAGTGAATTTTAAATGATGAAGCTATCTAAAATACTATTAGAAATAAATGCGTCGGAACGTCAGGGTATTATTGATACTGTGAACGCATATTTTAAAAAATATCATGATATTGACGGTATGTTGGATAAAATTTCAAGAGAACCTACCTTTGTTGTAGTGCCGTCATATCAAATGAAAAATTCTCACACGGGTGATGCCAATAAATGTGAAACAAATACATATGAATATGTTAAAAATGCTATTCTTAAAAACCCCGATAACAAAGATATAATTTTTCCGATTTCAGGTTTTCAAGTAACACCCAGTGGTTTTTTGGTCGAACATTGGTGGGTGTATAATAAACTACTAAATCAACATTATGAGACCTGCCCGTTTAAACCAACGGAATTACTTGGATATGTCGGAGTAATTAACTATGATATTAATGATGAAATAGAAAAGTCAGATATTGTATGGGATATTGAGTTTTTCAAAGGTGGAAATTCATATTCAAAGTATTTTAAATAGTGGACCGCTGTGAAAAAAGTTATTAAATGGGAATAGCTATATGAACCTGTCAGATATGTATCCCAACCGGGCAGAGATAAAACGATCACAGTTGCCGGAATATCTTTATCATGTTACTACCAATTATGCCGCCGTGAGGCGTGATGGCAAATTAAAAGCTATGTCGGGGTTGGATAATGGAGGATTGGGTGGAACAGAAAGCGTTGGCGTTTCATTGATACCTAATAAAGGTGATGCCATTGCAATAAAAGATGAACTTGAACTGATTAATGCTGTTAATATGGCATCGTCCGACCAAGAAGTGTTGTCAATATTATCCGGAATTACTGATGATGAACGACGTGAGTACGTTTTGAAAAATTATCATCACTATTTTAGTTTTCGCAAGGATGCTCACATATCAGCATTAGAAGCTCTTAATCTTAGCCGGATGTCGTATCTGTTTAATGATAAACCATTTTCCGGGATTGTCGTGTACTTTGCCAAAAATATCAAAAATAAGGATATTGGTATTGTGCGGGTCCGGACTGATGATATACCAAATGACATCAGAATGATTCAAGGGGTTGATAAAGATATGGGTGAGGTTCGGGTATTGGGTGATGTGCCTATTGTCATGGGCGAGCATCAAATGTCATTAACCAAACTCATGAAGCGTGTAATGGTTGAGGGTGCCGGATATGATCGGTTTCCTTTGAGTGCTTTGGTGACCTTCGCCCGGCAGTTTGATGATTTTAAGAAGTTTTCCCGGTGGTATAGTATAGAATTGAACCACGGCTATTATTGGCATCTGACGCACGATAAAAATTTTAAGGTAAGCAACGCCACAGGACCACGAGATATGTCGTCTATGGCCACAGGAAAGGCTAATACAGGTACTTATGGTGATTTGATGGTGACTGGTGACCTTGAATACTGGGATGAGTCTTACAATAAGGATGTTAATTGGAAGCGAAAGGTTACGCGGCCTTATGTTGCGTTGTTTGATGCCACGGCCATACACCCTGACCGGCTGACACAGGTGTCACGGGGTTTTGGAAATGAGTTGTACATCCATAAAGAGGATGTTAAAAAACTTAAACTGATTGGGGTATATTCAATTGAGTATGCCCGGCGATTAAACAGAAAATTTCAACAGATGGTCCCGCAATCGGAAAAAGAATTGTATACGTTGTGGGCGTCGGCTAACGGAGTATGATATGATGCTTGGTAAAATGTACCGGGAAATGTTAACATGTATTTGTGAATCAATTGATGTCGAGAACTATTATGATAATACAATGGGTAAATGGTCGGGATTGTCAGCGGATGAAATTAAAGCCTTTATGTCGGCATATTTGGCGTGGCGGCGAAAGCGTGTCAAGATGAATGGTATTATGGTCAATGGTAAAGAATATGTTATAGATTATCAGAGTGAAAAGAAAAACAGTTTTTTCCGTTCACGTGGGTTTTCTTATTATTTTATAGAGAAGGGTACGGACAACATTATCCGAATATCGGACCATTGGAGTTCGACAGGGACCAAGTATCCACGCAGCAAGAAATTAAATTGCGGCAGGATTGCATCCTGCTATTGGACGTTGAATGGTGGAGATGTTGTATCTTTGAAGTTACCCGGAGAAAAGTATGATTCCATGTTGGCAGGTGGAAAGATTGCTGCCCGTGATTTTGTTAAATTTAGCGATGGTCGGGATTGACCCAAGTATAATTGAAATTTTATAGGTTAAAAAAATAATAACAAATGAAACTAAGAAAAAAGAGATACATGATTGTCAGGAACAGAAGCCTTGAAATTGAGAACATGTCTGATATGGAGTATACATGGTCCGGCAAAATATGGCATGATGTGGTTATCATCGCCAAAGAACCTATTCCAAAAGATTTTATACAAAATGAGGATAAACATATCTATATATCAGATGATATTGGTGTATCATCAATTAATCTCGGTTCCGTTACTATCGATGATAAGCGTATAGTAGTTAAGCCTAAAAGCTGTACGTATTTAACTCGGTAATGGTGTAATTTGAAGTGAAGTAACAATCGATGCCAAAAACAAACTGTTCGATAATAACATATTAATACACCTTTAAATTTATAATTATGAACTGGTATGAACTGATGTACAAATTGGCTGTTTTGGACAATGTCCGGCAAGCATTTGATGTTGCAACTGTAGTGTTTGCATGTTTTTCGGTTGTACTGATATTACAGTATATTATCACTTTTTACACAAGTACGGATATAACTGAGAGAGTCCGCCAGAATGCTATTCTGTGGATTAAATTCTTTTTGGTAGGCTTTACAATTTTGATACTTATGCGATCTGTTATCCCGACACGCCGCGAAGTATATTTAACGGCTATTGGTGGAAGTGCCTTGGAATATCTTTCCGGACAGACCTCTATTCCACCACAAGTGTCTAATTATGTATTGACAGAACTTGAACTGATTGCCCGGAAGGAGGCTATTGAATTATCATTACAACAACGCAGTGATAGTATCAATTTGAGTATTGATAAACTCAATCAGGATATACGCAAATTTCGGGCTATTAAAATGCCTCGGTAAAGGTTAGCTGGCAATCTTTGATTTTAGTGATGTCGTGAATGTCACTATTTTTGAGAGTTCCTGATATTCCGCTTGGAACATGTCCAACATTTTTTTCACGATTGAATTGATATCGGTGGACGATGCACCGGGACGATATTTTTTTATAGTGGCCACCCAGATGATTGCCTGAAGTTCATGGGGTTTGAGACCAAACTTCTCTGATTGTTCCTGTATGATCTTACCCAGATAAACATAGTGCTTGTATTTGCCGAATATACTATTCTTGAATGCATCCTTTTCAGCCAATTTGGTATTGGCAACGTCTGGATAGAAAAAATACATCATCCATGTGTCGATGGTAACCGGCTTCCATCCAAAGTCGCCTACGGTCATATCAGGATCAAGCAAATTCAGTGCAAAGTTTAATATTTTGTAACCGGACGTGACGGATGATTTTTTATCGATGTCGCCGGAAGATTTCAATGCAGATGCTATGTATTTGGCTAATGTTTTAGGATTGATTTTGTTGTTATTCTCCATGTAATACGTAATAAGTTTATTCACCATGAACATGTGAGTGGACAATGTGCTGTACGTAATTATGAAGTTATGGTATCTTAAATTTGAAAATTCATGGTCAGGATTTGTTTTGTCCATGTTTTTCATGGATACTTTTAGCGCGGCACGTTCCTTGTTTGATAAATTATCTATATACTGGATATACTTTGTCAATAACTTGGGATTGTTTTGTATATCAGTGTTTATAGCATGAAATGCCCGTGTTGCAAGTGTTAGGTTTGGTCCCAATTGAGTATTGGCTGAAAATGCCGCCATGATGCCAAGGAATAGTGCTCCCTCATTATCACCGATAATATCAACAATTACTTTATTGAATTTAGTGTACCAGTTGGCACTTGCTTTAAAGGTGTCAATTATGGCCGGGATTTGCTTTATAACCGCATCATCTACGACGATTACCGGTGAACCACCTTTATTACCCAGTTGTTCAATTTTTTTTGAACTCATCATGGCAATAGGTTCTTGTGCCTCGGATGTGTCTGTCACCGGAATTTCTATATTGAACTTGTCTATTAACTTTGCGAGTGCTTTTGCCTGTGTTGGATTTATCTTTATTTCCACTATTAATCCTTATATCATGTTCTCTTTATAAATAGGTGAATTAATCAATTCAACTAATACATCGCCGTGGCATGCTTTTGGTTTGCACCAACATCCAAGGCGTTTGCCTTTTAATTCATGTAAATCTTTTAATAGATATTGGCCATCGCCATGTAATATCCATTGTCGGTAGCGTTCAATGGCTTCTTTACGGCTACTTACAATATATTTTGCGAGGGTTGATTTGTCCGGTATGTGGGTAAACATATTACCCCACTTACTTGGCCGCCCAATATACACATCATATTGTTCCCGGCTACAATGGACCACCTTTTCAGGTATGTCGGTTTCAAAAGTTATATATTTATTATTCGCCATGTGTCAAAGATACACAATTCAGCTATTCTAATACTCTATTATTGCTGTTTGTAATTTGTATTGATAACTCAGATCGATCATATGTTTCGTTCCCCGGCTTTTACCATCCCAAAATGCAATTAGAGCATCGGCATAATTAGCCATTTGTTCATTTCTTCTATATCCTGCGCTCTTACCATATGTGTCCCAGTCGGCAGGGAAACGTTTTACTGGATATCCTCTTTCGATTGCGTATTGTTCACCAAGTGCGTCTGCGCCTCTCGCAGTTCCGCTCACTATTTCTATGTATGTCTCTAAATTTAGTAGTAAGGCGTCACACTTTTGGCAAAGGAATTCATAATCGTTAAAATCCCGGCTACCGGCAATTATTACTTTCATGTTTAAGGATGTTTGATAGGATAATATTAATGTTCGCCGTACAATTCCAAAATTTTTTGATTATGGGACTTATTGATATTTATTGTTAACGAAACTATCATATCTCCTGTATGGCGACCTTTTGGTAAAAGCCAATTAGGATAACGAAATTCTACAGGTGTATCAATATTAATTTCTTCTATACCCATTTTATATAAAATATCCTGATTGAAATTCAGCTCAATCTCTTCAATGGTTAAACCTATAATCACAAACAAAGTGTTTTCATCGATAATAGTTACTTCCTTTATCTTATGCCTGAAAGGATAAAGCCAATGATGACTCGTATCATGTGACTTATTGTTGGTAAGATTGCGTTGCTGAAAAAGCGATGGTGGGTTCATAATTCCCTCAAATTCTGATCCAAGCAAATTATACAAATATAATCTTGTTTTATTAATCCCAATTCCACTGGACAATCCTTATCGCCATATTTACAACCATGTTCGGTACAACAATGAGTTCTGTGTATGTCGTATTTTTTTTGTGAAATTCCGACGCTTACAGGTTTATCATTAGAGGGTCTTTCACTTACCCAATATACATCAAAGCGGTCCGGGTTCTTTCCATTCCAAAATTGCTGCATAGCATCCGCTTTATTTGCAGCCAAAAATGTCTCAGTAACCATTTGGGAAGGTCCATAAGGGCTGTTGAAACGAACATCGTAAAGGTGCATGGATTCATTTGCCACTCGAAACTCAATATCGGTCTCATACTCCCGTTCCCGGCTCCACGTCACACCGGACAGATCGTCGAAGTCCACATCGTCCGGGCAGTCCGGTCCAACTTGTAAGAATATTTTTTCAGGTACGTTTTTCATAATAATGGAGCGTGAAACCCACTGATACCTAATAAGGCTCGGTGGGAGGTAAGCGACACGCTAACGCCTTTAAAGTTAAACAAATTTAAAATTATTTTCTGACATAAGAAACTTTTCCTATATTTATACATATTTAATAATAGATGAAACTTACATTGAAAATAAAACTTTTGCCCACTGACGAACAGGCTAACTTGCTTCTCGACACGATGAAGGAAGCTAATACTGTTTGCAATGCCATTTCTGATGTGGCTTGGAAAAAGAAAATCTTCAATAATTTCAAACTTCATCACGAAATTTACCACGCCTATAAGGCTACTTTTAAACTTAGTAGTCAAATATTGGTAAGATGCGTTGCAAAAGTTGCCAATGCTTATAAACTTGACAAAAAGGTTAAGCGTGAATTTCGTCCACTTGGAAGTATTGCTTATGATAGTCGAATAATGACCTACAAACCGAACAATATTGTTTCTATGTGGGCTATCGGTGGAAGAATTAAAATACCCTTTGTTTGCCACAACCCTAACTATATTCCATATATAAAAGGCGAAGCTGATTTGGTTTACAAGAAAGGTAAGTTTTACCTTTTTCAAACTGTTGAAGTTCCCGAAGAAGATATTGAGGACGTGGAAGAATTTATCGGGGTGGATATGGGTCTGCTTGAAATTGCAGCACTTAGTAATGGTAAAAATTTTAGTTCTAAAAAACTTAACGATTATAGAGAAAAAAGGCAAAAAGTAAGGAGTTCGCTTCAACGCAAATAAGTTGTTCTTTTCAAAAATATTTTGTACATTTGTTATATGATAAAAATATGCGAACATTGTAAAAGTGAATTTAATGCAAGATTGAGTAAGAACAGATTTTGTTCTAATTCTTGTAGTACAAAACACACTGCTGATAAAAGATTTAAAAGGTTGTATTCTGATGGTAGAAATGACGCTTTTAAAACACTTACTCCAGAAGTGGCTTATTGTCTTGGTGTTATTATCACAGACGGAAGTATTACTGATAACGGACATACCAGCCAGCTTAAAATAGTTCTTAAAAAAGAAGATGTAGATTGCTTGTATTTTATTAGAGATACTATTGCCCCAAGTGCCAATATAATTATTAAAAATGAATTTGCTTATCTTTATATTGGAAGTAAATATATGATAGAAGACCTGCGTAATTTTGGAATAGTACCTGCAAAATCTGCAATTACGAATTACCCAAAAATCCCAAAAGAGTTTAATAGATATTTTATACTTGGGATGATGGATGGAGATGGCTCTTGGTCTAACGGAACTCTTAAAAGTGGATATAAGTACAAAAACTGCTCCTTTTATGGAACAAAAAAACTTTGCGATTCTGTAAAAGAGATTGTAAATAAAGAACTTGGCAATATCGTAAATGGTTCTTATGAATGTAAAGGGAAAAGGTTTCTCCACAGGATATGTATTGGCAGCATTAAAAACGTCAATTCTTTTTCTAATTGGCTGTACAGCGGACATGACATGGGAATTAAAAGAAAAAGAATTAAAGCTATGACTTAAGGCACGAGAAGTTCCAAAAAACTTCTGAAACGGCTTAGTGGCAAAGAACGAACTACGAGTACAATTATCAATCACACTATTAGTAAACAAATTGTCCAACTTGCAAAAGCAGAAAACAAAGGTATTGCCATTGAAAATTTGAAAGGTGTTAGATTTTCTGCCAACAAGAAGGGTAAAAAGTTTAGAGCAAGAGTAGGTAAATGGAACTTCAACCAACTTAGAAGTTTTCTTACCTATAAATGTTTGCTTAATGGTGTTAAATTGGTAGATGTGCCACCTGCTTATACAAGTAAGACGTGCCACAATTGCCTGTATATAGGTAATAGACAAGGTAAAAAGTTTACTTGTAATAACTGCAATTCCGTGTTCGATGCCGATTATAATGCGGCTAAAAACATAGCATTGTTGGGGGCTTCCGTAAACAGCCCTGAAAAGCCGAGTATGTTGTACTGTCAAGTGCATCTGTTCTTAGGTTTAAAGCCCATCCCATCGCTTTGCGTGGGTGGGTAGTTTACCGAGAAAATTTCTAACTTTTTGATATGCTTCGTCTGAATTGTCAGCGACAACATAACTTATACCATACGCCGTATGTCCAGTGGCACTGTACGTCATACCTCTAAGGGTCACGCGGTAAAGTTTCGGTAGTTTCGCCATCATATAATTTTTAATGATTTATTAATTTTGTTTATGTTATACCCAAAAAATAGTGTAATGTTGGGACATGGGGTGACGATGAAATTTAGGCTTATCAGGAGGTGAATTGTTTATCACTGCAAATCCTCTATCTTTCAGTTCATTTATGGTTTTTTTGCTTAACTTATGGCAGATAAATAACGCAGTTTCACCCTTTTGTGCGGTGTTTTTAATATCTACTAAAATTTTGTGCAATTCGTTATTAACCATCGAATTTACAATGTTTTTTGCTTGCTGTGCATTAAAATCGTCCATGATATCAAAATTACTTGGTCGGAGCTTGTCCGGTACTTGGTCGGTACGTAACACCATAAACGCGGGTATATAGTATTGTACATCTCTGAAGCTGTCATGTTCTGCAATAAAGGTGCCATCCTTTTCAAATACTTGTGTTATGCGTCTGATTGGATCATCTACATTTCCACTCCCACGACATGTTTGAGTGGTAATTATGACTTCTTTACAAATGACTTCTTTGTCCATAATGATTTATTTTAAAATGGGTGCGTTGCCATATTCGCCGTCCGGTATACCTTCCCCGGCATTCAATTTTTTTAGCATTGATAATATGTCATGTAGTTCGGATTCATCCAAGGAAGCATCACTATCAGACCATACTCTATAACCGACCACAAAGACCTCGGTTAAAATACTACACCTATATGATAGAGGTGTACAGTCTGGTTCTGAATAAATTTCTAATCCCGATTTGACATTTTTTACATACACCATTTCATCAGTTTTTTATTATGATTATTTCTCCCCAATCACACAAAAAATTATAGATATTATCATATTCAAATTTAACATCATCATTCATAATATGTGGACAACATACTGTTATATAAATATCGGTTTGTTTGACATGCGCTGTGACACGAAGGCCCTTAACTAACCCATTCTTTGGTTCACCATTATATGTAGCAATAAATGTAAATGGTTTGTGATATTTCCCGGATATGGTTCTAATTGATTTGACCAAATCTACCTTATCTCCCATGATTGGTGTTTGTTTGGCATGTTTTTTAGTGAATATTGGTAAAATATAGTCTGTTGTTGTGTATTTTACACCCAACACGATGCTACGACCCAATTGTACTATATTGATGGTGATATTAAACACCAACAGCATCAAAATGGCCAATGCCATATATTCACTCATAATAATTTGTTTTGGTTAGGTGGGGGGGTCAACTGACCCCCCACCCACGTTGGCGTATTGTACTTTTCCGCTGAAAACTATTATCACCTGTACGTTTTAATTCGGCATTTACAGACTCTGCACAAAATGTTTTCATTTTTGAGCATTCGTCATAAAACACTGATGCCGCTTGTAAACTTTTTATTGCAATTTCCCTAATTTCGTCGGTTGACAGGTCTTCCATTTGCACGTACTGGTCGCGAAAAAGCATTTCCGCCAAATTTTCAAGTTTACTGTCCATTGAATAATATATTGATTAGCGTTTTGTCATAGTTCGTGATTTTGGTTTTTACAATAAATATTGCGCCATAGTATGTATCAGATAACAAAGGTATGATATAGGGATAAACTGTCCAATAGTTTGGCAATATTTATATTCTTAATATATGTTAACACCTCATATTTATGTATTGCCGGTAACATTTTGAATGGTTATTAATTGATAACAATATTTATTGAAAATTGAATTGAATGATGGCACCTTGGACATATGACAATACTTTAATCTTATCAACCAATCAAATTCCTACGGGTGTAATTGGATTTGTCTATATAATTACACACACACCTTCCGGCAAAAAATACATTGGTAAAAAGAATTTGTATAATGAACGCCGGATACCGATGGGTAAACGAGAACTAAAAGCGTGGACAAAACCCGGCACAAAGCCTAAAAAGAAAGTATCCATTAAAGAGTCAAATTGGAAATCGTATTACAGTAGTAATGCGTGGATATTGGAACAGGTTAAAAATGGTCATGATGCAGATTTTAAACGAGAAATTTTACAATGGTGTTATACAAAAATAGATTTAACCTATCAAGAATGTAGATATCAATTCATACACAACGTCCTAAAAGACGATAATTACTTGAATGATAATATACTTGGTAAGTTTTATAAAGGTAAAGTATGAAGCTGTCCACACTCTATAAATTAAGTTTGAACGAAGCTACACTGGATTTAATTCAAGATGTCGAATATGTGTATAAAAATGGTGGATTTGCTAAGTTCATATCTGATTTTAACAATAAAAAATACCCTTTAAAATCTGAAATATTTTACGACTCATTTACAAAAAAAGCATGTCAAAATAATACCATCAAGTCAGCTTAAAACTCCATTAGCAGTATCGGCACATGCAATTAATCCTATACACATAGTATGTGGTTTTGTTTCAGACATTGACATGAGTAATTATTATGACATGACCAACAAAATTATACGTGTGGGATTTAATAAAGCTACGTTGTATTGTATATATCATCCGGGCGATTGTGGGCATACGAGTCAAACACTGTCACATGAAATAACTCCCCAACGAATCAAAGCGTCAATATATCATGAACTGTCTCATTGGGTAAGGGATAGTCTTGGCAATTCTTTTTTGACAAAACTTGTGACACGTGCAAGTGAAACACATTCACCTGAAATCAAAAATCTGGGAAATCCAAATGTAAACATGACAACTTTTGAACTTGACGCACAAATACACGGTATAAAGGGGATCAAACAGCAAAATCCGGATGCGTATAACAATTACACGCTATTAGAGTTGTTTTTGGAATATACATCACTATTTTCTATTTACAAAACATTATACAATCGTCGAGATGGTTCCCACAAGGTTTGGCTTACAAACTTACTAAAGCGAATGCATAGGGAGAATTTGATTGGTAAAAATATGAAGGGGAGTGTAGATGCTCTCAACGCAGCTATTATAGATGATTAGGTTTGTTCAATTTTCAATTGACGAATAATACACATTTGGATATGTGTGAGATAATCTCAGCAAAGTTCTGATATCGGTATTTACTCTGATTACTCGTATTTTATGTGCCGGGTCCTTTGTATATAAGGCATATGCCCGGTGATGGCCATCCAGTAAATAATTATCTTTTGATATTATCACTGGTTTTGATAATGCCGAGTTATCAACACGTAACAGACGTTTGACCTTGTCAACATTTATTTCATGCTGAGTTGGTTTTAAATTTTTAACAGGGATATTCCCAGATACAACTTCAACGCCTGACTGTTGAAGAAAATGTATATAATCTCTAATGTGGAAATTGGATATCTGCGGCATTTTGTGCCGGGGAATATTTAGTGAATTTGGCAGCGTGGAAATTTCTGCCTCTGCAATCAATTGTGAGTAGTATAAAAATTTATCTATATTAGTCATCTACATTAATAAATATCACGAAATGTCTGAATCAATAGGTGGTTCAATGTTATCGCTGACAACGGTCCTTAAAAATTGTTTGAATAACGCCTCAAATTCAAACCTGTCCATCTGTTTAATGGCTTTTTGAATCTCTGGATCACAATATATGTATATGGACCCGATATAATAGTGGGGGTCTATTTTTAGTTTGAAATGTTCGGCACACAAATTCACATGTGATACGAGTAATGTGGACGTGTTATTAAAATATCGATTGAATTTATTGGTGGCAATCTTGCGGTGCCGTTGCCAAAGAATCACCGTTATTATATTCGTTATTAGTAATATAAAAATTATCCATTCAGTGACAGTCATGGGTGTGGTATTTGTGGAAACATGTTATTCAATCGCACTCAAAAATTCATTGAGGTTGGAAATCAATAATTTAACCTCATCAATTGATAGGTCTATATAGGCATCATTACCATCTTGGGCAATTTGCAATTGTACTTCGGTGGTAATGCCATGTGGCCATTCGCTTGATACAAGTGCCAACATTCGCTCATCACCATCACGATCTTCGTCAATTAATTTAAAGTGTGCCATGATTTGTTGATTTAGGAAATAACATTTCGTTCAATAGTCAGGTTAGTGTCGGACACAACGATAATAAAGTCGTCATGCATAACAGCCAGCGGTAATTGTTTTTGCAACTCGTGTACGGCATCATGCGCAGTTTTCAACGCCATGTTTTTTTGTTTTTTTATGTCACTAAGTCGCTGCTCAAGTTCAATATATTCTTTACTGAGTTTTTCAATTTGAAATGCACATCTGGTGATCAATAATACACTTTCTGATTTGTTACGGTTTTTTGGGTCAATTACCTCTGTGAATGGTATTTCATTTGATTGTTCACAGAGTTCAAGTCCGTTAATTTCTATATCGTATTCTCTTTGTAATTTTATAAGGACCCTGTCAAGGGCAGCATAATCGTAAGGTTCAAATTCAGGCCAACGGCCACTATATACCGGGTACCCATACACTTCAACAAAAAAAGCTATTGGGTCAGTGATCCCTAAAGTTTTAAAGAAATCCTCCGGACCATTCTTCTGTGTGGAATTGCTGGTAATGGCTAAGTACATTGAATGTATTCTTGCCGACCACACTGTACCATCTGGGGTGCATATTGTAAAGGTTTTATCCTCTGTAAGTTTATATTTCATGTTTGTTAATTTAAGAGTTATTACGGTTGATTGTGCCAAACCCATTCAATCGCATAATGATTTATTACTGAATACATTATGCCTTGGTGTTATAGCGTAAACACTATGTTAGCGGTCAGTGCTACTTAGCGTGTAGCTTCATGGATTCGTCCAATTGCTTAACAGTCATGTGTCCACAGCCTTGATGGTAGCTATCAATCCACTGGTCGTTGTCAATATCAGAAGGGTGAACACCATATCTTATTACAATTTCGTTTTCCGCTAATTTTAGCAAGTCAAGATAGTTTCTATGTGCATCCGTAAGTGTATCAAGTATTTTTTGAAATTGTTTATCAGTCATTTTATTTCAATTTACCGCACCGAACCGCTAACAAGGCATTTACGCTACCCGTGCGGACGATACGCTATTTAACATTGGTTTTTCAATTACGGGGCAGCGTAAATGCCCCGTCCGTTGTGTGTAATACTACGTTCGTCCATCAAACACCACCACCATACTATCGTGCATACCAGCATTGCCCGTAACAAATTCGCCCTTTGTATTTACACCGCAAAACTTTATTCTCTTTTCAATGAAGCGGATTTCTTTTTGGTTCGGCAATATATGTTTGTGGAATAATTGAGTGCTTGTGCTTACAGGTAAAAGCATCACACATAATTTACCTTTCTTGCTTTCCTCTATTGCCTTAATCACAAATGCATCTTTAAGTTTTCTACTGTAAGGTGGGTTAATAAAATTTCGCTCTTTCCATTCAATTTCAAGTCCATCCCATTTTTCAATATCGTGCTGATACGGGCAAGGATCAAAGTTAAAATCAAACTCTTTATTCAATTCATCATAAAAGTACAGTGGTGTCGCCCAGTCATTTTTATGTGGTATGTTTCTATTCTTCATAATTTCTGTTTATTTGCCCGTACTACACACAACAATGTGTATAAGTAATGGCACGTTAAAGTTTGTGGCATAATTCAAAGGTTAGGTGTATGTGCCACTACTCATACACTCGGACGTTAGCAACAATTACATGTAACCACCTTCATGTAATCGAATATAAGCCTCACAATCTGATAAACTACCTTGATACACTTCATTTTCTTCTACTGTGTTAGGTTCACTATCGTAAGCACTTGTTCGTTCTCCATATGTGGTTACAATTTCTATAACCTCATAAGTGTTGTCTTGAAAAAATCTAACTTTGTATTCTCGTTTCATAATAAGTAACTGTTGCTAACAAGGTATATATGCAATACCCTATTAATGTTATAATAAATTTAAAGTTTGTGCTTCGGGTACTGCATATATACCCGACCGTTAGTTGCAATTGCTACATTCATCTATCTAATCATCTTTTGTGGAAACATTTTTATTCTTTTTTTCCTCCCACACTGCAAATATACGATTTTTTTTTCTTTTTGTTACTATTTATATATAAAAAATATTATGGCAACGAAAAAAATTACTTTGAATGAATTACGTAGCTTGGTTAAGCAGATTATTAAGGAAGAAACTGGGCAACATAGTGGCTTGAAATTAAAATATAAAAGACCTACTGACAAAGAAGAGGGTAATATAGCTATTTTCTTTAATGATGAAGAAATCGGATATATGATGCCAGTTCGTTCTAAATTTGCAAAGATTGGTGATAATTATCATATCCAATTTTCTTATCAAGGAAAAAAGTATATTGAAAAATTTTCAAACAAACAAAAAGCCATTGAATATTTAAAATCAATAATTAACTAAAACCTTTTCATAAAAAGAATAAAAATGTATTAGTACTTCGATTGAAGTTCTACGGTAAATAATCCGCAACTGCAACTAACAGCGTGTATAAAACATTAAAACGATTTTATACACGCAAAACGTTATGTACAAGTGCTACATTGTGCTTCTAATTAAGTTTCGTGAATAAAACAAAAAGAATTTTCCCAACGCACAACAAAGGTACTAATTCTATTTATCAAATCCAAATTTTCTATTGGGATTATTCCAAAGTGCTTCTGCTGATTTACTATGTGGTGTATCAGGGTAAAGTTTTTCACCTGTTAATTTTTCAATCCATTCGTAAATATTAGATGCGATACGTGTTCTTCTTTTATCACTTCTAACATCTATTGATGCTTTCATTAATGAATTTTGTTTTTTTTTACCATAGGTTGCATTACCTATTTCAGTTCCATCAGAATTATCAAAAACTATGATTTTTCCCCATAAAAACCAATAATCGTTTTTAGGGATAATATTTAAATATGTGTTTCCACCAATCACAATCTTATCATTGTAATCACTATAATCATCAAGTTTTTTTAAACTCTTAATATAATCCATTGAAACATCATCGTATGCTTCATTTATATTTCTTAATCTATTTTCATTCAAATATTCTCTTATTGTGGTTTTAATAAACTTTCTCAAATCTTTCATTAGTTTCTTTTATATATAAATATTTGAATTTAAAATTCCCACCCGAAATTCTTTTTGTTTTTGTATGTGGTTCTAATTAAGTTTTGTTTGAACTTCACCGCACCTGTACATAACAAGGTGTATATGTAATGGTGGTTTTGTCAGTAATTTCAACATTAGTGCTTTCTTTATAGTTTTTTGGTTAATCAAAGTTTCTCCTATCTAATCCACCACTACATATACACCCAACCGTTAGCGGTCATTGCCTGTGTACGGTACACTAATAAAGTGAAAGCATCCAGTTTTCAACTTATAACCAATATATGCCTCTTTACCAGTTGGTGATTCTTTACAATCTTTTATAGCAAATACCTCTAATGAATGAGCATCTTTTGGTAACGGCAACACACCGCTAACATCGTGTATAGGTAATATTTTTGCTTCCTTCATTGCTTCGATAAACCTATCCTCCGTCATTGCTTGTATCACCTCACCTTCTGTGTAGCTTCCGTCATTCTCAAACCTTCCAGTATCTGCGTAGCAATTGGATAGGTTTTTAAACAATTGTCGTAACTCTAATTCATTCATTCTATTCAATTTTTGTAGTTAACAATCACAAAAATACATACCCATACCTGCAAACCGTTATGGACAATACACTTTGAACCACCTATCAAGGTGCCCATTTTTAAAGTCATTAATAAATGTTTCTGTGTCTTTTCCAAGTTTTGAAGCCCAATATTCAGCGGGTGCATGGTTACCTTTCATGTTACTATTATAAGGTGTTATCCAATCCCTAATCACGAGTAAATGAGTACTACCCATAACATCGTGTATAGCACATTGCTGTTCTTTTTTCAATTTACTATTTTCCATATTTTTAACCCACCGACTATAATCCTTGAACCAAAAGATATTACCTGACCATAGGAACGCCGTTAATCCAGCATACCAATCGGCATCTTGTTGCCACCATATCGTAATAATATGCCAACAAGCGATAATGATTAATCCTTGAATTAAACAACGCTGTATGACAGCAATTACATTCAACTTAACCTGTATTGCCGGTAACGCGGGTTTCGTGTCAATGTTTTTTGATTTCATTTCGTTTTCATTTTCGGACAGAGTACCTGTATTCATCAAATCAATCATTCATGGCACATGCAAAAGAAAATCTCCTGCTACATGGTTACCTACACAGTATCCATTTGTTCTGTAGACCCCACCTGATTCATCAATGTAAGCATATTTCACAACCTTTTCATTGGTCACATCCCACCCCCTATTCTTATTATATGAAGCACGTGCCATATCACCCGCTAATGGGGCATGATCTTGTTGGTTCTCAGAAGTTTGTTTCTCGTTACTCATACTATTGAGCATTTAACCCTTCAGCAATTCCTGCGTTGTATCCTGCTGTAAAACCTCTATCAAAAGTATCGGAAGCACTCTCCCCAGAACAGTTTTTTACTTGTTGTTGTGTAAAATATTGGACCAATTCATCATATTGAGATTTGTTTAATTTTATTCTTGTTATGGACATTTCGCCAAATTCAAAGATATGATTTCGTCCTTCTTTGTAATGTTTCATATTGTTTTAATACATTTAGATATTTCTTAACGATGCCCGTGTGTGGACTACTTATAATCAGTCCAGTATGCGTTTAACTGTTACCGGTATTTCATCAAATGGGCTTTCCCACTCAAAGTCGTCAGAATCTATGAATAGTACCACTTTCTTTTCGTGGTCAATTTTTAGTACTTTGGCAATACACTTTTCACCACCGGGACCTTCATCATATTTGACCTTTGCTCCGACGAATAATTTGTCTACGGTAATCATTGGTCATTTTTTTCAAGTTGTCTATCCAATCCGATCACAAGTGCAATTGCTGCCTCCTTGCTTAATTTAATAATTGTCTCCACAACCTTACCTTTACGAACATTGTGGATAGCCCTCGGTGTCAGGTCATCCGACAGTACCGTAAACTTTATAATGTAGTTATCATCCTGCAAGGCAGCGACAACTACCCGCCCGTTCTCAAATTTGAACTTATCGCCATTTGTGTATTCAATGTGTGTTATTCGTTTATCGTTCATAACCCAGATTTAATTTGCTCCTGTATGCAGTGTATTAGTCACAAGAGCTAAATGCCTCGTGCAACTTTTGAACTTTAGCCTTGCAGTATGAAATTGCCAAGTGTGCTGCTTCTTCGGCTGTAACACATTGTAGCATTTTCTCTTTGATATTCAGGTCATGACAATTCATTATCCAAATATTTGGGTAATGTATATGCCCCATAATTATTAATATCCTGCAATCTCCAATTTTTGTTTCAAAAGTCGTTGGCACTTTTTCGGCATCATATTTGGAATACGATGTCACGTCATTCCAAGTAATACCGGCAGTCACCGGTACCTTTGCAAATTCAAGACATGACTGTTTAATTTCAGGTTTTAGTTCTTCCCGCATTTTTGGTATCTTTTAATAATAAATTGCATTTTAACACATCATCGACCGTTCGTTCATCACCGTTTTCGGCGATGATTTTATCCAGTTGCCAATGGTTACCCCTGTTAATTGCCTCTGCTGTAAGCAGAAAAAACGCTTTAAGGAACCCGTTGCAATAAACTTCAAGTTGGAAGGTGTTCCCCATCCAACTTTTGAAGTGTCCAATGTATCGGTAGTGTTTCATTATGAGAACCATTTGTCAATAGTTTTCCAGAAATATTTCTCACGCTTATCTGCCCATTCTTTGCTAAATAACATCTGTAGGGCTAAGAACCCGATGCAAATTGCAAGTAGGGCAATTATGGCAATGAGTATGAAGGTTATAAATAACCACATCAGTGCTTCTATGGCAAACTCTGGAGAAATGTTCCGGATACCGTTCCGGGAAAACAAATCATGAGTAATCCCAAACATCACCCATTTGTACAGTATGTAGCATGTCACAGCTACTGCTGCGGTATGCCTATCCTTCCAGTTAGTTTCCATTTTGACGAAGATTACAATATTTGCAGTTGCCTTTGTGTGTCAGGTATCCTTTAGAATAATGGACATCCATATATAGATATTCACAACTGTCAACTACAATTACATCGAATTCTCCAATATCATGGTTGACAGTGGGATATTTTGAAGGTTGTTGGCAGGCATTTAGTAAAAATGCGAGGACTACAATTGTGTATTTCATGATTGTTTATTTTGCGAATGGATGACTGGTAATGGTTCTTCTTTGCCGGTAAATCGGTTAAACGTAACATTACAATCAGGGCATTTATAATACGATAGACCATCGTATTCTCCGCGTATTTCAATACCAATACACCGGCTCCACCGATAAGGGGGCGAGTAAAGTTCTTGTACCCGCTCTTTTAACTGTTCATCCGACATGTTGGCATATAATGGATTACCTCCATTTCTTAGCTGTATGAAGGATTCAAGAATGGACCCACCGTCCCAATTGGCGTTACATGCAGGGCAATGGGTGGCATTATCAAGCATCGTTGAAGGTTTTTTGGTTGTTATAAAAGTTTACCAGCACATCACGTCCTGAGTAATCTTGTCTACTACAAGCATCCTCCAACACATTGTCCGGACACGTTCTACACACATCCAATACAACCATCATGTCTTTGTGACATAGGTCGGAATATAGCACGTACAAGTTTGTACCACGTATGGTTGAACAGCTTAATAGTTTGTTATAAATGGCAAGTGTCCCGGCAGGGTTATACTGGGCAAAATTTCCCAGTTCCACTAAAAATATCATGGCACCGGGGTTTCCATTTGACCATTCAAATATCTCTCTCATTTTGATTCATATTACGTTCAACCAGTTTGATTGCGGTTGTTGTGAACCCATTTTCTAAAATGGTCACGTTGGCAACGTAAGACTGTTGTGGTTTTTGCCGTGGAATTGTAAATGTGGCTAACCACAAGAAATAATTCCAGCGAACAAACTTTACGTCACAGTTCACGTTATCAATGTTCACATTCACGGTCGATGAACTTTTCATGCCCCGTTTTTTTTGATGTGAGGGTTGGCATCGAATGCAGGTTCGCGGTCGATGAATTTCCGTTGACATTCAGCACAGTAGCCGGATAACGTCTCATATTCGACAGTTTCCGCTTTGCTCGTCAAGTTCAAATCCGACGTTTTGCAAGCGACGCAAATTCGTTTAGCATGTGCCTCGCTCAAACTTATCCCGTGGATCAATTTTGAAAAGTGATCAACGAAATTCTTGTGATTGTTGTTCATACCATTCCATTAAGTTGTCCGCTTTACGTTTTTCACTTCCTGCTAAGGAAAGCAGGAACACAAACAGCAGCCCGATACATAATGCCCAGACCACTGCTGTATTGTTATTTTGTTTCATCCAAGGTAGGGTTGAAGAATTTTAACAATTCGTTGTACCTTTTCCATCGTTCATCGGTCGAGTTATCCGAATTTACAAAATCCGAATCACGGAATAGTACAATTCGGAGGTATTCAAATTCTTCCCACTTCTGGTTCAGGTCTTTTGCAAGTTCCCGCGCCTCAGCAACTCGACTAAGAACTTTTACAATTCCAGACCGGTGTGGTTTGTAGGGCATTTTGCTTTTGTCTAACACAAAAACCTGTGTACCCTTTTTTACAACTTCGTATCGCATGACTTTTGGTGTTTACATACATGGGACGTTCACATTAGTCGTTAACAATTTCAGCATATACCGCCTCAATTTGTTCATGGGTGTGAACGCATTTTAAATTGTGGTTTTCCCAATTAATATGCGCATCATCAATTTTCCAGTCTGTTTGTTGTATGTCTTGTATTATGTGGGCACGAGCAATTTTAACAAAATTCTCATGTGCAGCTTCAACCGAAAGAGGACCTTTGCGGGTCATAAAATAAAGAGGACCTTTGCGGGTATGATAGAAAACCCGCTTGCCACTTACCCCAAGGCACACGCCCTGACGTATAATATTTTTTATTCCTTGTAGTGGCATCATAGCTTGTTGCATATTCCCTGTAGTCCTCTCATCGCCCTGCGCATCAATTGAATTCGTTGATGCATACTTTCAATTTGCCCCAGTATTTCATTCTTATTGTAGGTTACCCTGTAACCTTTGATACCGGCCACAATGGGAAGGTCTCCACGTGATCGCAGGGTATTCACAATATACCTGACCTCTGCTTCTGAAATTTGAATGCCTCGCGACTTCAAGCGTCGGCAAATTTCAGAATTTGTAATCGGTGTTCTGGTTCTCCGGGCTATTATGGCGCGGATTTGTTCTTCTGCTTTCATTGTACCTTGGTGTTATAGCGGTTATACAATGTTAGTAGCAAGTGCTACCTATCGTTTCTTAAATGGAATATCCTCTTGTGCTGCGACAAACATTAGAAACAATTCTCTTACGTCAGTAGAATAAATATTTGTTGCAGGTATTGAATAAACACCATTACCTAAATAAGCCGCTTGTTTCTCAAATTTTGGAAAATATTTATTCTCCATTTCTTTTGTGATTTTCTTTTCTAATTCTTCCGTTAATGTCATTTTCGTTTAATTTACCGCACCAGCCACTAACAAAGGCTAAAAGCAATTGCCATCAAGCATAGTGCAAATTTTGAGCAGTATTTAAGGCAACTGCTCTTAGCCTCAACCATTAGGCGCAATGTTATGACAGTACCCATCTAAGTGTTTTAATATCGTTTTCAATCTGCTCATATTGTTTACCCATATTAATACCAATAGGCGAATATATACCAACTTGCTTAATTTGTTCGGCAAGTTCTATGAGCATCGTTTCAAGTTTTTCGATTTGCTCTTGTATATCGTTATATGTTTTCATTCTTTAAAATTTTGTAAAAAGGCCAACCCCCCTAATGAGAGGTTGAGCGGTCAGCATCAGTCACATTACAGACTTCATATGACAAAGGTATGTGCATGGGGTTGACATGTGCAATACTTTTGACACATATTTTTTTAATGTATAATTGAAAAGTAGTTATAGCATTGATATTCAATTGATTGTTAGACATTATACTGTAACCCTAAAAGATGTTCACGCTCCACAACCCGTGTGATTCGCTTCCCATTTTTAGTCCCTATGGCCCGAAAGCATAATGTTGACTTCCCTTTCACTAAAGTTTGAAATAATGTTTTGCCCCTGTTTATAGTGAAGCCAATATAATTTGGTGGAAAGTCCTCCTGACGTTCAAAGAACTTGGTGGAAGGTATCCACTCAACAAGCGTCATAGTCATGTGTTGGTCGGTTTTCTCACTATCTAACTATTTATGTGAACTACCCATTTGCTAAAGACAAATGGGCTTCGGGCTTCACGGACGACTGCTGATTGCTCAGTCTAACATCATCTCCACCCGTGTAATCGCCAGTTCCTGACGATATTGTTTTTAATCCTTCTTTCAGAATGTTCTTTGCAGCATTTAAATCACGGTCTAAAACGTGTCCGTTTTTGCAAGTCCATTCTCTTATTGAAAGATTTAAGTCTTGATTTATCCAACCACACTCACAACAGGTTTTACTTGATGGGTAAAAGCGATTGATTTTTACAACTTGTTTATTGTTCCAATCCGCTTTGTACTCTAAAAACCTAACAAACGTACCCCAACTTGCATCTGCTATATGCTTTGATAGATTACTATTACTCATCATTCCTTTAACATTAAGGTCTTCCAAAGCAATTATGTCATAGTCAGAAACAAGTTGGTGTGATACCTTGTGCAATACATCTTGTCTTGTGTTGGATATTTTCTCGTGTATCTTGGCAACCTTTCGTTTTTGTCTTTCAAACGAACTACTACCTTTTTGTTTACGAGAAAGGTGTTTTTGTGCTTTCGCTAAATCTTTTTCATATTTCTTGGTATATCGGTTATTCTTGAATTTTATTCCATCAGAAGTAATCGCAAAATCTTTCAATCCTAAATCTACACCACAAACAGCACCAGTCTTTTCTTTTGGTTGGTATTGTTCTTCGGTTAAAATTGATACATAATATCTTCCAGTTGGTGTTTTGGAGAAAGTCATTTTACCAACTTCACCCTTTACTTCACGGTGAACAATGCACTTAATTCCTTCTTTGAATTTAGGTACGTGAATCTTACCATTAATCAGCTTCGTGTGTTGTGGCACAGTAAAACTATTCTTTCGTTTCCTTGACTTAAATCTTGGGAACTTAGCGTTACCACGAAAGAAATTAAGGTATGCGGTATCTAATGACCTCAAAGCAAACTGCAAGGTTTGACTATTTACTTCTTTGAGCCAAACAGTTTCTTCTTGCTTTTTTAATTCGGTTAAGGTCTTTGCTTGTGCGTAGTAGTTATCAGACTTTTTGTTCGCCTGATATTGTTCTTTACGCTCATTCAAAAAGTGATTATACACGAACCTAACACACCCAAAATGCTTATCCAACAACACTTTTTGCCCCTGTGTTGGTCTTAATTCAAAGCGATATGTCCTATGTATTGTTTTCACGTTTACAAATATACTCCTTTTATACTAAATACGCAAGTTTTTGTAAAAGTTCCGTTTTAGGGTAAAAACTTTCACAAAAACTTGCTTTATTATGTCTAAAAAATCACAGTACATTTCTACAAATCGTTCAAAGCACTACCTAAAGTGTCATCTTATCTTTGTTTGCAAGTACCGTAAAAAGTTGCTTGTTGGTCAGTTAAAAGAAGATATGCGTTCTATTCTTTTAAATATCACTTCTAATTCAGATTTTGAAATAGAGGTATTTGAAAGTGACCTTGACCATATTCATTTTCTTATTCGTTACATCCCTCGTTTATCCATCACATCTATCGTTCGCAAGTTAAAGCAAGAGTCCACTTACCACATTTGGCACTCTCCACACCGTTCATTCCTATTCAAGCATTTTTGGCGTGAGCGTACTTTTTGGTCAGATGGTTACTTCGTTTGCTCTATTGGTGAGGCTTCACCAGATACTATTCGTCAATACATCCTCACACAGGGTTAGCGTTTGTCGCTTACATCCCATTGGCTGAAGACCAATGGGTTTTACGCTCCGTTATATAAAAGTCAATCTACTGGGCTGCACGTATACTGTATGCAGGTATGGTATTCTGAAATGTATTCCCGGTTTTAATAGTTTTACATCCTTACCCAACCATATTCTCATGCCTTGTTGCCACGGCAGTACTATTACCCACCACTTCAGCATGCTGGATAATTGTTCCCATATCTGTTTGAATATTTCCATTATAGTTTATTTATTTCATCCATTTGTTATCACATGCACCCCCATTTTGGAAAGGGTTTGTCACCCCGGAGCACTTCTCTTTCAATAGCATCATTTTTCATTAAAGGAAATTCGTCATTCTTATTGGCCGGTACATGATTCTGACAGAGTTTCCAAAATCCCCGTTCGGACCAATATATACCTCCGCAGCAAGATATTTGCGTACAACCAACCACATCACAACTTCCTAAAATTTCGTGTTTATCTTCCATATAGATTGTAGTTTTATACAGATTATATATAGTGTCAATTGTCTTCAACAGTTTAAAAGGGAAACGTTTCTTTTGAAATTCGTTGAAGTTTGACCCGAAGCGATTTTAATGAATAGAACTTTTTACCAATCCAATATCCAACAGACCTATTGTTAATCGTTCTTTTCAAAATCCTTCCTGTCCGGATATTAATAACTTTTCCACATGAAGTTACTCTGTATTGTGCATAACCTACGATTATCCATTCAATCGCATAATGGTTTATTATTGAATACATTATGCCTTGGTGTTATAGCGTAAACACTATGTTATGCACAATGCGATTTGACCACTCCGTCTAAAAATAACCCAAAGTAATTTTGTACATTTGTAGTTGTGAATTGAATTAACGAAAAGGAAAATGATGAATAAAACTAAACATACAATTATAAATGGTGACAGCAGACAAATGAGCGAGCTTAAAGATGAAAGTGTTCATTTGATTGCAACTTCACCACCTTATTGGCAATTAAAAGACTACGGAACGGAAAACCAAATTGGATTTCACGATGATTATGAAACTTACATTAATCACCTGAATTTGACTTGGCAAGAATGCTTCCGTGTTTTACATAAAGGCTGTCGTCTTTGTATTAATATTGGAGACCAATTTGCTCGTTCAACTTATTACGGTCGTTATAAAATCATTCCTATTCATACGGAAATTATTAAGTTTTGCGAAATGATTGGCTTTGATTTTATGGGGCAAATTATTTGGCAAAAACAAACTACCATGAACACTTCGGGAGGCGCAAGTATTATGGGAAGCTACCCGAATCCAAGAAATGGAATTGTGAAATTGGATTTTGAATATATTTTATTGTTCAAAAAACAAGGAAATGCACCCAAGCCGACTAAAGAACAAAAAGAAAACGCTTCAATGACCAATGAAGAATGGAATACCTATTTTAATGGACATTGGTATTTTTCAGGAGCAAGACAAGATAAACATTTGGCAATGTTTCCTGAAGAATTGCCACACCGTTTAATCAAAATGTTTTCATTTCCAGGTGAAACGGTTTTAGACCCTTTTATGGGAAGTGGAACAACTGCTTTGGCTGCAAGAAACTTAAATAGAAATTCTGTTGGTTATGAAATTAACCCTGATTTTATTCCAATCATCAAAGAAAAAATCGGAATAGATGATGCTTTTACAAAAGTTGAAACCGAAATTATCAAACAACCAGAATTAAAAACGAATTTTGAAAAACGAATCAAACAATTGCCCTATCAATTTATTGACACGCATAAATTGGACAAGAAAATTGATGTAAAGAAAATTCAATATGGTTCTAAAATCGATGCCAAGAGCACTGGAAAACGAGAAGAATTTTTTTCTGTAAAAGAAGTCATTAGCCCAGAACTTATCCGTTTGAATAACGACTTGGTAATTCGCTTGATTGGTATTAAGCAAAACCCTACAATTAACGGAAAGGCAACCGAATATTTAATCAATAAAGTTCGTGGCAAAAAAGTGTTTTTAAAGTACGATAAAGTAAAACACGATAAAGAAAACAATTTAATGGCTTATCTCTATCTCGAAAATAAAACTTTTATAAATGCTCATTTACTAAAAGAAAATTTAGCATTGGTAGATAATTCCATTGACTTTAAATACAAAACGAAATTTAACACATTTATCAATGGCTAAAGATTATTGTACAAAAACAGAAGGAGAAGGCTTCAAATTTAAACACGAAACTCTTTTAAATTATGCCTTAAACCGTTGGGGACTGAACAAAGCGTATAGTGTAGGAGCATTAGCCGAATTAATTCGGGATTGTGCCCCTAATGATTACAAAGAATGGGAAGAATATTATTTCACAAAAGGGAAACAAAAGAAGAAAAACGGAATAAATATTACTCGTGAGTATATAACTTCTTTAGGTCAAACGCTATACATTAAACTATCTGAAGTTGTTCAAAGCGAATTAGCTTCTATTACAGAAGAAGAATGTATAGACTATGCATATAATTTAGTTCTTCGTAGAACTTATGACGGTTATAGGACTGAAATCGAAACAATCTACGGACAATTGGAAGGTGCAATTGGAATGAAGATTGAGCCAGCACCTGATAATTGGGACAGAGCATATAGTGTTGATTTTTTCGTTCAAGTTGGAGAAAAATATATCGGTATTCAGATTAAACCAATTGAATCCGGACAAGCCTTGAACCAATATCAATGGATTGAAATGCACAAGGTAAATCACGAAAATTTCGAGAAGAAATTCGGAGGAAAAGTGTTTTTTGTTTACTCTACCAAAGTTGGAGGGAAAAAGAAAATTTACAATGTCGAAGTTATTGAACAAATAATATCAGAAATAGAACGATTGAAAAAATAACGCACTGTGCATAACATCGGTTTTGCAAAAGAGCGGGTTAAGTACAAAATTCAACGTCAGTAATCCTATCACCGCATAAGCCATTTTTATTTCCTTTTTTGTAATTTAGCAAATAGAAAATGGCTTATGCTACGGTTGTGCTAAACTGAACTTTTGTGCTTCTATTTCCGCTCCTTCGCAAAGCCGTTTCCCGTTAGCATACATTTTCGGAAAGTATGCCGTCCTTAATCAATCCTATCATTCTATCGTAGTTCCACATATAAGGCGAATATTCATCTCCTTTTATATAAAGCACCGAGTTTTTAATAGTGTAATCCTTTGTAAAATACAATTCAGGTATTCGCCTTTTATCGTACTGTCTGCGAGAAAAACGTATGCTAACACCAAGTATAGCACATTGCTTTATCTCTTTTCTGCGAAGTATTTTAGTAATCCAATTCATTTATCTATTTATTAAGTTTTGTGAATGCAACGTGCCATACTTGCGGCACGTTATGTGCCATTTTAAAGAGCGACACTACTCTCAACTTCATTTCCCCAAACATCCCACCCTTCGGGAACTTCACGAGCAAATAATTCTACCTTTGGTAAATCTCCTACAAGTCTAATTATTCTATCTCTTGTTTCTTGTGGCTTTTTACTATGCTTGTCAATAGGGGCATAAATAACTGAATGAACACCCATATCTAATCTTTTTGGGTTGCCTTTTACAGCTAATAAGCATATTTCTGCATTACTCCTTGTCCATCTTCCCATTCCCCAAAATAAACTATCTGCTTTTTTGTTTTTCTTTACCCAAGTAAAAGCATTTGTTTTATATTGAAAACCCCAAGCATTTATAACATCAAGAGCTTCTTGTAGCTTTGGAAAGGTAGCCCACATAAATAGTATGCAATCATCATCTGCTATTTCGTTTACAGGAAGGTTTTTTATATCCTCGATATTCATTGTTCTGTAATGTCTTTCAGCACCTCCACGATGCAAACATTTGTCATCGTAACTCCAAGCAGGGTCTGCATAAATTATTTTATATCTCTTCATCTTTCTAAATTAAATTCGTGAATAAAAACGGCACATAACAAGGGCTTTGCGTAATAGCCCTATCAAGTGTCGTGGTTTATTTTAAGTTTCTACTAAGGGCTACTACGCAAAGCCCCAAAACGTTGTAGGCAATTAGAAAGCTAATCCAGCACATTCTTCACAGCATGTATGTCCATCATTCTCTTTTGGTTTTCGGCACATCATACAAGTTAATCCGCTTTCTAACTGTTCGCTTCGCCCTACAACATCGTGTTTACGCAATTGCTTGGCTTCGTTTTCCAAGTCAATTATGTAATCTTCTAAATCACTTTCATATTGGATATGGTTAAAATTTCTCGTTCCTGTCCAATATTTATCATCTGTTCTTTTTGGTCTCATTTTCTAATGTAATTTATTGTTAATAATTCGCAACTGCGTAAACACGCAAAACGTTAGTTGCAATTGCTACATTCATCTATCTAATCATCTTTTGTGGAAACATTTTTATTCTTTTTTCCTTCCACACTACAATTATACGATATTTTTCTGAATTTGTTAATATTTATATATAAAAAATATTATGGCAACAAAGAAAATTACTCTTAATGAATTAAGAACATTGGTAAAACAGATTGTTAAGGAAGAAACTGAATTTCAATTTAAACCAGCAATTTTTAACAATAAACCATCAATAACTGATGGGACGTATCATTACTATTTTGCTCCAGCACCTTGGGCATCAGACCACAGTGCTTTATATGTTTTTAATAAAACAAATAATTCTGTTGTTTCATATGATATTGTTAATGAATTTTCATCTATAAAACAAGACCCAGAATTGTTAGCTGCTTATAAAGAATTGTCAAAACAATATAAAAATATATAATTCCACCACAAAAAAAAAATAAAAATGTATTAGTGCTTCGATTGAAAATCTGTGGTAAATAAACCGCAACAGCAACTAACACAGGGTATAAATAACCCTACGGGTCGCTATCGCTTATTCATACCCAAGTACGTTACCTGCAAGTGCTACGATAGTGCTACTATTCAACATTTGTGGGAGAAAATTTAAAAAGTTTTTCGCCAACCCTTTCAATACATATTTTGTAGTTCACTTCATCATTCTCAATCATAATGTAATTTCTGTTAAGGTTTTTTGCCGCTAATCCAGTTGTTCCGCTCCCAGCACAGTTATCCAAAATAGTTTCGCCCTCGTTACTATAAGTTGCTATTAGATATTCAATTAATGCTAATGGTTTTTGTGTTGGGTGCAAAGCTGATTTTTGTTTGTCAGTAGTAAATTTCAGTACACTTTTCGGGTATCGCTCAGTGCTGTTATAGGTTGTCAAGCCATGCTCTCCATAATTACTTGTTTTTTTACTGTTTCTTTTATGGGTTGCGGTACTTACCTTTCTTTCATGTCCTGTTGTTTTTTGAGGGTTATAAGTCGGTAACTTTTTATAAAAAACAAGTAAATCCTCGTGATTTCTAAGTGGCATCTTCTTTGCATTCAAGTGTCCTGTTGGCGTTGTCTTTTCCCAAATCAAATTATATCTGTGCATTTTTTCATTTGATAACATCAGCTTTGCTGAAAATTTATCCTGCCCAAACAAAACTATTGCACCATTAGCTTTAATTATTCTTTCGTATTCGCTCCACAATTTATCTAAGTCAATAACACTATCCCATTTGTTTTTAGTCACACCATACGGCAAATCGCAAAGAATCATATCAATGCTATTGTCATCAATCAACTTCATTACATCAAGGCAATCTCCAAAATATGTTCTATTCAACTCCATTTTTCTCATTTTCTAAAAATTTTACATAATCAAGTAATTGCAAGTAAGCGTGAAACAATATAGCTTCTGCATCATTTTCAAATGTGTTTGGCTCAATATATTCTCCACTTTCAATTACATTTATTGGTTTTTCCATCTCTAAAACCTTTTAAATTTTCTATTCGTTCGCAAATCAAAATCCTGCTAAATAAACCGCACCAGCAGGTAACAAGGTATTTGCAAAATTGCCAATCAACATTTATGCTTAATTTGAAGTATCTGCAAGGGCAACTTCGCAAATACCCGACCGTTATGCGCTATGGGGCGAACCCGCATTGGCAAACATTTTATTTGACAGTTCATTCTACTGTCGTCTGGTAAACTTTCGTACCATTTAACCGCTTCTATTTTAGTCATAATTTATTTTTTTAATAGGTAAAACAAAAATAATACATACACATAACAACAAATATAAGAAATAAATTTTGATTTATCTATTTTTTATAGATAAAATTTACTTCTCATATTTGTAAAACGTTAGGCTTCATTGCCTTCCAGCACACCACAAACTCCCGACCAATTAACAAGCATTGAGCTACCATCTTTTTCATTGTAGTTGGTGAATGTTTTTACGCCATATCCAGCATCTGAATGAAATGTATGTATCTCATATCTTCCATTCCTTCCACTTCTCCAAAGAAAAACGTCACCTCTTTCTAATTTATTTGTAGGTTTCAATGTCAACGGCAACGAACCGCTAACAGCAAATAAACGCAATATGCGTTCTGTTGCTTCATCTTCCAGTCTACCATCTATTTGGTAAACATCTATTAATATTTCTTTTATCTTATCTCCCATACTGCGTTTATTTGCGAACCGTAGGCAATGCGTTTTACTTCGGCTCTCTTACAAACACCTGTTCTCCGCATTTGAAGCATTTACCATTCCAATCAGTTGAGTGTAAAATGCACTGTTCGCTTTGCCCTACAACATTAAATAAACGCAATATGCGGTCATTTGCGGTTGTGCAAGCTATTTTACCCATCTCAAGGTCTCTTAATATTTCCCAAAGTTTCTCTTCCATACTGCGTTTATTATTAGTCGTTGTAGGTAATTAGTTTGTGATAACTCTGTTCGGGTTATCTAAACACTCCTGACACCAATCACCTTGTTCTTCAACTAAATTATCTCCACAATACTCGCAAACTAACTGTTCGCTTCGCCCTACAACACACGACTGACGCAATGCTGCATATTGATCCAAAAGATAAATTGTGTCGGCTTCTGCCCCACTATATTCAAGTTGTCCACGTTCAAGCATTTGCCCTACTTGTATCAATTTCTGTATTATTACTGTTTCTTTCATATCAAAATTCGTTTAAATTATACACACTTCGCCAACCGCCCAAACGTTATGTGTTATTGTAACACCACTTCGTAGATTGGTCGAGTAATTTTGGAGACATCCCTTGAAAAAATTCGTTTCCATCTCTAAGTTCAATCATTAATTTGTGTTGGTGTAGATATGTTCTGGTCTCTAACATTTCTCCATCAACATCAATCTTGATATTTCTATATGGTTCTGGATATTCGTCAGAAAAACAACGCCACATAACACCGTGTATAGTGTATGGTTTAGTTTCTGTTTGTTTGTTACTTTCTCCCATTTAATTATGTTTTTACTTGTTTGATACTTTGGTGCTATTTATACGCCACGACACCAATCATGTGAAACGTTATCAGCCATTACGCAAAACGGTCTTTTAATACTTTATGAATATTGCCATCCGAAAAAAGGACATAATATGCTTTTAGTATTTCATCTCTTGTAACGGATGTTGATTTGAAGTCATTAATCGTTACATCTTGTATTGGTATGCCCTTTTTACATTCAATTAAGTCATCTCGTTTAAGAGTGATGTAACGGCTGCTAACATCGGCTATATTCAATGCCTTGGTTTCTACTTGTTTTGAAGATTCGTGTTCCAATTTATTAATATATTCCATAACTTTCACTACATTATCAACTTCACCTATAATTCCACCGGTTGAACTTTCATATACATTGTCACTCCATTGTACATTATGTAAAGAACAAAAGTTTTTTACTTTATCCTTAAATTCATCTCTTATGTTTAATCCTTGTTGTATCATAATATTAAAGTTTACATTCGTCTATACTCAACTGTTACCTGCCATTTTAAGCGACACCATCCGCCACATTCAAAATTGGTTCAGCATCATAGAAAATAACATCTTCTTTGTTCCCAATCTTACTGAAAATAGGGTATTCAATTTCTTTAATAACCGACCTTTCAATAATCAAATTTGGATTTTTGTGTGCTTGGTGCATTGGTGACAAGTCAGTCAATTCATTTGCTGTAAATGGGGTTGAAGTCTTAATTCGTTTTACATAAGTACCACGTTTTAATTTCACTTCTAAATCATTCCAGTTTACACCTTTTTCACGCATCATTTTATCTTGCAGTTCATTACTATTTAAGTTTTGAAGTTGCTTGTGTGAGAATAAACTTTGAGCTAACATTGAAATACTGTTTTTAGTAGCATCGTTTTCACGCCACAATAATTGAACACAAGCATCGTGTAATGTTGGTGTTTGGTAAATTCGGCAATCAAATACAGCAACTTTATCGTGTGTTGGTAAAAGTTCTTTCCGTTTTTCGTTAAAGAAGTTTACACACTTTGCAGTAAGTTTTGATAATATTTTTTGTTTTTTACCATCATTGTAAATTGCACTTTTTCTATCACCTGAATAAAGCACTAAAGTAATTTCATCGCTTTGAGTATAACCAACAACAGCGTTTGTTTCTTGAACTAAAAACTTTGTTGTTTCAGTCATTAGTTCAGTCAATTTTTTATCAAAAGGTCTTTCTAATCCTTTCGTCCAGTTGTGAAAGTTATTACCATCTAATCTGATAATAACAGGTAGTGTAGGTATCATAAATTCATTTGAGAAGTTTTTTTCTAACCATTTACACCAATCACCTAATGTTTCAAAATCCATAATTTTATTTTTTACTTGTGTACTTTGGGTTAACCATTTCTTTTATTCCAAAATTTTTTCATAGTATTAATAAGTGATAATGATGGTATTATTTTTTCTCCAATTAATTCTTCAGCAAAATCATATATTGATGTCATTATACCAATTCGTCTAAAATTTTTATCAACGAAAACATCATTACCATACCAACCATTTAGTTTTTTTGAATACTCAATTGTTGCCCTTGCAATTTCACCCACTTTGTTGTGTCTTGCTGTTATTACATAAACACCATCTTCTTGGTCTGAAATTAATTGAATATCATCATTAAATTGTTTTTTCTTAATATCATAATTTTCATTTAGACATTCTCGTATGGTTGTTTTAATAAATTGTTTCAACTCTTTCATTATTTTCTTTTATATATAAATATTACGAATTAAAAAAGCCCACCCCTCTTTTTCTTTTAAAATTTTTGTCCAGTTCTCCAAGCGTGTATTTAATATTTGTTACTACTGTCGTGTCTTTTAACAGCATTTTCGTAAAGCGACTTAATAGGTAAAAAATATATGAAAAATCCTAAGTACATAAATACATTAACTATTACATCCCAAGTTTCTTCTGCCTTGCTCATTGGTAATTTATTCCAACCAAAGTAAAAGTTTTCAATAATCCACACCACGGCACCTATCGTTATTAGAATTTTGCCTATTTTAATTTTGTTCATTTGACAGTTGTATTATTTAACAAAATTTGGACGACCCTCAAACACTTCCCAAAATAAATGCGCCCATCCGGGCGAAATATAATGACTTACCCCACCTTTATCGAGTATGCGATGGCCACCATTCTGACTTACATTTAAGTGCGTAGGTTTAATAATAGTAATTCTATAGCCGGTTGGCCATTCATATGTTCTAAATTTTTCACTGCTAATGTCAGTGAATTGCAATCCACTTTCGTTTTTCATATTTTTTTCGTGTTTGATAATTCAAGCAAGAACATTCAACTTACACCCCTTCCACCATCATAATTTTAATATATCTATCTAAACCATCAAGTATTGAATACCAAATACGAAATTTTCCCAGTGTAATAATCCCGGCCAAATCCTTGTGTATAACAAATTTGATGTTATTGTTGATCAAAACTTGTACATTATTACGTCTTAGAAAGGAAATATTGCTGTCTTCTGATATTTCCACAAGTTCAAGTTTATGGATGTTTATTATAGTGCTTGGATATCTATCACGAAACGCAATTTGGTTTTGCACTGATATTTTTTGTTCTGTGGAGTTTGAGTCAAACATAGTTATAACAAATTTGAAGTTATTAGATAAATGATTGTACGATGATCGTGTTTATGTTTTTAAGTGTAGCAGCTTGTAGAGGGCCGCTGGATCAAATTTATGTGTTCCATTCCGATAATCATCTACTATCAGGTTTAAGATAATCCCTAATTCACGCTCTGCCAAATTTGACGGGATGAATACACACACATCATTTTTGTCATCACCATATTTATCACTTAGATACTCACAAACACGATTTTCACGAAAAGTTCTAAACATATACTTTTAAAATTTTATATATTAGATAAATAAATATAAAACCGATCCAATACATTTTAATAGCGCGTGGAATACCCAATAAATTCTGATAGGGTTTTACAACCGCAATATGCCATAGCACTTTTAATCGCGTTATAAAACCCCGGATATTCATCTGAATTTTCTTTACCATTAACCCATTCCGATAATGTATATAAGACCGGGTTGTAAATGGTTCTACCCTCACTGGGCTTAATCGTTCCTCCAACATTATAAATCTCCTGTTCAATTGTCGTTGACATTCCTCTAAACAATGCTGCGATGCTCCCATCTTCCCGGCGAATTTTTGTACCGGATGATTCTTCGGCAGCATTGAAAATACTTCCTAACATCACCATACCTGCCCCGGCTGCAATCAATCTGTTTATCGCAGCATATCCATTGTGGTGTAATTTTTCATCTCGAATAAATTGAGAGATACCATCGGCTATGATTATGGAACACTCTTTTGCGCTGTAACAGTCAAATATTAACTGTTCAAGATTGCGGCATCCCACACCGGTATGTACTGTTGTAGTACATGCTGCGCCGCCGCCTATACCAACCCGGATATAATCACACCCAACACGTGATAATTCTCTGTATGCGTTTAATGATGCGACGTTCCCGGACATAATCATTATCTTGTCCGAAAAATAGCTTTTTAAGTCATAAATTACCCCATGCAGCATTGGCATGTTCCCATTGGCAGTGTCAATGCATATTCGGGGGATAAGTGGTATTTCACGTGAAGCTATTTGTTTGGCGGTAGTAATATTTATCGATGCAAATGTACTATCGTGCGCCTCCACAATCTGTATGGCGTCCTTTAAAGGTATGGTTCTTGGAAGACACACGTGTATATCTTCTTGCAAAAATATTTTAAAATTGTACGCATCAACCACTGTGCTCATAGGGGCAGTTATCAGCGGTAAAAATTCATTATCATGTGCTGGATCAGCCTCTTGACGTGAATTTAATCCTTGTGCGGCTTGTTTAATCATAACCCTACATTTAATTTTGCGTATACTTTCCCGGCATTTTTATAATTGCTTATTGAGAAATCTGTCGGGTGCATGTTTGATATGAACGTGTCAATGTCCAGATATAAACCTTGTTGTAAATTTTCGACATTGTCAATAAAACTCTGCTGACACTTTAGCGTTGGGGAATCGAAGATTGGCATTTGTAATAACATATCAACCGCCGACAGGTGATTGTCATATATATGGAAGTCTCCAAAATGCCCTGTCAATGAACCGGGTTGCATATTGAACATCTTACATAATATTGACAATAATAGCCCATAACTTGCGATGTTGAACGGAACACCAAGCACAGCATCAGCACTTCTTTGATACCAAACCAGTGACAATACATCTCCGTTTGACGATGGGGTACATACTACTTGAAATGCAAAATGACATGGGCGCAACGTCATTTGATGTAATTGCCCCACATTCCACGAATCCACTAATATACCGGAATCGTATCGATTGTGGAGCAGCATTTTTGCAAGGTATTTAATTTGGTCCACCACCAAATGCCGCCACTGGTGCCCGTATACGGGACCCAACGAACCGTGCTTCTCAAAGTTTGGATCAGTCATTACCTTAGTAATAAAATCTTCAGAGGATATATCTTCGTCCGGGTAGTTATGACGATACTCCCTGTAAGCGTCATCATTCCATATCCGGCAACCGTGCGCATTTAAATATTTGATGTTGGTTTCTCCACGGAGAAACCATAGTAATTCAACAACAAGTGGATTCCAGACCACTTCTTTACATGTAAGTAGCGGAAATTTTCCGGTAGACATGTCAGTATGTATGCTGACACCTACTACCGACCTTCGCCCTTTACCGGTTCTGTCTGGCCGTGGCGGTCTCACAACAGTAGCCTTTAGCAGGTCCAGATATTGTTCGTCTATGATATTCATTTTTCTAATTGTTCAATTTTTCTGTTGATATACCAAATTGCTTTTTTGAGGTCGTCAAGTTCAGGTTCGGAATTTTTTTTACCACATCGGGCAATATATTTTACCGAATTGCCGAGGTGAAAATCCAACTCCCACGCCTCAATCACTTTTATTACTTCATAAGGGTTATCCGCACCGCCATAATGTGATGGGTGGTCTATCTTTTCGATCTTGGTTTTGTCCGAGGTGTTTCGCTGTCGTCTGGTAAGTAATGTCATATCTTTTTATTTTAAGTTATCCTAAATGATATCGGTCACCTATTTTCATTAATTGCTCCTGCATATCCCAATCAGGATTGTCATCAATGGAAAATAAAAAATACATCTTTCGATCCGGGTCCAGTTTGTTCAATGTTTCCATGTACGTATTCTCCGTTACACGCCATTTGCGCTTATATTGCATCCTTCCATTCCATGCCTTAGTATCGGGTTCATATAATTCATCAAAGGTAAACCCTTCAATTAATGGGTATTGGTGTTTGGTGTATGTTGGCCATATATTCGGATGTAATGAATAATCAATAAATGTGTCAAGTTCATCGACCGTCAATTCATCCGATCTTTTTATTGACAGATATTCACGATGATATTCAGGGTATATTTCTAAAATCATTTGTTCAACGATTTCTCTTGTTTTACCCTTAAACACGAATAATTCTGATGATGAATTTGTAACAACATCGATTATATTTTCAACTGAAAATGCAAATATAGTGAGTCGTGGTAAAGTCATAACTTGATTTTTTTTATTTGGGTGTAAAGTCATAACTTGACTTGTAAACGGTTTTATATTGTTCATCGTCAAGTATACGGTACCCGGAATAAATATCCGGGTTGTACAAAGATAAATCAAATTTCGGCGGATGCGCTATAAAATAATCATAGAACAATGCCCCGAACGCAAATTTTTGTTGAGATAATACGTCCATATTGGATATCCACTCAAAAGTTTTATCCCACACGTCCGTCAATTCTTTGATAGGAACACCACGCCCCACAGCCTGATAAGGTAAGATGACCATATAATCAACGAGGTGTAAATATTTGAGGGAGAGCCGTTGTAAATCTTCAAAACTTTCAGTCGTTCCAAGAATGACATGAAAATTAAGTTTGGTTTTAAGGCCATTTAAACGCTCTACAGCAGCATGGAACGTTTTTTTGATATGTGGGTGCCATGAAAGGGCTATCCCACCGCACAAACGCTCTGAGGCGTCTAAAATAGCATCTGTGAGATGCATTCCATTTGTTGTAAAATTAGGGACAATCCCAAGATGACGGACATCTTCCAGAAATGAAATAAAATTGGGGTGCATGGTTGGTTCCCCTGCTCCCCCAATCGCTATTTGGAATGGCCGTCTACCTTCTTCTAACAACCCCCATACTTCCCATGCTTTTTCGGATATGTTTGTGAAATTTACACCGCTTTTCATGGCATTGGTGTAACAGTATGGGCAGTTTGCAAGGCATTTATTATTTATAGCCACATCTTCCAATTCCGGAGTATCAGGTACACCGGGTCCCAACCGCAATGTTTTGTAACTGTTGGTGAAAATTGCTTTATAGTTATTCCCGTTCGTCCGTATTCTCATCATCGTCGCTATAATGATAATGGTGATGTGTGGGTGAATTTATTTTAATTGACGGCCACCCATGAAACATAAAACCAAGTGCCAATATACTAGCGGGTAGCAAAAAAGTTTCCCAATTCATATTCAATTATTTTGCGCAGGTGAAAGGAATCGAACCCATATCTTTGGTTTTGGAGACCAACATCTTACCGTTAGACGACACCTACAATTATACAGACTCACTCACTGATGTCTTATTATATATAGCTAAATGTTGTTGCACAATACTCATGGCAGCAATATAGGGTTGCGATTTAGCCTTGTTCATGTTGCGTAATTTATTGTGTACTTCTTCCAAATATATTATTGCGAATCCCGGATCATGCTCAACAATGGTTGTGGTGTTATGAATTATATCACAGCATTTAATTGTTTGTGCTTCATAAGATGCAGCACCCCACCGCATTGCTTCATATTCTTTTCGCAGTTTTCGGTTCAATTGTGGGTAACGCTCTTTGGTAAATTCATCGGTCAATTCCAACACATAATTTAATACATTGACTGGGTTAATATTTTTCAACCACCCTACACGGTTAACAGTAAATATAAATTCAGATAGTCCACCGGGTGTGGTGTGTGTATCTTCCAACACATCGTGTAACAGTGCAGCGCAAACCATGTCATCGGTTCCACCATAATCACGAACCAATTGTGCGACTGGTATACAATGTCCGTCAAAATACGGTTCACCTGTGTACTTACGACGTTGTTCCCTATGTGCGATTCGCCCATATTCAATATATGGATAATACTTGTCTTCAATGTCAATTTCGGAGTGCATAATAATGATTATTTGGAGTACCAGACAATGTGAGTGAACCGGGATACAACATCATCCGGCAGTTTGATAGTGTCTTCCGATTTAATTCCCCCAACACGGCCATACATTATCTGACCATCAACGACCGATGTCGTTTCGATGCGGATATTACTTTCTTCGGAATTAGTGGCCAAATAACCATGACCATCATCAAAACCAATAAATCCTTGATTTACTGATGCAATAAAGTCAGATATTTTCATCATATCCAACTCAACACTTTCTATCTGGTCAATGGGAGATGTTTTGTATTCAAATGGTATCATGTCATTCCTCTTCTTTACTATAAATACCACTATCTTACGTTTCCCGTACAGTGAATTTAAAAATTTGAATATGTAATAGTGACGAGGGAAGGACTCGAACCTCCAAACACACATTAAAATAATACCACTAAAATACCGAAGGATACGTTAGAAGTGTATTGGTTTTTTTAGTTGGTTACAATGTGTTGTGGGGACACTTATTTTCAATGGGCCGCTTTACCAATTAGCGTACCTCGTCATAAAAGAAAAAAATGTGGGGGGAAATTCAATATCCTTCGGTCCCCCCCACTTGTGCCGTAACCCTCTATCGAAAATTTTGTCTAACTTAAACGATGGTGCTACCACTACACTACGAGTCCTTGTAAAAATATAACACAAAAAGTATTGAGGACCCGCAGGGAATTGAACCCCGACTTATCGTTTGATTATTTCGATGGGCGTTTAGGCCAATAATGCCATAGCCAAGACTTCTGTTACAACACTAAACACCCCACATTTGGTAACGTGTTAAGTAGTTGAATCTAAGTCCAATGCTATAACAGTATCTTCAGTTACCCGACACCGTTGTGTAGGTAATTAAACAGTTTTTCAGCGGTCATGTCGGATGGTATTGCCACCACGTCATTCACCTCTTTCAAGGCAGAGATGACTGCGGTCAACAGGCGCGACCTCCGTGCGAGTATTTCTGCTCGTTGACGGTGCGACAGCATGCCTGTGAATTTTTGAGTGGTATATTCACCCAGTTCCATCACCGTGTCCTTGGTGGCGATTTTGGGGTCATATTTCGCCCCATCGCCCAATTTGCTCAGGTTGGGGTCAGTGAGAATGTACGCCTCTTTGACAGTTGTCTTGGCCGTGCCGGAAATTAATTCCGACTCGTGGATATCGCGTCCGACATACATTTCATTGGTCGTGCGCTTCCAATTTTCGTCATCATTCCTGACCGGTATATTTTCATACATCTCCTTCAATGTCCCAAATTCCAACAGGCTCTTTAGGCGCAGGAGTTCCAACGCTGTGAATCTTCCGAAGTTGACGTTGTCAACGACCAACACCACTGTGTTGGATTGATTACCATTCGTCCGCTCCAACGAAAATGCGGCATCAATATAATCCGCAGCAGCACTTTCGAGATACTTTAATTTTTCCTCGACGGTGGTTACCACCAGTTTGTTCGACCGTTTGGTTGGTTCGTCGATGGTGCCGGGGAGGGGCGTATATGTGCGTTTTTCGCCAACGAACGCCCCTTGCGAACCCTTAAAGAATTTGACATATTCTTCAAATCCTTTTTTGTACGACCCCGCCAGATGGTCAGTCTTTGCGAGTAATACTGTTAATTTCGTTTCCATTGTTAAGTGTTTAGGCAACAAAGATACAACACGTGGGAAACTTAGCTACTACATTAAAACATATTTTTTTAGCGAATATGTTAAATATGAATATAAATGTTTCGGAACATTGTAACAGTTACTTTCCGAAATCAATATGTTAATTGGTTGATACACATAATAATATACGGTATTGTGTGTATGCAGTAGTTACCCACAAGCACTACTTAGTACTTCAAAGTGAGTAAAAAAGAAAAAGCTATCAAGTGTATTATAATACCTCATTCCTTCATCCACAGCCTTTAGTTTGTCATTCTCAAAGCAATGTTCGTTTATAAAGTAAAGTCCTCCATACTTATCAATTTCAATTCTTCCAGTATAAAGGCTTTTACTTCCGTGCCATTTAAACTCAACTTTAGTTCCTTGTTTTAATAGCTTTTTCTTTTCTTCTGTTAATTGGTTTTCTCCTTGTATCATAATTTTTAGTTTACTATACCGTGCCAGTGTATAACACGGTATAAAATTCATTAAAACGAAATTTTATACCTGTCCGTTATATGCAATACTTTTCACTGAGTTCTTTACATACATCATACAGTTCCTCAGCACCTTCACCAGTCAAATAATGGCTGTGTGCTACTTTTAATTTCCACCATTCATCATCAGGTAGCATTTCTTTTAATTTTACCAATAATCGGTCAGCCCTTATTTGACTTTGCCATGCACCACCTTTGTTTCTAAATTCGTTCAAAGTACTGCATATAACAGCGTGTATATTCAATTGCTGCTTCTGTGCTTCTTTTTTAGTTTTATGTTTACTCATAATTTTGTTTTTTTAATTAAGTTTATCAGTTATTTACGCAACTGAAATATACACACAACCATTATGCACAAGCACTACCGAATCGCCTTTAAATAACATTCTCGTATTACTTTGGCATCCCAAAGAGCATTGTGTTTTTGACTTCCTTTAGTCATTCCTGCGTATTCCTCACGGCTTACATCAGGGTCAATTCCCTTAATCCTAAACAATGTACAAATGTCAAACGGTATGTAGTAGATTGCCTTCGGTATATTGAAAGCGTGTCCCCAAATTTGATTAAACAAAACCCAATCGTAAGAAAGGCAGTCAGACCAAATTTCTATATTCTCGTAAGGCTCAATAAATCCTTCAATCGCATTTCGTAGTTGTTCAGTGTTTATCGGGTTCGTGTTGTACAGGTTTGCTATTACATTATCCTTTAACCAATCGTCAATTTGGGTTTTGTCATAGTCGTTTAATTCACAGTAGAGTTCTCTACCATCTTCGGCAATCATTCCAATACTAATCAATGTAGTACCCTGATGTAAGCCTGTAAATTCTGTGTCAAAAAAGATTTTCATTCTATTCATATTTTAAGTTAATAATCCGTGCCAGTGTACAACAATGGCTATACGGTATTAAAACGACCGTTTAGCCCCATCGTTACCGGCAACGCTTCGACAACACATCATAAATGGACTTCAGTTTGATAGCAGCAAGCCGGTGCTGTTCATTTACCGCAGCCGAACTATCTAACACTTTTCGCCTATCTTTCTTAGGCGTGCTTTTGGAAAACTGCCAATCTTCAGCAAAGCTGCTCGGTGCGTTTCTAATAAGGCTTGCTGCTACCTTCAGTAACTCCGATAGGGCTATATCAACAGCACTGCCGGTAACAGGTGCATTGCTGCTATGTGGGCCGACGGAAGTTGTTTCAACTGTATTCATAAATTTTGCTTTTAGTTCTTAATTTGGGGCTGACGTGCAGGATTGCCCACACAGTCAGCAATGCTTCAACGTTAGCGGCTATACTACCTGTCCCTTAAAATCTTCACCCCAATGATTATCCAAATCAGCATAGTCCAGTTTGACAAGCCGATTTCCATAATAACCATAGTTTGACATTGTATCATCACCGCCAAAATGTTTTTTAAACTCTGAAATATCTGTTATCGTTTCCCATTGTTCTCTTGTAATTGGCCTTGCTTTTTTCATAATCAAAATCCATCCACCCATCGAACACCAAACCACAGGACATAATAAATGAGATGTTCCTTTTTCAAACTTGCCACTATTAAACTTCCACGTTTGGTTTTCACTGATATTACCAATTATGCCACGTAGAAAATGAGACCACTGACAAGTAAAGTTTGGTATCTTGACAACCACATTTTTAAACTCAATTACTATTCGTGTAACGCCTTTACGATTTATTTTCAAAGCTCACTACTGATTACCCGTACAGCCGCTAACATGAGTATTTATGTAAGTCGGGCTAACGGTAGTTAATTAATCGTTTTATCTTTATTCGGCTTTTGTTCAAGCATTGGGCTGACGAACATAAACTCCCGCCCTGCATAAATACCTGTTCGTTAGCACCAATACTACGAATGTGCTTCAAAAACTTGATTATCTCTTAATCGTATTCGCTCTCTTATAGTTTCGGCTAATCGTTCTACTTCATCAGAATAAGAACAAACAACTGTTCCATCATCCTTTTTTAAAACTATCGGCATTGCATTTGCGTACAATTCAAATAATACTTTGAATAGTTCTTTTCTGTGGCTATCATTTAAAATAGCCTCTCTTTGTTTTTGGTAATACTTTTGGTCTTTCATTCTATTTATATTTTGTTGTTAATAATCCGTACTGGTGCTAACAGCACATACACGCTATTTTGCCACGCTCAATCCAACGCTCACAGCGTGTATCTACAAAACGTTATGTATTAGTGGCGGAGGTAGCTTCTCTGTTGTTCGGAATTAGTGTTGGGTTTACAGACCAAATGCAAAACCGAGCTTTAATTTATCGCCACCTAATACATAACATTGTAAGCGTCAGTTGGGGCTATGTGCAGGTAATTACAACTTTTCCCCTATTCGGTTGTACAGGCAGATGGAATTGCCACCCCCTCGAATACCCAACCGAACGCTTATACAAGTGCCGTTATAGGTAAGGCTATTCTACCACCTTAGAAATTTTTTCAAGTTTGGCATCTAATAATTGTTTGAAATAGTATTGATGCGTACAGTTTGGATTGGAACATTTTTTTATGTTCACTTCATTTGTTTCACCATCAAATTTATGGGTGGTTAATATTTCACCTTCATTGCATTTACCACACTTGAAAATGTGAGTGTTGTTTACTTTTGCCATTCTTTTAAGTTTTGTGAGAAGCCCTACCTATAACAGCACATAGGTAATAACGTTATAGCCAATGCTGAATAACCAACAGGGCTAAAAACATTCCTATAATAATTAACACACCTTTCATCCACCAAAAGGGATTCTCGGTTGTCTTTCTTTCTCGTTCTAAGTCAATCCACTTGTAATCTGTTTGTTTTTTCATAATTCAAAATTGGTTAAAAGCACTGGCTATAACACGGGATAAAACAACTGTTTAGCCCTGTCCATTATAGGGCATTTACAATCCCACTTAGCTCATCAATCCAATCTTCGACCATTTTGAAAGCATAATCTCTTTCAGTCCAGTCATTTTTTTCATCCCAATTTTTCATCCTTCCCTGTAACTCCTTTAGGAAGTCAAGGTCTCTTTTTGATTGCTCCCACTTTTCCATCTCAAAGTCGGATTTTTGTTTGAAGACTACCTGTTTCAAGTCTTCAATTTCAGATTTTAGTTTATCGTTACTCATTTCGTTAAATTGACAATTATTAGTTCCAAAGCCGTCAATTCGTTAAGCACGACAAAGAATATAAACCATAAAAACTACTCACTTTTAGCTTTCATATCGTGTTTATACCTTATATAAGAGTTCACAAAAAAGAATAGGCTTGTAAGTAGCCAAATCCAAGTCGTAAAATCTCTATCGTTTTCAATGTCGTATGCAAATGCAATCCATAGTAACACGCCTATTCCAAATAAAATGTATCTCACGATTCCGTAATTTTTACAGGTCCATATTCAAGTCCGTTATGTACAAGCACTACTTATCGTATCCTAAACGAACTGCTGTGTTTCTCATAATGTCGCAAAGCTGTTCAGATAATTCAAACCGCCCTTTATTTATCTCAATGGATTTCATTATGTCTCCATCGGCGGTCCTTTCGGCGGCAGCTTTCCAATCGAAGAACATTTCCATCAAATCAAATAAATCAAACCCATTTACACCATTTTCGTAATGCTCAGGGTGATGGCTGTTATTTTTGTAATGATGATCAAGGGCTACTTTCAACCCCTTCAAAAACTCTTTGTACTCATCACTTCCATAAGTGCAATTTTTAAGTTTAGGCGTGTACTCATCAAATAATTCCTTTTCAGGGCTTTCCAGTTTTGAATTATCATGAACATTGGCACGTCTAATCAATTCACTTGCTGCCTCTACCAATAATTGGTTTACTCTTTTGATGTGTAGTAGAGTATCTGCTGTGCTATCGTATTTCATATTTATAAATTTTCGTTGTTAAACCCGTGTCAGTACATAACACAGGCTATAAAATCATTTCGTTCCTCAACGCTTCATATACACAAAACGTTAGGCTTCATTTGCCCACGCACACAAACCCAACATTTTTCTTTTGACATGTGCCTAAATTTAATGGTTGACAATATACAAAACCATAACATGTGATTAAATGCTTACTATATAAAATCTTCAATTTCCGCCTCCCAGTCTATACAATCACCTTCCCGGATATTGTCCATCAACCATTGTAACGCCTCTGGATATTCTGATACGCCGCCAAGGTGAATGTCATTACCATTTTCATTTGCCTCGTGTATTTGATCATAAACGTCGTTTGGCATTTCGACATCACATAATGTTACTCGGTAGGATATTCTTACCGTTAAATCTTTTACTGTTGCCATGCTTTATTCAGTTTTATTGTTGGTAATTTATACGACATAAAGGTTCCACTTTTCTTCAAAGAATTTCCAAAATCTCCAACAAGGTTCAAAATATCTATCCGATGAAAATTCTTTAACAATTTCCCCAAGGTTTTTCCGGCTATCACATTTTTTGCACGTAATCGATCCATAGCATTTTGTATTTGGAAAGCTACAACATAGCTGATTCAAATTCATCAACTGTGTCAAATCCAATATTAAACCCGATAAATTTTTTACCATCATGCACCAATTCATCGACACAGCCCTGCGTGTCAACATAGAAAATTTGCTGTCCGGAAAATCCTTCAAGGTTTAAAATTTCAGCAACAACTCGTTCGGCTGAATTTGTTATCGACATACCAACATTGGTATCTTCCAACAGTATAAATGCCGGATTTACAAGTTTTACAGTGTAGTTTTGCATAGCACAATTGAATTTAGCGGAAGTAGTGAGGATCGAACTCACACACCAGTTTACCGGTGAACTCGGATTAGCAATCCGGCACTTTACCATTCAGTCATACTTCCGAGCATTATCCCCAAACAATACCGTTTACACATGCACGGCAACGTTCATCATAGTTATCATCTGCCGCAGTGTATTCAGTTGACCGCCATGTTCGATAAAATCCGGTAGGAACCACGCCGGAACCACCACATACCGGGCATTTATGGGGCATCGGCTTAATTCTCGAAGGTTCATACTTCGGCAATCGTGGGGTTAAAGTTTCTTCAACTTCAGTTAGTTTACACATAACATTTGATTTAATTAGTTTAAATAATTCAGTGTAGGGATGAGCGGATTTGAACCGCTGACCTTCTTCTTATCAGAAAGATATTCTAACCAACTGAACTACATCCCCATTATTTTAATAGTTCCCTTATAAGCAATAACGCACCTATCACGTTAATTATAAGTAGTGCGGTTATTATTGTCACAGCATGTCGCGTGGTCATGGTTGAATTTGTTATCATCCCAAATTCTGCCCCTATATTGACCAGCAGTAATTTGATCACTCGTCCAATTACAGTTTTTTGAATCATTCATACCCCTTGTTTTATTGTGGCCCGTGAAGGAATTGAACCTCCAACCTGTTGATTATGAGTCAACTGCTCTAACCTATTGAGCTAACGGACCTTAATAAATGCGGAGATTCGGGAATTGAACCCTGCCCTTGTGCTTTTCAGGCACACGCTCTCACCATGTGAGCTAAATCTCCTTGTTAACAACTCAAACTTCTTCTTTTAAACGATCCACCATAATATCCCGGCTTTCCCGGTCAATTATAAGTGATCCATCGGCACCTTCACGTGCTACCAATGCAAATGTAAGCATATTACCAACATCATGATGGGCCGATATTAGAGATTGGTTTAGATATTCTGAATACTCACGTTGCAATTCGTCATATTTAGAATGCCAATATTCAACCTCAGCGGTGAGATTGTCGACCTCATTGCATAGTGAAAGAACCGTTCTGTCAAATGCATTTGTTTTCATCGTAGTTATTTTTTACGTAGATTCTTTAGATCATTGTACCGATCTATAAATATCATCTTTTGCAATGCCGAGGATGATATATATGGAGGTGTCATATGGTTGTTTAGCAAAAATTTTTCTTCATATTCCAATGCAGCATGGTCCGCAGCTTTCACGGCAGGTGGCATGTCATCATCCAATCCAAATTTACGATATATAGCTTTCATCAAACTTTTTTCCAACTCAATGTACTGTGGAAGTTTCTGTTTTATTGGCGACGGCATATCAGTTAAATATGCTTCAGATGCATCGTGTAGTAATGCATGTAGTCGTATTTCTACCGGTTCATCCTGTACAAATTCTTCGCACCATATTGAATGTGCGGCAACTGAATAAAATACAGTCGTATGGCCGGAGAATCTGCATGTGTGACTAAGTGCATGTGCAATATCCACGATATTAATATGTTCCGGTTTAGGATCGAAAACATTTATAAATTTACCTGTAAATGTTTTGATCACACCAAGTTCATAAGCATTTATTTCGGAAATTTTCATAATTAAAATTTATATGTGTATTAATAAGCATGAACTATTGTGCCGCCAACTTGGTGCCCATGTACAAGTATCCCCTGTGCGATATGCCAACGGGTAGAACTGGACCATATCTTACCGGTCGAATCCACACATGTAATTCTATCGAACGACTTCGATACCAAAATTATTGGTGGTGTGAGTTTTGGAAACTCACAATCCGGGTTGTTGCATATGTCCGATGTACAAGACGCCATCAGGCATAATATTAATAACAGTCTCAACATAACTCTAATTTAATTGTGTGTGGTATGATTCGGGTTGCGTTGTACCATACTTCATAAGGTATTTTCATACAATAATCGCAATCACATGGTTCCGGTTCTAACTCATAAGTACTCCATTGCTCTACATAGAATAATTCCTCAGCAATTATTTTCTTTTGAGCTAATCTCGCTTTACCTTTACTCGGAATTACTGCTGCGCATATACCGCATTTATCATGACCATGTATTTTTGACGCATTTTTACTCATTCCGTATGGTCGCATTATTTCTCCTTTTTAATTCTGGTGCCTCCGGTAGGACTCGAACCTACAATGTTTACCCTGTGGGACTGGTTTTACAGACCAGTGCGAGACCAACCATCCTCGCAGCGTCGGCATAAAATGGCGGGAGCCATAACCATCCCGCCATTCCGTAAGGTTTCATTACATTGTCTTCTCTTTTTAGTTTTTAACTGGAACTGGAAAATCAATTGCTGATAAAAGCGTCATCAATCCATAATCGGCTTCTTCCCAAGTATTTCCACGGATTGTGAGACCAAATGTACCAGTACCTAAACATGCTACAAAATTTGGACCGATCAATATCGGCCTTCTTGCCCAAAATTGCTTCAATTCTTTTTTTGAATATTCAAAACTTTGGAAGTGCTGCAAAAACGGATACATATCATTATATGATGTAATCGTAATAACTGGTATTCTAACCATTTTAATTATCATTGGTTTGTACTCCTGTCCGGACTCAAATCACATAACCGTTCTTAGCTGCTGGATTTTAAAAATACCACATGTCTGGCAATTCCACTACAGAAGGATATAACTTAAATTTTTTGGGTGTCTAACGGGACTGCTATAGACACAGTGCCCACAGAGGGACTCGAACCCCCAAAATACCTGTTCCTAAGACAGGCGTGTATTCCAATTCCACCATGTGGGCAATAATTAATACATTAGTTCCGGGTCTTGCACAAACCCGTAATTTTTAAGTTTTGCGATTGTTGAACCAGTTGAAATTGAACCAATTTTTTGTATCAACTTAATCATATACTCAGGTGTGATTTCCCAATTGCGTTTTTGAAATGACATCATCCTGTTGATTAGCTTGTATAAATCTTTCGAGTCAAATCCATCCGCAGGTATAAGCCGTCTCGCCATAATATCATCTATAACTGTATATGATGGACATATAATAGTGTTGGTTAAACATCGAACAGCAACTTGATTACATGTTAGATCAAACCCATTTAACAGTGTTAAAACATCATCATCAAGAGTTAACTTGTTTACACTGTCACCTTTATCAATAAATTGTATTTTATATGTTTTAGAATCGTGCTTACACGTGAACTCATCCATTACCCCTCCACAGCTTCGAGTTAATTTACAATCATATTTGCGGCAAAATTCGTGTATAAGCTGCACATCATTTCTATTGGATGATGTATAAAATACATCAACATCGTTATATTGTACCCCCAATATACTATCACGGATTGCGCCACCGGCAACCACTATGGTTTTACTATCTAAGTTACCCAACACAAATGCTAAAAAGTTGTCAATTTTAACAGTTTGAGGGATGAGCTTATCATACGTTATAAACATATTATTAAAATTTTATGTGAACAATCAAGTTAGTAGTTGTGGATGGATTTGAACCACCGACATCCTGTTTGTAAAACAGGTGCTCTGACCCCCTGAGCTACACAACCAATTAGTTATATTTATCAACTGAAAACTTAAAATGCGGATATTTTCGCCTTAGTCCCGGAAGTATTATTTTATCAATTATTTGATACAGATTCATGCTCTCAATTCGTTTAAACACCCTAAACACATTTGGATACGATATAAGTGTTTTAATTACCTGATATTTATCCTTCTCAAAGAATTTTTTGGTAAAAACAATCTCTTTGATATATTTTGATGCCGGGCGTATGCCGTCCCCGAACCGATCACCCGACCACATCTCTTCTGCCTCGTCCCCCCAATCACTTCCCGGCATACTATGTCCTGCATTGATGGGTTCGGACTTATACACGTCGGACATTTTGTCCCCATCCAATGCAATGCGAATAGACATATCTGATCCGATTTTGCGACGAGGGTCAATATGAAATAATTTATCTCGCGTGGTAGATAAACGGTCCTTTCCCCATATTAAATCTTGTTGTAATATACGAGGGAGTGCTTCAAACGATGTGAAGTGGTATACGATGCCAACGTGTTTTCGCTCATTTAACAATTGATACAGTTTTGTTAACTTCATATCACTCCAATTGCGATGGACAGAGGACTCGAACCCCAACCAAGCTACTAACCCGGTCCACCAGTTTTCAAGACTGGGGCAGCACCCACTGGCCGCATTATCCATCAAACATACATTAATGGCATGTATTTATGCAAGTATCGCACAATATATATGCCGACTGATATACTGGAACTGTGTCACACATTCCCGATGACAGTTCAACACCTTCAAATCGGGAACTGTTTATTTTTTGAGTTATCCGAATTTTCTCAGATGTGTGCGTATCAATTACAATATCACCAACTTCAATTCCATTAATCGGAAATTGAGAGAGTGGATGATATTCACTATCGATACACCCCATAAAAATCAAAAAACTAATTAATGTTAATAGTCTCATTTTATACTCCATTTTCAAATAGTACCTACAAATATATATCAAAACAAGTTAATTGGAAGACATAGATGGAATCGAACCATCGTATCAGGTTTTGCAGACCTGCACCTAACCACTCGGCCATATGTCCAGTTTCAAATTGTTTTTAAATTAAAAAAAAGGGGTGGGGTTAGAATTTTTAAGACCTCGGTCACAGGAGTGTTAGCATATTTCAGGATTGCTCCATTGTCGCCGTCCCCCGGCCCCTTTTAATTGACGGTAAGAGCGAATCAAGAGTGTTTTATCCTGTGGCTACAAAGAAACACACAACGTTCGCCCGGATTTTTAGATTCGCTTCACCATCATTTTTGTTTAGGCTACTTTATCCGCACTTCTTTGGCGACCACCCCAACCAGTTTGCATCAATTTCACCAAGGTAGCATAACATCTTCATTGGTTAGAATCCGACTTCTGCTGCCTATCTTTTTTTATTAACATTTTGTACCGCTGACAGGACTTGAACCTGCACGACCATTACTGGTCGTTGGGGCTTAAACCCAATGTGTCTGCCATTTCCACCACAGCGGCAAATAATCAGATCACAAATCTCCGACATTAAACGGGACTCTGCCAAACATTTGATTAGATATTTTTTTATATAATATGTTAAATTGGTTATTTGATAACGTTAATTACCGCATCATTAAATATGACAAGAATATCGTCATTCACATCATTGACCACCCGCATTCCGGAAATCCCGGCTCTTGAAAGAAATTCACTAACATCTTTAAATGATTTCAGATGGTTGCGGTAAATTCGCATCAGGAATTCATAGAATTCATATACATCAGATAAAACAGAGAATTTGCCATACTTTGGATTATTGAAAAACTCATCGGCCTTGAACCATGACATAGATTCCAACTTCAATTGCCTGTATATTTTTTTCAATTGAGTTGGCGTGACTTTCTTATATAATATATCTGCTGAAGGGTCTATGGTCACTTGCGTTACAACTGGACCATACGTTTTAGCCCGATTCGGATCGGAAATAAAATATAAACCATACCCATGATAATTCGATATAGAACGACCCCCCTGCCCTATTTTAGACATTGAGAATTTCTTTATTGGCATAGATGAGCCATGATACCACGTCATTTTTGATGTGGTATTAATACTCTCAAGAATATGCACTAATTGCATTACACTGAATCTGTCTTGTCCTTGGCAGCTTTAGTTGCCAATGCGGTGGCCTTTACCTCAGAAGGGTCTCGGCGATTGGTTTTTTCCCGAAAATGTTTTTGCTGAATTTCACTTGGAAACTTTTTCCACAACCAATGCTCGATTATTTCACCCTTTTTGTAACGGCTCCAGTCAGATGTGCATTCGTAAAGTTTCATATAATCCTCCATAATGTTTGTAAATATAAATAGTGAAAATATTGATCAATCGTCAAATTCATGATTGCATTTGTTGCATATATACTTATAACCCATGTATTTGCCAATATCCACGACCACATGATGGCGGACATGAAAATACATACACCACACAAGTTTCAATGTTTTCATGATTAAATGTGTTTTGCGGTGTATATGGGAATTGAACCCATCTGATGTCCTGCGTGACAGGCAGGTGGCCACACCATGCAGCCCCATACACCTAAAATTACGGTTAGTAGTGCCGACGGGAATCGAACCCGCGTCACCGGATTGAAAGTCCGATATCTTAACCACTTGACCACGGCACCAAATTAATCCTCATCGTAATGTTTATATAATCCTTCCATATACCCAATTATCCGCATCATACGTATTTTGACATACGTATTTTGAATTTGACGGGCTTTTTCGGCAAATTCTTTAGAAAACGCATCAAGTTCTTCTTTGTTAGATATTTTTTCTACACGTTTTTCAAATTCGTCCAAAATATCCCATTCTTTTTTTGCACGGCGGGAAACACTATACATTACCCACCCAAATAGTATAGTAACAATTACGATGATTAAGATTTCCATAGTCAATTGTAATTTAAAATTGGAGCAGGTGCTGAGAATCGAACTCAGATATTCGGTTTGGAAGACCGACACATTACCGTTATGCTACACCTGCAAAACGCTGTCGCAATAGGACTCGAACCTATAACAACTGATTAACAATCAGACGTGATACCATTTCACCATACGACATCCCCGGCTTATTCGGGAGCTACTTCACTCGTCGAATCAACAGTGACTGCCGGAGTATCGGAACTTACCGGCGCGTCGGGAGACGATTCAGGTGTTGATGTACAGGACACCATAGCCATGATAATGATGACCCCCAACATACAATACAAAACGTTCTTCATAAACATAAATACCTCAATTTGGTTTGTTAATAAAAACTCGACGCTCTGATGGGGATCGAACCCATATCATGAAATCCAAAGTTTCAGATGTTACCATTACACCACAGAGCAATTTGTGACCTGAGTTGGACTCGAACCAACGTACTCGTGTTAGGTTCGCCCAAGATCATTAGGGAAGCCCGACCTAACCGTCAGTGTGTTTTATCCCGTTAAACTACCAAGTCGCGGCTTCTTCTCATGCATGAGTTTTTTTAATTGCTCCGGCGACAGGACTCGAACCTGCAACCTATTGATTACAAATCAATTGCACTACCAATTGTGCTACCCCGGAATGGACAGGCATTTTTTATTGTTCTTTATGCGGCTACCCTGAATCCCCACACATCAGTTGAGAGCGACCCAACATTCGTGGATCAACCGGGACTTGAACCCGGACCATCTACCTTGCAAAGGTAGCGCATTATCCATTTTTGCTATTGACCCATTTTTTGTTGCAAATGTCGGACTCGAACCGCAATACTAAGTCCCAAACTTAGCGTGTTACCTGATTACACTACATTCGCAATATATTCTTTTATTCTTTTTTGTACCTTCGGAAGGAATCGAACCCTCATTGCAGGAGTAGAAATCCTATGTCTTATCCGTTAGACGACGAAGGCAGTTGCTCTATCCTGCTGAGCTATGGGAGTGAAATAATCTACTTCAATTACCGGCAAGCTCACCCATTTGTAGCAACGGAGAGAATCGAACTCCCATGTCTTAAAGTTTTTACATTATTATACTTTAAAACCTATACAAGTAATGAGCTTGTATCCACCAGAGCGTTGCTATATTTATTTTTGTAGTCAGGGCTGGATTTGAACCAGCAATGGACAGTTCGGCGCCTGTCCTCGAAAACCACGGTCTGTCTCCGTTTATCTAGCGTCTACCAATTCCGCCACCTGACTATTTTAGTTGTGAATGAAATGCTTTATCAGTTCCATCAAACTCAACGGCTCTATAGTACGTGTTTATCCCTCCTATCATCTTTCCATCGTCCTTATGGCAGTCACAGTCTTTAAAACATTGACAACCCTTATAACGGAAGATGTATCTTTCATCTTTTTCCCACTTTCTAAAGTTTTGTCCATTGTGCTCAATAATTGGTAATGAGTTTAGAAACTCATTTGATACCAATCGTAATGGATTAAGTATCTTCTTCATTGTTTGATAGTTTAAAAACCAACCCGCCCACTCCAATTGTGGAGTATTTTAGTATGTCCAAGAATCGGCATTTGCTCAAATTCTCTGCCTCTGTCAACGGCAAGTTTAACGACTTATTACAAAACTAAAATACATTCATCCAGACCTAAACACCTCTTGGATGGTGTTGGTAACAACCTTTCTAAAGGGCATTAATATCCAGTTACGACTGGTGTTACCTGTCTGTAATGAATCGGGTTGGTTATTTTAAGTTAGAAAAAAATCCCATATAAAGAAGCCTTTTATATGGGCAAACTGGTACCACCCAGTTTCATGGTACTTCAGCAAGGTTCTGCCTAACAAACCTAATAATATTTTCGGCAGTTGGTTATTATTTCACCCGGCTTGTAAAGATGAATTTTACCCAATTACGAAGTCACTTTATAATACTCAAACAGCCAAAGTGACAAATCGCATTTGGTAGATGCGTTTTCTGTTTGAGGTTTAATATTTGATCAGAGTAAAAAAACAAATTTCAAAGAACAAAACCTCTGATTAAACCACCCCGCTTCGGTCTATCCACACGGTGGTTTTTTTATTCTTAGGCACGGAAAAAAATTGCAGAACTGTCGTGTTTGCCTTTTAAATTCAGCCGGTTATACCCTGACAGTTGGGATGCGGTTAAACCCCGCTCTTTGCCACTCTGCAGTGAACTACCCATTTGCTAAAGACAAATGGGCTTCGGGCTTCACGGACGACTGCTGATTGCTCAGTCTAACATCATCTCCACCCGTGTAATCGCCAGTTCCTGACGATATTGTTTTTAATCCTTCTTTCAGAATGTTCTTTGCAGCATTTAAATCACGGTCTAAAACGTGTCCGTTTTTGCAAGTCCATTCTCTTATTGAAAGATTTAAGTCTTGATTTATCCAACCACACTCACAACAGGTTTTACTTGATGGGTAAAAGCATATAAATCACTATATAAGATATCAACGTTATTGTCAATGGTATAGTGTCTTAATTCAAGTTTTTTTGCATATCTTTTGCTATCTGGGCATACTCATACGCCTCATCTTCAACACAGGCTTTAATAAATGCCTGTAAATCTTCATCTGTTGCATCTGTTAAAAACTGTACGACCTCATCTTTATTTTTGAATAATACGGAAGGTCTACAAAGCTCTTCATACCGTTCAATCAATTGTGATAACGTCATTTTTTTCATATATCTATTTTTGGTACCCTTGGAAGGACTCGAACCCTCATCTTCGGAGCCGAAATCCGGCATTCTATCCATTGAACTACAAAGGCAAATGATGTCCGATGAATACATTGCCGACACACTACAATATATTTACCGGACCCGCACAATACACATATTTTGTGTTACGACATACTGTTTCCAGCATGAAGGCACAAGGAAGGGTTTCTAATCCGCTTCTGAATCTTCACGAACTCCTGTGTGCTGCCGAGCTTTTTAAAAAAACTCTCATGGTCACCCGCAACCTAAACGGTTAAGTTGGTAGGGGCCAATAACGCTAAAATGTCAAACAACTTTTATACAACTTTTGTGGCAGGGGCGGGACTCGAACCCGCATCATCCGGCTTATGAGACCGGCACTGGTGGCCATTCCAGACTACCCTGCTATGTACCCCCGGATGGAATCGAACCATCGTCTTACGATTAAAAGTCGAAGCTCTACCATTGAGCTACGAGGGCATATACACAAACGCCCCGATTTTTAGGCCGGGGCGTTGTTGTACATGTACAACATGTACGTTTTATAACCCCTGTTTATGATTCTGTCCACCCATAGTCACTCCTACATACAATAAGTAGTAGGAAAAAGTTCAAAAATTGGGGGAGAGAATGAAAAACCCTCCAAACACCTCTCCCCCGGCAAAAGGCTATCTTACAGGGTACAGTTCATACCCTTTTCGGTTTGCATCAATGGGGGTAAGCGTTTTTTCCAAGGTGCAAGCCCCGGTAAATCGGGCAAATTTGGCATTGATACACACCAATGTTTGCGGATTTTTTGTTCTGGCCGGTGTAAATTTGTATCCCGTGGGATTCTTAACAAGAAACAACCGGGGACGTTTGTTTGAAGCATCCAAAGTAGCCGCAACCAACTCAATGGTTGTGCCCTTTTCCATCTCCTTCACAGTCATAAACTGCTTGGCAGCATCCCGCGACAGTGCAGCATACCCACGTTGTGAGATGGTGAATCCGGGATTTTTATCCATTCGGCCTTGCGATTTTCCAACAATAAAGACTATTGTCAGCCCACCGGTTCCACTTTGGGTTGCTTTTGTCGTTTTTGTTGCTGTGTCCATTTTGTTTTGTTTTGTTGTTTAGGATACAAAGATATTACAAAGGTTGTAATTTGAAGCGATGTCAAGACATATTTTTTATTATAATTTGTTAATAAGTTAATATGTTAATGTGAACGCCCTATGGTATTGGTATACATCACGTGGTGGCACGTTTCTTTTTATAGGATGCGCTATATACACACGCACACAATCGCCTGTACAGTTAGAAGTAATATACCATATCATATCCGCATCCCTTCGTCGATTTGTAAACAACACTGAATTGCGGATATTGCGAAAATAATGCCGATGTGATACTATGTTTATCAACACATGTGAATCTCGCATGTGATCCACATACTTGACGACGTGCGTAGCCTCAGATGGTTTGTTGGTTATATACACACAATACTGCGCTATTACTGGATTCATTAATAGAAACCACATACAAAATAGGCAGCCTATGTATTTCAGCATCATTTCTTTAATTTTGAAATGCTCGCATCTTGTTAATGGCCGACGGCATTTTTACCAACACATCTTCCTCTGTTTCGCCGCTAATTACCACCCCATGAACATCCCCACAAACTCCAACATACATTCCGCTTTCTTTGTCTTGAAACAACGTTATCCGATATAGCCGACTCTGTTTCCAAGGGTACCCGGAAGTTTTGTCCAAATAATCGTCCAGAACCTCGCCTATGGTGTCGCCCGTGGCCTCATTACCGTCACCATACTTAGTAACAAACCGGCGACGGGATGTGTCATATTTAACATTGTGAATAGGATGACTGTTCATTTCACGAATTACGTTCATCGCCCAGTACAGAGTCAAATAAGTGACAAACCACCCCACAGCGAACGAGATCGCAATCCCTATCAATGTTATTTCAGTAACCGTCATAATCTTCCAATTAAAATAGGTTAATATCACATATAGTTTAAATGTGAGTTGTTATACAAAGATACAATCATTGTCACATGTCTCGCTACAATGTTAACATATATTTATTTTCGTAAACTGTTAACGTCGACCGGAAGTGGCTATAACCGCCCCACAAACCCCTAATATAACCGCCCCCATTCCTATATTTCCCCACATGCTAAGGGTTTCACGTCGACGACACTCATCGATAGTCTTTTGTAAGCTCTGCGATAAAGCATAATACTTACTCATTTCAACCTTTGCCGTATTTGCATCAGCTATTATTCGTAAATTTTCCTCTCGCATGAGGTCGAGATTTTGCCGAATACCCGCTACTGTTTCATCGTGTAATTTGGATTGACCAGCTATAATAGTTGTAAGCGAATCCATTTTTGCAATGTAGGTGCGACACTCAACACCCCTCCGCGCCCACATATCAACTACACGCAATTTTTCAATCGGGATTATTGCCGTTGAATCCAGTGCATTGTATATAATATCTCGTTCTATCTGTGCATTGATTGAAATCGGCACCAGAACGAATATAATCATTATCAATGTTTTCATTGCAATTTAGATATCTGATTAATTGATTGAATTATTGAATCTTTTTCAGTCGAAGGTTTTATGGCATAAAAATCCCTAACAACCTCCGTCCTGTATTTGACAATTGTATTTACAATAGTGTCCCGCTTGACCATCAGACTATCTAACTTCAGGTCAATTAATGTAAATTGACTGTCCAAAGATTCTGTTATCTTTAATGGAAGTGAATCGACAATTGGCGGCTGAATATATTCACGTTTCAATTCAAGGTAGAACATAAATCCTACCATAAGCAAGGTGATTATAAGCACTGCAAATATGGGAAAATTATTTTTCATCCGTTGTCTCTGAATTTTTAGTATTTTGTAAATATGAAGAAATCAGTTTTTGTAGATCGGCAACTTGATCATTCATCTGGTTAGCTTTAAACCGTTTAATGGATGCGTTTAAAGCTAATATTGTGAATATAAACAACACAAGTCTGCCGGAACGAGTCGTAAGTACTGCCCAGTCTGAAAATAGTAACGACCATTCCATAAATGATACGCCAATGAAGAAAATTAGCATAGCCGCAATAAAATGTTTCAAGTCCATGTTTTAATATTTTTACGTGAATAATGTTTTTTACTCTTGTGTATAATTGTACGCCGCTTTGCGCCATGTTCACCAGTCACGATAGCATGTTCGACAAAATTTCTTGTTTTTATTTTCTTTACCTTTTTCATTTTAAATAAGTAGATCGCGAACCGTCATTCATAACATACTTGTTATTGCTGTCGATAACCGTTTTGCAGTCTGAGATCGATTTGACTCATCGTAATATAAACATAACAGTTCCGTAGGGTATGTAACTTGATCTGACATATCCAATACTGTTAATATTTTTTCTTCCAAATTGTCAAGCGTATAAAATACACATGATTTATTATTTAATACATTGGGTTTAGTATCAATTTTATTATACTCATCCGGTTTAAATAGCACACATCCCATTATTGCCGATTCAATATCGCGGGGGGCAAGTTCCCCATATCCAAAAGGTGCAAATAGAATGCGTGACCGGCTCATCAATTCATAATATTCGTTGACATTATATTTTGCACCGGGCGGTTTTTCTACCACAGTTAACGCATGTTTACGTTGTATATTACGTATCGCATCTACAAGTTGTAAACGATATTGGCTATAATACTGCCCGTGATTTATTCCAAATTCAAGGTTCATCACATTTTCATATGAAAACACAATATTAATGTCAATATTTTTTGTAGGTTGTGTAATTGGCTGATGGTGATGCATTGTAGTAGATAACCAATTCGTCCCCGACAATTTTATTGATTTGATGATGTAATCAACATCCGGGACCGCATACCCATCATTCTTTGAAACTCCCCAATAAAATCTACCACTCACAAGTTGTTGTTTATACAACTCTGTTTCTTTCAGTAATCCATTTTTAATCGTCCCCATATAATTGAGATCATCTCCAACCATGCGAATTATATCAGCAATACCTTTCAATGAAGTTGAGTCCTGACCATCCCATATAATGTATGGTCTGCCGAGTAATTTTAAATATTTAACCCCAAGTTCCACTGCTGATGATAATATCAAATCCTTGTTTAACAAAGATGCCTGTGACACAACATAAATGTCAGCAGTTCTATCAAAAACAGACGTTAATTTAACTTCACCTAATGCAGCAAGTTCTTCCGCACAATTGATCAACGGTCGGAAAGTAGTTTCACTCCTGTGTTTGAAGTGTTCGAGCAATGCTAATTTTATCATGTTTTCAAGTTAGCATTGCAAATATACAACAATTATGTATTGCCACATCAATTGTATAAATTTATATTACTAATATATGTTAAAGCCTCTTTGGAATGTATTTGATGTATCGTGTTTTGTCAAATACCCCCCTGACATCCCCTGCCAATTCACTATACCGCGACCGGTACAGGTAATAGTCTTCGAGGGTAAAGATTATGCCCAACTTCTCCCACATGATTCTGAATTCCGGGGCCGACCAAAACACTGATAAATAGATGAGGTCTAAGTCATCTACCATATCGACAGTTAATGTTGATGGTTTATGTTTTGACCTCCCCATGTGAAATTATTCGTATAAGCACGTTTGACCATTTTCCAAGTGGATCAGACAGACCAACTAAAAAATCGACTTTGTAAACATGTCGTTTATTCATTAAATCCCGCACGGTCCATATACCATCATATATACCAGTACCAGACACTTCAATAACCGCGCCAAATCCAATCTCAGCAAACAAATCCCGCGATATAGCACACCATCTTAACGCTAAAGGGTCATTCAGATCAATCACAGACATGTCAGCCGTAATTCCGGGATTTGAATTTGTCTGTTCCGGAACAGGTTGATAACATGTTGCAGTAACCACATATGCTTTATACTGTACGTGTGTATGTGGATTATGGGCATGTTTTATCAGGCACATGCATATCAACAGTGTTATTATCGACGCCCTTATCATCAGCTACCCCTTTAAATTTAGAAATTCCTCTCATCATACCCTCGGTATAGATTATTTGTTCGTCTAATATTGCAAGCTCCTGTTTGACAGCGTTCAATTCCCTACGTTTTATAGCATATTGCGTAAGTAAATTGTAATAAGTTTCAGATACATCATCAATATTCATATTTGTTCATTAGATTATGTGCGGTGATTAATTTATATCCATCGGTTTGTAATAGGCTTACCCCTAATTCATCAGCAATTTTCAAAACCTCCATATATTCCTCGTCAGTATATATCGTGGTCAGATGATACAATACTATAAACGTATTAAATAATGTACTCCATGTTGCCCTGTTGGATGTCTTATCTAACAACCATTTATAAATCGCATCATGTGTATTTAATCTTTTCTGCACTGTCTTTGTATGCGCCATAATTAAGAAAAAAACAATTGTGACATATTAGGTCCAAATTATCAATTTTATGGTTTGTTTTATCGCCATCTTTCCACACCAACAACAACGGTACTTTATTGTCTGTCAATCTGGCTTCACCAAAACCACATTTCCGACATTCCTCCTTCATCACCCCCTCTCTAAGTATCTTGGCTTTTAACTTATAATGCTTATATTCCGGATGTGCACCCACCATTAAGTCGTAAATAGATATTTTATCTTGCGCATCGGAATATTGTATGCGACGGGTCAACGCCAACGCTTTCTGCGATTCTCTGTGTAGCTGATATAAAGTTTTACCTGTTGGCCCATCTATATACGATTGTGCATACTTCTTATAAGTTTCCATTGAAATTCTTAAAAATCGGGCAGCCTCTGAATTAGACGTTGTTTGCGACATAGCATATCTAATATCAGATTCCAATAAATTGTAACTTGTAGTTTTCCTAAGCATGTTTGGATAATAGTTTTAATTCATACAAATGCAGCCACCATGTAAGTGCGGCTATTATCATTGCATCTACCAGTATATATAGTAAAAGTATAGCTAAATTATGCATAGTTAATATGACATGCAACCCCCCACGTAACATAACAAGATACCATTCACCGTCAGTTACAGTCATGTCAACATGTAACACCTTTGCGGTGTAATCAAATATGTACGGTGTCATAAACCCTGTTGTTATTACCATCCAAACTGATACCCATACTGAAAAACATAAAAAACATGATAAAAGTTTATATATGAATGGATATCGTTTAAACCGCAATCTAAATGGGGTAAATAATGTAGATTCCACCACAATTAGAGTAATGCAATATGTGCATAATGCTTTTAACAGAAACACTACCAAACTGCAAAATATATATTCAATCATTTTAAAATTGTATTATTTTTGGCGTAAGTTTTTATCCCATTTATAGCAAACCGATGTATATTCATAATTGCCAATTCACTATCGCCGGTATATATCAGGCAGGGTGTACCGGGTTCTGCATTTTCCAATAACACATCGACTTGTACATCAGTATAATAATATGCCGATTTAAGTTCTGACCTAAGTAAGCGTATAAAATCGGCATTTGTCATATTCTCAACACCAATGTCAAGAAACACGTCAACCTTTACGGATTTACAATCCCCACACCCCATATATATGTTATTTGATTTCCCGTTTTCGTTCAGCTATCAATTTACATTTTTCGTATGCTTCAATTTCCCTATAATATTCATTTAACGTGTTAAGTATTTGTATTTTATCTGTATAACTTGTTCCCGTTGGCCACGGTACATTATCAATTGGTGTTAACACAACAATGTGAAATAAATCGTCAAGAACTTCCCGATTCATTTCTCGTGGTTTATTAAACTCAATCATCATGTGCTTTTGATTTAGTGTCAGTTTTTGTTAATCTAAATGGCAGTCGCCCCATTCCTTCAACAACCTTTTCTGACCCAATAAACGCCAGACTCCATATAACAGTATCTACAAGTCCCGTAAATACGTGTTCGGAAATTTCCAATCCATAGAATACGTGGCCTATAATTATAGCCGATAATACAGATGTTAGTAACAACGCCGCAAATCTTTTGGCAGATAATTTATCGCCAATATCCGATAATATCTCGCGTATAAATGTCACGCCATCTCCTTCAACGCATCAACATCTGCAAATAATTGTTGACTTACCCGATGGTTATTTCCAGTGTTGGTAGACCGGTAACCAACCAACCCGTTGCTATAAATTTTGTTCACAATACCTTTTGATCTAAAATACTCTGAATGTGTATCGGTATTTTCAACCAACATACCAAGGGATATTCCCGAATATGGTTTATTGATGTTGTCGTTTATGATATTCTGTAATATGCGATTTATAGCCTCTTTTGGTAGTTCCTCGTCGGGGGACGGTTCATCCAAATCAGGCAAATCCCCGCCCATATCACCCCCCATATCTGCTGTTTCATCGGATTGGGCATTGTTATTTGCCGCCTCATCATCACCGCTTAATTTTTTTTCAAATGCATCACGTGTTAATATAGTATCACCTACTTTGATATGTTCAATACTGCGGTAATCAAATGTAGCGGGACTCCCATCTACCCGATAGCCAACACCCTCAGTACTATCTTCAATATCAGACATGTCCGCTATTGACAGATACTTGCCATCGACATACACTTTCAATTTGACATCCATTGAAAGATATTGGCTTAAATAATCCGGGTCGAAATATATCATATATGGTCTCGTTTACAATAAATATTATCTACGATGACCTTTATGTTCCTTCTTATCTGATTTTATCTCTTCTTTTGTATCAGAGGTAGTATTTACCTTCTTTTTTTTGGACTTAAATTTTTCAACTTTTTCCATACCATCTAATCGATCCAAATCAACATTGGTCAGCCAACTCATAATTATCCTATTTTAATTAACAAATTTGATAGATCATTAAATTTACTTACTTTCAATTTCAACCCCCTTACAGTGTATAATTCTTCCGGTTCTGCATCAACTATTAATTCTGAAATATGATTTAGTAAGGTCAAATCCGGGGATGTATGCATGTCAATGTATATAACAACATCAGTGTCAAACGAATCAACATTTGTGTTGAATTTTATTTTTGATGCAAGTGGCATCATAGTGTTAGGTTGTTCTCGCGCCACATATTGTTCAATATAAAATTGTGGCATGTCCGTTAACAATAAATCACAAAATGGTTCCACATATGCTATAGCGTCCATTGTCGCATTTGTTAATACAATGGTCTTATGATATCTTGGTGGTACAATGGGTTTTAGGTGTTCATCATGTTTTACCATACACCCCCATTTACGAATGAAATTTCGTGTACTTTTAATATTTTGTTGTTCCCATTCTTGACTATTTTTTCCCGGCGTTGTTAACGTTGGATTGTATCTGCTCCCACGACACGTCATGTGATAGACATGTCCCTCCCATGTTTGAATAAATTTAGTACCGTTTAAATGGAATCTATTAAAAATATCAGAATTATGCAATGCTATGAATCCGGTACCCCCAATAAACATGTTTGTACGTCTCACATCTAAATCATACACAAATACTTCTGATACATCGTCTGATTCCAATAATATCTCAATATCAGTATCTTTAAAATCAGTCTGTACCGAACTGATGTTCCAAACCCCAGTCTTTCCTTTAGATTCTTGGTGCCTGACTCTGAATTTAGCTTCCGGAAAACATCGCATTAATAAAAAATATATACCAGTCGTCAATTTTTCTGACACGGAAGTACTTTTCCATGTCACATATGATAATGAATCTTTTCCATATAACATTAATGGGTCAATTGTCAACCAACACATTTCCCCATTACGAACAATTGATTTACCAAGATGTCCATCACCCAGTAAATACCCGTACAGAAAAGACTTTTGATATACCAACGGTAAATTAAAAATGAACTCAGGTACACATTTAGTATACGAACCATTTCCTAATAAATTTTTTAGCCATTGTGCAATTGAACTATTTGATGTTCGATAAGTGTGTATACCATCAGTGTTACGATAGTTAATGAAACTGTCCCCAAACAATGCTTCTGATTTTTGTTTAATCATATTTACAACATCAAAATCCCTTTCTCTAATAAGCACATCGGTCTTATACGCACCCCCATCTGCACAGAAAAATCCTAAAAATTCACATATGTCATGTAGCTGCGTACTATTTCCATATTCATCAATATCATAAATAACTGGTAATTTATGTAGTACCTCATTAATATAAACCTCACCAAAATCATTGAAATCAATAGTTGTTAATTGGTTACGTCGCACCCAACTACCATGTTTGATAGGTTCCCATAATTCCGTCTGTGAGGTACACTCATCAGCAGTTATAGGTTCTAAATTAGATTTTATCAGTGAATGATCATTTGTAACGACCACCTCACCCCATTTGGTTTTAATTCTACGTAATCTATTTTTGGTAACTTTATGGCGAATAATTGCACGTAATTTTGACACTCCAATAGTTCCATTTTTAGATGGTGACATTACTCGGATATCCATATCGCGTAGATCAATGTATTCTTTACCATCGTTTCGTTTTCTAATAAACTGCTTATACTTTTCCCATAATTCAGCGATTGTTGACAGTTTAGTTATACCATTTTCCACATAAAATACTAACGTTTCCCCCACCGTGCTGTCCTCTTTACTTTGCGGGGCAAAAAATGAATCGTGGCCCCCTATTTCTTGAAATTCAGATTTCCAGAATGCCCACGGTGCAAATATCCCCTCTGTTATTGAAGGTCTCTGATATGTAGAATTCAACTCACGATACCATTCCAAAAATTTGTCCTCTTCAAAATCTTCGGGTTCTACTCCAAAGTTTTGAATAATTTTTTCAGGACCGGGGGGATGAAGTGGCGGTTCAATTCGAGTGAGTGATACAATTGTTTTTGTAATTGGAACGTTTCGCATTTGCTGGCCGGTATTCGCATCTATGAGCGGCGTTGGATACGGAGCGTACATATGCTTTTCAATCACATCCAATGCACCGGGACACAAGAACATATCTGCATGATAAATCATACATAAATCATACTTAGCTACCTCATTGACTAATCTATCATACAAAATAGTGTGTCCAAGTCGCTGTCCAGACTCGTTAACGATATAAGAAAGATCGCTATCAAGTGTCGCCTGATTTTCCAACCACTCTCTTGTACCATCATTACTCGCATCATCTGCGACGCAAACCTGTACTGTATGGTTTCCTTGATGTTTACGAATGCTTTCATATGACCACTTCAGATATTTGAGATTATTTCTGGATGGAATGATTAATGATATTTGCATAGTTTAAATTTTAAATTTATATGTCCCCGGTATTATGCTGTTTTGCTTTTAATTGACGGTCCACCCATTTCTTACCAATTGGATTTTGTAGTGGTGATTCTAAAAATGTCCGTATTTTTCTATACACTTTTCCAAATTGATCTTGGCCGGGAGATTCATTATCAAATATGATGAAATTAGATGTCCCGGCCAAATTCTGAAATTTTCCCAAGTTTTGTTGTACCGATTGCCACTTAGATTTAACAATATCTTCCGGTACTTTCCTGTCTCGCATATTATTTCGTTCAAGTGCAGTCTCCAATGATGTATTTATCATTAGTATCATTACATCATATCCTATACTCTGTAAATGAGCATATTGTTTTGCAATCTTATTGTAATCAGAACCGGTACCTTGTACAATCAACCCAAGTCTCCCGGCTTTATACATCATTTCAAATTTATCAGTCAGTGCCACCCCTTTATCACGCTCTTGCGAATAATCGCCCATTGTACTTAAATCAATTGTACTTGATGGGTCTATCATGCGAGTCTTACGTAATATATACATAAATTGTCGGTCTGAATCAATTTCTTTCAAACCGAAACCATTCAATATTTTACCTTGCACATATGACTTTCCGGAACCGGGACCACCTGCTAATATTATGGCTTTATTATTGTATTTATCATAAACCCCTTCATAAAGTATATTAATAAGATTTTTCATCAATTCTCCATAAAAATTCCAAAAACATCCCCCATATACAATAAATATTACAATCCTATTTGTGAAAAAAACCCGCCCATATACTCTATATATCTTCGATTAGAATAATGTGCATTATACGCATGTGATGCCACATCAACACACTCGTCATAAAATACCTCATCGATTAATAATTGTTTAACCAATGACCGGGCATGTTTTATATGACCCACATCCACCTTTAATTGTGGGTACAAATTATCAACAACGGTGGTGCCCTTATATCCAATTGCAGGTATACCCAAATAGGCACAATTCAAAAAGAACGTACCGGCAGCACGAGTTCTCATTAAATGTATACCCAGTTTAAACTGCCCCAATATTTCCATCCATTCTGAAAAATTTTTATACGGTATGTGTCTGACATCATATAATTCTTCATTGGCCTTTCGACGACCCATGCTAACACACCATAACCGTTCACCCAAATCACACGCTGCAAGATAACTATCTGCACCGCCATACCACGATACCATGTTACCACCAATTATAATACCCAGCCGCTTGGATTTGGGTAGTGTTGACAGTGGTGTTGCCTGTTCAACGATTTGCGGGGGCATTACTCTTACCGGAATTTTACCATCTACCATGCCAGAATAATAGACACCATCACATTCATTGTGGCATAAAATAATATCCACCAATTCAGGGCTGCGCATCAAATTCAAATACGCAATTTGGGTTTCTACCGGATAATCCTGCCAATACCAGTTTGGCCCTTCTTGCATTATAGCAATTTTTTTAACATTATGACCCTTCAACCGTACCAATGTTTCTCTAAGATTTGCCAGCATCTCAAAAGTAGATGACTTTGGAAGTATTATGATCAAAATATCCCATTGCTTGGTAAATATCACATGAGAGGTGTCCATATTCTTTACATCGGATATTACGTTAATTGGGATATGGGTCGACTTTAACAGATATTGCCACGCCAAATCTGTACGTAAATTTGTATGTGTAAGTGGTATTTCACCGAAATACTGTCCCTCTGTGATAAATGCAATATTCAAATCATGTATGTTCATAACTCTGATACGGTTGTAAAGTTAATAATGGTTTGTTTGTGGAGATGTGTAAGGGAAGCCTCCAGTATTTCAAAATTGTCCGGCGTCCACGTATTTTTATTCCATGCGCCAAAGATATGCGATTGATACATTATAGTATTATCATCGTGCAATAATAGTTCACTACTTTGGATATCATCGTGGCCGAAAACTTCCTTTAACGGATACCATACCAATCCCCTATTATGTGTACTATGCAGCGCAACATGCGTTATACTTGGAAATTTAGAAATGATAATAGATGGTAATATTTGGCTACACAACCATCCCGGATTCCTCCAACTTTTCGGTGAATGTCCAACTGCCGCCCATTCAGCTTGACATTCAATAATTCGTTGTTCATAATCAATAGTATCTATAAATTCACATTCTCCATACCTTTTTGGGTCAGTCGTCATGTGTAAATGACCATGTGCCGCCAGTTCAAATGCAGGATGGTCCAAATACCATTCAACCCACTTTTTATGATCTGACAGCTTATATGAACCATGATAGTTTGATGGCACAAATAATGTGAACTTTGCTCCAAACGTTTGATATAACTTTAACATCATTTGAATTGCCGCATCATCCGGCAATCCCCAATCCTTGGCAGGATGCACATCATCAACACATATGACAATATTAAGTGGATTCATTGTGATCTTAATTTTGATATACGTTCAATGACATCTTCAACTTTGATAGACCGCTGTTGTGTATGTAACGTTGATAAATTATATTTACTGGATTTCTCTAACAAATCCCACCATTCGCCCTTTCGTATGTCACAAAATCCATTTGGGTTGTTCTCATTTTTAATTCCGGTCCTCTTTTTGGGATGCCGTCTATTATGCACCCTAAGTACATCTTTAAAGTGGAATTGAACCAATTGATCCCCCATAATCTTTTTGGCAATTTCCATCATGGAAGTATCTTCCCCACAATGGAACATGGCCAATGGTATATTAACCCCCGCACGTATCAACTCAGTTGAAATAGCTACACATGAGCCATCAAATTTTACTGAATTTCCGGTCATATACCATATATCCATTGTTGCGTCTTTATTTATATCATGCATTTGCTGTAGAGTCATATAAGATTTTTCAGATGCAACATTGGTCAATGCCCAATCTTCATTGTCATGATATTTAACGTTTTCAAATAATGGATGTACTAATACATCCCATGATGTATCCCAATTTTTCCGGTAGGCAAATGTTGCAAAATATTTAGTAATATCCGGTTCCTTTGCCGCAATGGATTCAAGACACAAAAACGTTTGCTTTGGCCATAGTGAATCCGTCTCACCCCACAACACAACATCAAACCCGTTGAGTGCCCCAAACATATTAATGTCCCGTCGCGCATCAGCTATATTATAAAATGACACCTCATTAGATCGGAATTCAAGCAATGTCACACATGGTAAATTGTTGAGCATGTCCAAAATTTCATTGCACGTCGTGTATGTGCTGTCTTCCGGGGTTTCCAAATATGTTTGTAAATTTATCGTACACCGGACAGTTACATTTTTAGGATTCTCTACCATACTAAGAGCATCCCGCAAACTAAGTACAGTTTCCTCGACCATCTGCACCTCATACCACATAATATGGTAGCCTATAATATATTTTTGTGTGAGTTTCATGGAATTAAATTAACAATCTGCAAATTACACCCTCCGGGCCTGAGCGTAAAACTCGACCTTGTCCAAAATCATGTCCGGCAGGATGTCCTATAAATTTCACATATTCTAATACCTGATTGTTGACTAATTCGTCAACGGCCCTCCATACCGGAAACATTAACCCATAATCATCAAAAATGATAAACGATACATTTTCACGTTTAAGCCGTACAAATTGTTCCACATCGGACTTTACTTGTTCATATTCATGTCCGGCGTCTATAAATGCCATTGAAAACGTATCCGGTAAAATAAGCCGCTTTCCCGTGTATAAATTAAATGGGATATAGGTAATGTTAGACCGTTCCTCGTTTATACGTCTGGCGGTCTCAAAATGGCCCTCCGCCAAGTTTATAGTATACACTTTACCAAACACATGACTTAATACATACGTAGTTTGCCCCTTATGCGTTCCAAATTCTATACAGTTTTTGGTTTTAAACAATGGGTCCTTGAAAAAATTCCAAACATCTTCTTTAAATTTTAGAGAAGTGGTTGATAAATTTTCATGTTTATCCTCGGTAATTTTAGCAGCGATGCTACTGAATGTTGGCTGTTCCATATAAATTTTGGTAAGTTTTTTTCATTAAAAATAATGTTGGGTTGTTTTCAATACCAACTTCTCCGTATTTAGCATTTCCCGGTATGGCATTGAACTGGTATAACCCCGGAAAGTGTAAATACACATCATTATTGAATAATGATTTACGCATCATATCTGACATGCAATATTGGTAGGATAAATATTTAATGTCACTGGGCTTACAATATTTACGCAAGATAAAATTAAATGGCCCCTGATCGGAACCCACCCCATAAGCATAATATTTGGTTTTAAGGTCACGTGCATTATTCCAGTAAAATTCAAGCATCTTTTCAAAAACAATCTTGAATCTGGAAGACATCACCATAAACCCGGCGTTGACATAATCAAATACATTGAATAGTGGATATTCTTCACCAAATACATGATGAAAATTTTCCATGCTTCGCGATATCCAATCAAAATCCCCATCTGCCGGAACTACTCCAATTTCATCATCAATTAATTCAAAAAAATTAGGCAATTCCGGGTGAGGTATTGTATCAGCATCTATCATCGCCATTTTTCCAAACGCTTCTGGGTATAACCTGAAAAAATGATAACGCTGCCATGTTATTTTCATCACATCGTGTGGGTACAACAATTCCGACAACACTACCAATTCTACATCGTGTTTGCGGCACCATTGTGTCCAAGCATCAATAGCATATTCATATGGCGCACTTCGAGATTCCCAACCGGGAATCTTCACTGCCACCATAAATATAATGTTTCGTTTCTCAGCAGTCATAACCAAAATACTTTGCGTGTGATTCCATAAGCCCCTTACGAATGCCGGGGTCAAAGCCCGTGTAATGTATCACGTTTGCATATTTAAATGCGTAAGGTTGTGGTTGATTAAGTTGAATATTATGGGCAAACACGTTTCGTTTATATATCCCCATCAAATTCCATTTTGGAGATAACTGTGTTATGTTTACTTTATTTTTTTGTAATATATAATTGAGCAACGTTTGTTCACGACCGCCGCCGTGGTGCCAATTGTCTATAACGGATTTATTGGCAAAATATACTTGTAACAATTCCTCAAAGATACATAAATATTGGTTACCAAAAAACAACACCCCGGCATTAACATAGCTAAACAAATCTAATTTAATTTCCGGGTAAAATGATTGGTATGCTTTTATACTATTAAATACATACTCAGCATCAATTAAATCAGGCACTGCACAAAATTCATCTTCAGAAAATTCATTAAAAATATTTGGAGCATATGCTGTCGGCATTGTATCCGAGTCTACAATTCCTATTTTTTTATAAGGCTGTCCATGTATAAAAACAAACTCTTTGTTCCAAATAGGACGAGATATCCTTTCGTCCATTTCATTACATACAATAAAATCAATATTATACTTATCACAATATAGTTGCCATGCCGCAATAGCATATTTTGCATATGATGAATTTAATACTTTTGACGTTGGATGGTCGATGGCCACCATGTATATTAAATTATCATTCTTCGGTGTCATATTTGACATAATTTTGGTGTTTACGTATATGCCGGGGATGATTCAAGTTAATGGGATATGCGTATCTACGCATACCCCCCTCGTTCGGTCTTATAACAACAGCATCTAATCTATTAATCACACTGTTCATGCGTATTTGTTTGAGACCTTTATCAAAATCCTCCCAATAAGATGGATTGGATCGCTGTATTAATCTGTATCTCAAATCCCGCCACTTAGCAAATCTAAACCAACAATAATGATATGTGCGAATATCTTTATACACATATTCTGGGGATGAGTAGTCCTGTGACACAAAGTTTGACACCAATCTTAAATACGATGTCATGTCTCCAAAACACACCGCAATTTTTCTTGATTTTGGTCGGCCCCCCTTTCCCTCATGTATATTTTCAGTATAATATTGTGTTTCCAAAAAATCTATCCAATGTGTCCGGATTGCTGTATTTGGACGCATGGCATATATCATTTCGGTTATAGTATCCGAATCATGCTCATGATGAAACACATCAGGTTCAATTGGAAAAATAATATCACCCGCTTCGACTGCCACATTACACATTGAAAAATTCGATACTGCATATTGATAACATTGATCAGCATTCCACGTTTTGGGATATTCTATAACATTCAAATGAAATGATACATGTGGGTATTTCTCTCTATATTTTAATATAATACGCTCCGTATCTTCAAAATCAAAACCGGCAGAGGTGTCTTTGTAACAAAATTCACGTTTGAAATCTTCATCAATTGTTGTTAAATTTTCAGGCCCACATGGAAACAGTCCTTCATTATAAATTATCACAGTAGGATGTAACACATCTATAATATTAGGAATCTGACACTCTATCAAATGTGATTCCGCAAAACTGGGCATAATAACTATTCGCTGCATAAGGTTATATTACAAATAATACTCCAATACCCGCCCATGACTGTTCTCTACTTTCAACAATTTCCATGTGATCAAATCGTGTATCATGTTTGATATGGTTCCAAAAATCACACACTTCAACTCCACGATTCCGATGTTCTGGTGAATCAACAATATCATGAAACGCTATAATCGTTCCGCTGTGACTATGTCGTAATGCCAATTCAAAATCTGATTTAACTCCTTCAAATGTATGACACCCATCAATAAAGATAAAATCATAATCATCGCGAAGCATTTCATCCGTTACCAACTTGGAGTCCATGTCTATAAATTGGATAGAATGTCTGCTACCACCAAACATTAACTCAAAAACCGCGTTTCTATATTTAACCATGTCCGGTGCGATTCCTCCAAAGTCCCCGCCCGGTAAATCTATTGAAGTGAATGTAGTATACTCAGCGGCCCTAACTGTGGTAAGTATATAATTCCACAAATAGGCCGTACCCCCAAATTTGGTACCAATTTCCAATATATTGGTTGGATGAAAATTGGACACCAATATATATAGTTTCTCAATTTCATATTTTATTTGCGGCATGTACAACGTATATGCCCGTTCGATAACAGGTAAGGCACTCATCAGATATCAATTTTTAATGTGAGTTAAACATGGCATGCCTGTTGTTTATTAAGCCGGGCGTTTCCAATATTCGTACACTCCATCAGATATTTCATAGTCCCCATCCCAATCATATGGTAGAAATGCATATTCATCAAGTTCCCTTGCCCATTCATACATAAGCCGCAATCCCGTTTCCAATGATGTCACATGTTTGAATCCAAGATAATCAATCGATTTTTGGTATGTTGAATACGCATATCTGACTTCATGTCGTGGTTCACGGTGTATAATTTCAGAGGATGAGTTGCAAACCTGTTTAACTATACCCGCTGCCTTGTTGAGGGTGATCGGTTCAATACCACCCAAATTTATTGTTTGGGATTCTGCAATCTCTGAAAACCCGGCATTGTACAATGGATGCATCGCATCTCCAATATATGAAAATGCGCGAACTTGTAATCCGCTACCATATATTTGTATAGGCAAATTATTCATCGCCGCCTTCATCCAAATACCAAGTACATTGCGATATTTGTCATTTATGTTTTGACCGGGTCCATAAAAATTATGTGGACGAATAATACAATACCCCAACCCATGTTGACGATGTGCAATCTTAATGTCCATTTCACAAGCAAACTTTGCAACGCCATATGGATCAATCGGATTAGGAATTAAATCTTCAGAAAATGGCGGAGCTTCGTAATCCCCATAAACTGCCATTGAACTAAAGTATACCAAACGAGACACCTTATAATTTATACACGCATTTATAATATTCGCAGTGGATATCAAGTTATTTTCATAATTGAACTTGCGAATAAAAGGAGACAGCCCCTCAGCAGCATATGCTGCACAATGGTACACTACATCAAAAGAATTTTCTTCAAACAATTTATTCAACTCAACCACATCTGTAACCAGATCGATCACATGCAATTTGATCCTATGTGGTATATTGATACGTGACCCACCCGAAAGATTGTCTACAATTACAACCTCACACTTTTGTGTAGAATGTAAGAAACGTGCTAAATTTGATCCGATCAATCCGGCTCCACCGGTTATTAACACTTTAGGATTTGCCATTATCAGTACTTAAATTATTATCAATTTCATTTTTGAGACGTGCGCGGGATTCATTTGCCATTCGCAATCGAATCTCATTAAACGTACTCCTATAAAAGTCAGGAGTATCCGACATCGATTCTTGTAGACGTGCGCGGTCAGCTTCACCAATGCGCACATCCATAAATACTAATTCTGCAATGTCCTCTGTAAATTTACTTTCGTCAAATGTCCGAAATTCTTTATAATGTTTATATTTGCCGGATTTATATGTTTGTAGCAATGTCTTTTTTAATCGCCTTTTTATAGCCGCAATTATCATTTTTTGACCCAAAACGCTGAATTTATTTGGGGCTGTAAGTTCAAAAAAATACAACTTAATACGCTCAGTTATCAACCGATCAATTAATGCAGAAATTGTATCTATGTTACTTATTCGTTTACTCGCCATTGTGCAAAGGTATGTAGTGTTATTGGTATTAATTGATATATTTGAATATATTTATTTTCTGTATATATGTTAAATCACCTTATTGTCTCATACAAAGCATTTTGCATGATCTGTCTTTGCAAATTCTTAGGATGATATATGTGATAATCTTGTTGATGTTGCGGAATATGTCCAAGTTTAGCATACCCTATCAGTCGTTCATGCACCATCCCGTCCCACCGTATATTAATAGAATTTGCATATAATCTAAATTGATAGTCCGGATAATTTATAATTGGCTGATAATGATGTACTACCCCATCAGTTTCAGATTGTATCATCTGAAACTCTGAAAGGAGATTATATGCTCCAACACTTAAATCTGATCTCATGGTTTTGGCCATATAATTTGGTAATTTATATACTCGCCACCCCCACTGTCGAACGTACTTCTCAGTAATACCGTCCACTGTATTCACACGAGGCACTAATATAACATCATATTGCCGGTTTAATTTTATAATATCATGTATATTTGACACTAATGCTTCAGATGGAATTTCATCTGCATCTACTTGAAATATATAATCTCCGGTAGCTACCTTGAATATTTGATTCTTAAAATCTGCAAAATTCGGAACCTGCGTGGTCGGATTCCTTAACACCCCTTCAACTACAGTTACAGGTAACGTTGATACATATTCATGGTTATGTAAATATTGTGCAACCCCCCCATTATCCTCAACCGTGCTGTCATACAGTATAACAATTTCATCGGTATCACATGTTGAATATGTATTCAATACTTCGATGAGGCGTTTCAATTCATGAAGTTCATTACATACAGTTATTGCATATGTCACTTTCATACATCGCTACCTTTATTAGTTGCCAATTCGGTAAAAGTATCAAGGGCAGTTGAAAATTGTTCCATATCAAATATACCACCCTCGACAGTTTCCAGTTTTGCGACCGACCCTTCAGGAGTTACAAAATCAACCGTCTCAGCGGATGTCCCATTTAACACATTTATACGTCCAATAATCCACCACCGTTTTCCATTTGAATCTGACTTGGCCCATAGTACATAGTCACCAACCCGAAGGGGTATCATATACCAATGCTGTGCATTGGGTTCAACAAATTCTGTTTTTGCTATAAATGATGGCATAGACTTTTTTTGTTCAAACCACTCTCCATTTGTATTTGGATTGTATGTGTTTATCAACGTCTGGAAACCTGTATCCATGCACATTTTAACAACATCACCACGTACCGTATCATATTCGACTAACACCTTCTTATTCCCTGTAATCGGGGAAATTTCATCATATTCTATTTTCATGTTATACCAATTTTCTTAGTTTAGGTAAATTAATTGGAGGTGGATTTTCAGATGCCGATACACGAGCATCTAAAATTTCTTTTAATTTGATACCCATTTTTTCAAGGGTAAAATTGTCAATGGAATATTTTTTTTGCTGTTTACCACGTGACAAATATACGTCATAATGCTCATATACATTGTCCATAAATTGCATGGCAATTGAATAATTAACTGTAAACCATTTTGCATCTGGTATAAAATAATCATTCAATGCACTACCATGTATTTTATCAAGAGACCCCGGTAATAATACCGAACTTTCATTCTGTAAAAAATCCAAATGTCCTGACCACCCGCTTGCCAATATAGGTTTTCCAGTCAATGAAAATTCAAGCATTGGTCGGCCAAATCCTTCCCCCTTAGTAAATGACACCATAGCTTTAACCTTCGGGTGTTTATATAACGCGGCCATTTCAGAATCAGTCAATTCGCCATTCAAAACATAAATATTCGGCAACTTACCGGTAAACCCGGCATCTCGGATGCTTTTTTGAATTATGTTTATTTTATCAGTTATCACCGTTCGTTCGGCAATTGAAAATCCAGCACCGCTTGTTTTTAACAAAAGTGCGGGTCTATTCTTTTTTAATTTGAATGTTTCTAAGAATGTTTTAACAAGCATCCCCACATCTTTCCTATCATGTCCAAGATTTCCTTGCAACCAATGGCCAACAAACAGAAATAAAAACTGCTCAGATACTCCACTTAATTTTTCATCAATTGCTTGTATGGACGCTTTGTCTGGATTAATATACTTTTGAATATCCACGCCCTCAAACAAAACTTCGATGGGTTTGGTCACTGCAAGTTGATGTCCTTGCTCATTAGTAAAAACTGAATCGTGAAAAACTTGTTTAGAATGGGTGCTTGTTGTAATGATTAAATCCATTTTATTACAACCCTCAATCCATTCAGGTTTACAGGCTGTACTTTCAATACCCGCTGTTATTCCAATATTATAAACCCCGTGTGGTGTAAATTCATTCGGAATTGTAATTTGAATGAATACATCTGGTCTGTATTTTATATGTTCCGGATGCTTGATCCTGTCCAATATTTTAGTTTCATCAGGATTTTCCCTGTCCAATATATATTTCGGGGTAGCACCCCACGGTAATGATATGAAGTCAACATCATATCCATTGTTGATGAGTGCAGATGCGATGTCGCGAGAATGCGCACCATAACCACTTACAGTCTCTATAGGAGACGCCATTAGTATTTTCATATTTATCGTGTATATTGATTAATTCCAGTATGTAAAATTTGTTCCGGCAATTGTACATTAATTATTTCAAATCGATCTTTCGGCGTGAATGCCTCAAACGTCTTATTTATAGATTCTATCATTAAATTAGCCATATGTTTTGTTGTAAACTTCGCAGTATCACTCATCATCCACTCCCTACCGGCCATTCCCCGCAGTCTTAATTCATCAGGTGGTATATTGTACACTTCAAAAAGTTTATCGGCTACATCATGATAATTGCATCTGTCATCAAATATATATGGCGTAGGTATAGAACCCTGTAATGAAGTCGTTTTAGGAAATACCGGAAATGCCCAATTTCCACATTTCTTATATTTTCCATCATGATTACTGGTGAAAGTAGCATCAAATTTAATTGGTGTACCGTCGTCAGTTTCAAATCCACATTGGTCCTGCAATCCGCCAGTAACATTTACAATTATAGGTGTACCAGCCATTACAGATTCAGCAGTTGTTAACCCAAACCCCTCATTGGACGCAATATTAATAGTCACATTGGCCATGTTATAAAAGAAATTTAACACTGGCATTGGCACTCGCTCTTCAATAAAAACAATATTACATTCTGGTGCTAACGCATTATACACTGCACTTAAATCGGTACCATTCTCATCAAGCACATCGCTTTTCATTATAAGAAGGCAATCCTTACGTTTGTTTTTTGGAACTTTGTTGACGAACTCTTTAAATGCAAGGATCACATCGCCCGGCATTTTTCGACGAATATTACGATTATTCCACAATACCACAAACGACGACGGATGTTTTTCTTTAAATTTTTGTAAAAACTTTTGATAATCACCCCACTCTGCATCCGACTCTGACAGTGGTTTATATATGGTTGGGTTTATCCCGTGTGGGACATATGATAACAATCGTTTAGATTCAGCATTACCATCCAATTGATGTATATCATAATATTCATTTTCACCCAATACCAATTTTACCAACATATTTGTCTGCTTACTGATATTCATCAGCAGGTCACATGACTGGTATGCTACCTTATTCCAAAATGGAGCGGGTGGCGCATCCCATATGTTATAATATATAAGAGGTAATTTATACTTAGCATGTATGGTGTGCTCCAATCTATACAGCCAATCCCAGAATCGGGGGTCTGTAAAATGCATTATTGCATCTGGAGATTCATACTGTATAACTTCATCTAAAACCTTGTCATTACCATACCCAGAATGTGCATATATTTTAACATATGAATGTCCTATATTTCGTAATTTATTAATCTCATCAGACACATCAAAAATTTTACCATGATCTGGGTGGGGTGATCCTGCACCAAGTTGAACCCAGTCGAAAACGTGTGCAGTGTGTATAATAATTTCTCGCGACATTGTTGCAATTCCGGATGGAAATCTAATATCATCTGACAATAATAAAATCTTCTTCTTGGAAGGTATGTCAGATACTTTGGTTAATTTAGGCAATTGTATTGTATTCATATTCAATGATTTGCAGCTAATCTAAATTGATGTGTATTATGTACGTAAAAGGTTAAATTTTCAAATTCATTTTTATATTTAGACGCAGTATATTTCGCTAATTGGATTGTAGTATAATCATCTTTCAAGCCCCATGTACCAAGTCCAAGTATAAAAATAGAAACCTTTTTATATGCAGCGTCAAGTAATGTTGCAAAGATATGAAAATATAATTCTTCAAGGACATCATAATATTCAAGAATATCATCGCCCTCAATGTATGTAGGGGTAACAATATGCAACATTTCCCGTGCCTTAAATGAATACGCGCCGGTTACTATCATATAATCGGAACTTAACACTGTTGTAAATGAACCCACTGCTCGCTTGAATTCTGCCATATACTCAGATCGCGCACCATTTATAAGTGAATCTGCTTCATAAATACCATTTGTAAAATAATCATACGGCAACTCCCTAACAATAACATCACCACGCAATATATCCCCCGGTATATACATTCCAACCTTTATATTTACGGTTTCCCCAAAAAAACTCATCATAAACGAGATGCCACCGGACAGTTTACATTATCATTATTAAATGGACAAAATTTACAGCTACGACCATCGTGCGAGGTAGCTGGATACTCCTTATTCTGAATTTTCCCATCCGATTCAAATACGTCCTCAATAAACCCTAACAACTTAGCATGCACTGAATTACAAGTTCTTTCGGATTGTGCAGGATCGTGTAGTTGAATTCTTGAGACCGGCTCCCCATCATACAATTTAGGATTTTTCTTTAATATAATATATGAAAATACAATCTTATCAATGGGTATTTCATATTGTTCGGAAGCATATTTTTTATACAACAGTAATTGTGAAGTTTTAGTACTATCCTTTTTATCCAAATCGGACCATCCAGATGTACTGGTTTTAACATCATACCCATCATATGTTCCATGCGCGGTATATTCAGTTAAAATATCTATAAACCCGGTAAATTTAACAGTTGGAAAATCTGGATGTGGGTATACATTTATTGGCAGCTCAATTCCATGCAGTTTGCTTTTTCTCGTGGGAAACATAAGACTTTGCTTCGTTTTAAACTCCAATAAACATGCGTGACCATCAAGTGTATATTCCTCTAATTCGTCTGGCGTGGAAAAATGCTCATTCGACACTTTGTAATATTTAGTATACATATCCACCATACAATCAGTGAGATATGGTAAATAATCATGCTCTTTTCCATATTTAGCAGAATTTGTATAGGTATCAATTAAATATTTTTGAACAGCCATGTGCATTGCTTCACCATATGCCACATGTATACTTGGAACAAATTTAGGTTTAAGGGTACGTTCCAAATACCATCGCCGGGGACACTGTGAATACGTTGAAAACTGCGTATATGATATTATCCGGTGACCCTTTGAATACACATTCTTTGCAGCACCACGTCGCATCTGTGGGCTAATGTGTGTAATTGATTTTTTCATTCAAATAAATTATCTGAGCATTCACACAATGTGCGACAATTCAAATTTGAAAATTTGTCAATTAAGTTGATTCGGAATCATCTGTGGAATCGTTATCAATACTACCACTTCCCTCAGAATAATATACACCAGCATTTGATGTATCAACACCCGGATTATTTTTTTCATACAATTGACGCTTTCTACGCAGTAAATCCGATAAATCAGATTTCAGTTTGTCGTCTAATTGTCGTTGATATTTTTTATACTGTTTTGACATAACACATGTTATTATTAGGACTTGACAAAGTCCGGTAGTAACTCATCAAGAACTGTCCCACATTCAACACATTCAAACACAGGTATTGGTGGGAGTAATACATCCTTGGGAGTAGCTGTAATCAATTTACTTACCTTTCTAAGCATTACCGCTTGTCTGAATTTATCCCCCCCGCACTCACATGTCATTGGTTTGGATGCTGCAAGCATCTCAGGAGTAAAATTAAATGCATTTTGTGAATTTGTCATGTTATTGTTTTTTTGTATACCATATCAATTAATTCCAAAAATCGATCTGTTGATAAATAGTTACGTTCCAACTCTAACGCATCTTTTTCAAGGTCTGCGGTCCAATCATCATAATAAAACAACACATTTTGGAGTATACCATGTAAAATTTCTCGTCCCCGAATAAAATTCATAAACGGTGGACTTGTTATGTATGAAGGGTATCTATATTTCTCAGGTAGTAATTTAGCAAACACTGACCGATCTGGCACAATCGGGACACAACCATACAACATGCCCTCATATACATAGTAGGGATTGTTTTCAAAATGAGTTGCTGAAAATAATATTTTAGAACGTTTCAACCCGTCTATATATTGGCGACGATTAAATTTATGTAACGTTGGAAAAATGAATTCATAGTCTACAAAATAGTTTTTAAACGCTTGTAATATTTCATTTTGATCTTTCTCGGTGATGACTTCACATAACATAATAGCATCTTTCTTTTCCTCGATTACAAAATCAATCGAATTACGAACAGTTGACAATGGATAGCCAGTTATAATCGATGACGCATCAGCTTTTCTGACATATTTTTGTAAAAATTTATTTAACGAATCAGCATCAAAAAAACAATTGTAATCATACGTGTACATCAATCCTCGCTCATACGACGCCAACCATTTTTTTTCAGAAAGTACCGTTTGATATCGAACAAGACTATCCGGGTCAAATACCCCATTTGTCCAAATTCCAATTAATGTAATCTTAACATCATGTATATCACATAAATATTTGACAGTTGGGGCCATCAAATTCCATGCATCTGTGAATATCAACACATCTCCGTTCGTTATTTTATTAGATACAATCAAATCATGTATCTTAGTAAATTGGTGCATTTTATATTGAAACACCCCATCAAAAATATGTCGATATATAAATACGTCGTCCGACGACACCACCTCGACAGGGTATCCGGCATCCTTGATCATATCTGGGAATACAGTTGACCACTCGTTACGAAATGGTGCGTCGGGAGACGATGAATCAATAACATATATCATGCTATCACACTTACAATTTTAGATTGGGTGACACTAACCAACTCCCAATCCTGTGTAAATTCCTTAAATATTTCAGTAATTTTGGCCTCCACATCTGTTGGAGATATGGCGTCCACCAAATAGCTTTCACTACTTTTCTTGATAGACCCTCCTTCGGTTTCAACTTTAATACTCACTTTTGCAATGTAATACATGTTCTATAAATTTAAGTGATTAAATAATACGATACAGTTCCTATATTGTCAGTTATAGGTAATGACATACTCATAAATGATACATCATATACTTTGATGCAAAGATACTCATGTTTTTTACTAACCGATAGTATTTTTAGAATATCATCATATGCGAAGTCTTCAGTTTCTATGGAACACTCTGTTATTTGTTGTGCTGTATACACTCCAATCAAATTTCCACCACCACTGAATTTAATTTCAATGGCTAATGGAGTAATTGTAAATTTAACATAATTGACATTTTTTAATGTCTTCATCTTTAACAAGATGTCCGCTACTAATGAAGAATTTAATTCAATTGTACCTATTTCCTCTGGAATGTTAACAGTTTTAGGATACATATCCAACGGGTTCACCAATGGTATGGATTGTAGAAATACATCGCTTGAATATCTTAAAAATTCCATACCCCCATCATTAACAATCTCCAAGTTATTAATAACATTTGAAACTTTTATCCTGTCCAATAAATCTTTCACATCTGCAATATACACTGTGCGGCCAATCAATGATTGTGGGGGTTCTGCATTATACGTACATTGAGTAACGCACCCTCTACTTTTATTTGATATTCCGGTTATGTCAACCCCATTATGCGTAAAACATATCCGCACTTCTTTATTTAACCTATTAGAATATGCATAAAACAATATACGGGAAAAGTCTACACTATTCATAGGTAAAGTATTTAAACAGATTAGATTTCAATATCAACCTACCCCATCCTAATGCATCCCAAATTTTTTGCAATTTGGTTACTAAAGTACTTTCTGTCATTCGGTCGATATCAACATACTTTTTCACAAAGATATATACATCTTCCGGTATTTGGGATACCGGCACACCAATTGTATCATATTGATGTGGATTTGATTTCAAATAACACCAGAAAATTTTATCACCATTAGTGATACGTGGGTAGTCTCTAAGATTTTCGCGTGTTAAAAAATTATTATAATTAATTGCAGACTTTACATGTATGGGGGTGCCAGATTTAGCTTTACCATCAACATCAACCCATTTTGTTACTGACGAAATTCCCGTAGGGCGCATAATGGTATAAATGTCAATAGATGAATATTTAGCAATGCTATCAAGAATCGTTCGGTTTAATTCAACTGACCCTTTACCATGCAAAATTCCATGTAACACATCCGTCATCAATAATTTGTAGGCTTTTGGAAAATCACTTTTTACAACATCAAAGCCTGTAATGCTCGGCTTGTCAACTACCAGACCTTTTTTCCGGACTATCCACATTGCATATCGTTTCTTCACTTCACCCCAAAACGCCGATTTAGCAACCAATTCTTGTTTTATACTCCATTTATGTTCATTGATCCCATGAAACTGTTGTGCATATTCATTATACATTTTATTTATATAATTTTCAACATCCGTTGCTATTTTAATTGTTAATTCCGGTATATCCGACTCATCAGAATTTGGATATAATACATTTATCAATGGTATGGCAGGATAAAATACTGAATCAGTATCACCATATATACAATAATCTCTGACCTCACCTATAATATCTGCATAATATGAATTGGCCACTTCACGAGTGAACCAACTAATTTGCTGCCCGGTCAGTGTAACCGCTTCTCCATTGTCCCTGTCATAAAATCTAAAACTTGGGAGCAACAACACCCCATATAGTGAGTTTAATAAAATTTTTTGTATAAGTTGTTTTTTATCATATCTTCTATGCAATTCCAAATCACCCGCTTTAAAATGGTCTTCCGCCAATTTTGTAAACTCCGAACGTTCTGAAAACCATAACTCCAAAATTGTAGATAATATACCTTTACGGGTATTGTCATATAAAATTCCATTTGCTGATAACGTCAAGCTGTACTCTCTTAAAATATGGTGTAGCTCTTGACACGTCACATCTATTGGAGAGTTATTATTAAAAAATTGTATATTAAACACTGCATCGGAATTATTCACGAAATCTTGTGAACTTTTAAACCCTTCAATAACCCAGTTTGTAATTTTTGCTACTTTGGTTTCCGGTGAAATATTTAAAGACATGATATTTGAAGGATATAATGATGTTAAGTCTAAATCATACACCCATTCATACACTCCCGGCATTGGAAATTTCACATGTGCCCCATGCGCTTTTCCAGATACCATGTAGTCAGTTCTTTTGGGAGATACTTTTCCCATTTTTTTAAGCAGCGATAATATAGCCCCCTCCATATAGTGAGAAGTTTTAAATATGGATTCGTAAGGCACTTTTCCTTTGTGACAAAGCCCTCTTGCTATTTCTATGTATTCAAATTTACGTTCAAACAAGCATGGAAGGTGAACGTCCATAACGTTATATGCTATGAATTTATATATATCATTTTGTAATAAGTCATCAAGGCCACCATCATATTCAATTTTTGTACGGCCTAATTCAATCTCAGCAATATTGTTTAAGGCATAACTACTTTGTTCCGTGTATGTAAATTTTTTATACAGATCAATATAATCTAATATACTGACCCCTGCAATAATAATACGTTTTTCACCTCTAAACTCATCCAACCGACAAATTCCAATTGGACTAAGCATTGCCGCACCACCCACACCACCTAATATCTTATTCAAACGGGTTATTAAATATGGTAAGTCATATTTGAAAATATTCCACCCAGAAAGTATGGTTGGGGATAATTTACGATATATTTTTAGAAATTCTCTAAGTAACCCATGCTCGTCAACACACGGTATCACTACAATATTAATATCATCTTCTTCATCTGATTTCAATTCTTTTAATGTATATTCATTTTTAGTGATCTGACGCTTCCTATCTAATACTATTGTGTAATATTTACTATCATCAATATTCCCTATGGTAATAGATGTAATTGTGTTATCAGCATCATATGCGTCGCTATACCCATCCTCTTTAGCAACTTCTATATCAAAAAATACTATTCTATGATTTTTAGATATTTCATCTGAATCATAATACAAATCCACTAAAAGTCTGGTATGTATGGGTACCCTATCTTCATACAAAATTCCTGCCTCTTGATAATTTTTAGGCGGATTAATGATCATTTTCAACCGGGTACCAGTTATCGATTCATGTTCTCCGGTTGGGTCTTCTAAATATGCATAATTATATACCCCCGTTTTAGATACATACCCTTCCTCATCATCCCACAAGTGCATTGTCCTTGTGAAATAATCATAATAAATATTTTGATACATGGTTTATAGAGGTATATCTGTCACAATCGGCAACCCTTTTCCATTATTTTGAATTATCAAATAACCACCCAATGTATCATATCCAAGTAATTCGGAAAATAGATTACCAGTAAATATAGGTGGCACCACAATTTTGCGATAATTCAACATATCAGTGTTTACCACCGAAATTTCATCATACGCTACATATTCTCTTTTTTGAACTTTTATAGTTTTTCTACTGTGGTCGTGGCCTACAAGTATAATGTTATATTTTTTAGGATTACCATGCTCAAACAATATTTTTGCCGGGTCTTTATTTGACATTCCAAAATTACCATGCATATTTACATAATGGATTCCATTGATCTCTACCGATATAAGATATGGATGATAAGTGATAGGTATCGTGTCGTTAAACGACAATGACAGTGCAAATGCCAACATTTCACCACCACTACCAAGCCGATCCATATTTTTATCAGGTGTTATTCTGTCATGGTTTCCGGATACCATGTATATATGTGACACATTGAAAATCTTTGAAATAAAATTGCGAAGTATTACTACTGCCATTTTAAATATTGATGACCCATATCCATCAGCTTCCATATTTTGTAATGAATTGATATGGTTAAAACCTGATAAACTTTCAAAATAATCCCCTAACATTACCAATGTAACTGATGAATAACCGCGACGGTTAATGTCTTCAGCAACGGTATGGAGATATTGTTCCAATCGTTGTATTGAAAAATCTTTAGTACGTAACAGGTCAGTAATCTTTGCCCCAAAATGGAAATCACTTAGAACAACTACCGCTTCATCTCCAATAGCAAGTGTAACACTTTTATTAATTGGTGTAATACCAGAAATTATATCCTGTACAACGGTTTTTAATTTAGATATCGGTACCGGTAATTTTTTAAATCTGGCCTCTACCGCATAATTTGTACGTTTATGTGGTACATGATAAGATTTTCCATCTTGTCCTATTTTTTTGAGTTTCATTGTGACATCGTATGATTTTTCACGATGCCACACACATTCCCAAATATCCAAATCCACCTTAGTAAATTTTAACAAATCATCTAACGAAGTTAGACACGTCTCGCTAACTCCGGTGAAGTACGCACTATCCGAACTATATTCAATGGATCGTGAGTTTTCTGGAATATTTGTATTAAACGACAATTTTGAATTAATATATTCATCCGGCGACATTCCGGATTTTTTAAATTTGTACCAAACCTTTTTTGCACGATTGCCGGGAGTTTTATATGGCACAATTCCAAATTTGAGTTCCCAGTATGCAAATGAATAAGGCTCAATACCATGTTCATAGGCATGTCTGATAAATTCATCTATCCCGTTATAATAATTGATATCCATATTAAAGAGATTCTTGTAGGTTAAATGAAATGGTATATTGAACTGGCGTTTGTAAACTATTTAACGTATGTATTACAAACTTGACTATGTCATCTGCACCGGCATCATCTTCAACGATCACCACGTTCGAGTCTGAAAATTCGTTTTGATATTCTGTGGTGCAAAATATTGTTCGATGTATCTTAGCGACCACTGGTGCTATAATTAATAAATCTTGTGGGTCATTTACCGTGATTCTGATTGATATATCATCCTCCCCCTTAGCGGAAGTATGTATACTTGTTGCAAACTGTATACTGTTCATAACTATCCTTTTTTTTATACGATTTCACATGCATTACCGGCACAGGCCAATTCACCTGTAAGATTTGTATTATCATCTCCTTCTACAATATCTGCCAAATTTATAGAATGGACATGCTCACTCATACGTTCATACATATCGGCATCAATTTCTTCAAAGGGAGTTTGTAGATATGTGCCGCCATCATATGGAAGCACTGACAATCCGGTATAATATTTTTTGTTTTTCCACAACCACTCACCTACCGCATCCCATCCGCTATCACTATCTATACCATCTTTAACAGTTATTGTGGCTGAAACATTATGTTTATTATCCCCCGTGACATGTCCCGAAACAACCCACTCTAATTGCAATTTTTTAATTCTTTCCAAAAATTCCAACGCGGATTCATCAACACGGCATATTGCACCGTCAGGAGCTTTCTGAGGTATCCCAATAATGGCAGTATCTTGTGGCCTAAATACACAATCCTCAACTAAATCAGGAAGGTTTTCTGCTAAATATTGATATATCGCCTCATCTTTGCCAACCCGAATTCTACGAATATAATATGGAGAATGCCACGCATGGCATCCGCTTGAACAACCTAATACTAAGCTCGTGGTACCGGCGGGTTTTATAGTTGTTACTCGTGCCGCGCTATTTATACCTATGCGACCTGCAACGTCTTTATTTGTTTCAATTGCATGTTTAGCGGCCTCTGCCAAATCCAAATGATGTATCGCATTTGATGCAATGCCGGTCATACTTACCCCCAATAATGCTTCTTTTTCGGTGGTCTTTTTCCACACCGGGCGCAAATAATGAAAATCTGTATAACCTGCTTGTAATGTGCCAATTGTAGCTGCGGCTGAAACACGTGCATTTAAGTCCGCTTGATCTTCTACATCAGATACATTAACTTCACACAGATTGCAAAATTGATATGGTCTCAAAGCAATTTCAGCACATGGGTTTGTGCCCCATTCAGCATTATTGCTCCAAAAAATACCGGGTTCCCCGGCCCCACTATTCTTTATTTTTTCCCATATATGATCAAATGTCGCCTTATCTGCCCTATATCTAATAAGCACCGCTGAATTATTGGCGCGACCGCGTTGAGGGTTTAACTCCCACCAGTTACCAGACTTACATGTTAGCATCTCAATATCATCAGCACTAAACAATGAAATTAATGCTGCTCTGCGAATGCCTCCGGCTAATACAGCATCTGCAATATGACATATAATATCATGTGCTTGTACTGTACTTAATTTATCACCATTTGGTATTTCAGATAAGATACCGTCAATTTTAAGTAAACATTCTTTTAATGGTTGTGGTCCGGGGGCCTTCCCCCCGGCGGTAATTAACTTAGACCCTTTTGGGCGGACATCACTAAAATCAAATTGCACAGTTGATCCACCAAAAAAATATGACTTCATCAACACTTTCACGGCATCTGCCCATCCCTCAATACTATCCCCGATTAAATATCTACGCTTTCTATTTGGATTTGGTTTGTTTATATATGGCAATTTGTCGACATGATGGCGTTGTACAGAATATCCAACACCAGTACCTCCGAGTAATAAAAACATTATTTCTGAAAATATTCGCCAATCGTCGACAGGTCCGTAACAACAATTATACATTCGTGTTGGATTTATATCTATAGGTTTTCCGGCAAACTGCAATGATCGCATTGACGGCAACACTTTTTTTGGATATACATATTGCCGGTATATCCCTCGTATTAAAGTTACAAGTTCTGGATACTTTTTAATGTGCATCGCCTCATTTCGACTTACTATTTCGTCCCACGTTTCGCGCCTGTTTAATTCGGGAATATATTTAGCGTATTTCATGTATACTGTAATATCAGATAAAATCGATTGATTCAAATTCATATAGACTACCTTATGTTATGTTCTTATAAATAGTGCGCTTTTTATGTATTATGGCCCTTGTAGCCGTTTTAACAATGTTAAACCTGCTGATGCTTGTGATGATGTGATCGTATTTCCAGTCGGAGGCGGTGAAATCATTTTCCGTTTTAGAATTGTCATTTCCCCAATACGAGCATTCATTCTCATTGAATAAAATACTCCATCATCACCAAATCTATTCTTATTAATTGCGACCTTTGCAAGATTATCCGTTTTATCTTGTTCGGATCGGTTTATAGTCATTACAAAATCTGCCGTAAATAACTTACCTATCGATTCCGCCACATCTTGATTTTGAACAAATTTATCCTTCATACCGTCCCGGTTAGTCTGCGAAGCTGTCCATATTGGAACGTCATATTTTTCCGCAGAATTTCTAAGATCAATGTATAAATCTTCAAGCAATTCATCTTTACGTTTAGATTTATCGTTGTTCAATTTCATCAAATCCGCGTAATCGATCACAATAATATCCGGTGTAAAATTGTTATCAATCAAATTTTCTATGTAGTCTTCAATATAATGAATGGTTACCTTTTTAGCAGCCATTTTTACAATGTGTATGTGACCGGCATATTGTCTAATTATCGGTTCTGTACTGTCCAATGACTCGATTATATCATCATAGGACTTACCTAAAATAACTGTATCGTATCGGTTACCTACATAAAATTGATTTAATTCAAGACTGATATGAAGTACTTTCTTTCCAAGTTTGGCCGCAGTTGAACCTATATACACAAGACCCCATGTTTTACCAATTCCAAGAGGTGCAATTATTAGCCCAAGCTCACCACCACCAAGACCACCTTTCATTAACTCATCAATTTCTGGCCATCCGGTTGGTAACGGGACTCGCGCTTTTTCTGTGTATCTGGCGCGGTATGAGTCTGAATAATCAACTCCGCTAAGAGGCTCATTGCCAACAGACAACGCTTGTACCATTAGTGCTCTTATATCATCAAATTCACCACGTTCAAGATGTCCAACTGATTTTAACAGAGCCGATGACACAGCCTTATTTTTACAAAAATTTATAACTTCAGTCTTTACATAATCCAAATCACTTGAATCGACAAATTGAATCGACAAACCTAAAACTCGCTTCAATTCAACTTGATAACTATCTGGCTCTTTCGACAATTCAATCTGTAAAAACTCTGGACTCGGTGAATCTTTATATGTACGATAGAATTCAACACATTTGTCAATTACCCATTTATAAGGCCCCGCATCTATAAAATCCGTTAACGATATTCCTTGTACTTGTGATATAAATTTCTTATCAATAATGAGTGCCGCCAAGAGTTTTAACTGAAATGTTGTACCATACCCATTTAAACTTTCCATGAAATGTTGTGTATTATATTTCTATATATATCCGCCAATTGTAAAGGGGAAACACTTGTAACTATTCGTCCAAATGTATTTGCAAAGGTAATGTATGATCCCATATCTGGTGGGTGTTGTAAAAATTGATGTAATTTGATAACAACACTATCCGGTAATAATCGACCATCCAATATCATTAAATTCTCATTTCGTTTAATAATATCAAGTGAGTCAATAATCATTTTATAAATTTTCAATGGCCGTTTTTCAAGACATTTTTCATTACATTCATCTAAAATTTCATCAATTGTAAGGGGGCTATGTGTAATATTAGGAAATCTTTTAATCATTGTTTTAATACCAACCCCTGATACTCCTGAAATCCCATCCGATATATCACCTGATAATATCTTAACTAAAATGAAATTAGCATAATGTATACCAAATTCTCGTTGAATTTCGGTTATTGTGTACATAATTTGTTTGACCGGAGAATATACCCAACATCGTTCCGAAACTAATTGCAGCAAGTCCTTATCAGCCGAAGCAATAATTATATGTGAATTAGGATTAGACTTCAAACGTTGTTGCGCTATAAAAGATATTACATCATCCCCCTCAATACCATCAGGGGCTATAGTCATCACCGGTAAAGTGTCCAATACATTTCCCAATTGTATTAATTGGTATCTAAAGGATTCTTCTTCATCAATATGTTCGGCAAATCCTTCCGGGCGATTAAATCTAAACACGGTGCCCCGATGTGCCTTATATTCGGATAGTATTTTGGATCGAAGATTTTTTGAATTTTTCCCATCAAATACCACAAATATTTTCCGTGGATTATACGATTTTGCTAATGTGGACAGTGCCTTAACAAATCCATAAACACCCCCGACCGGTATGCCATTAGCATTAATCTTTGGATCAGCACAGAATGATCTTATAAACAAATTGTTACCATCTATAATCAGTTCATTCTCAACGGACGATATTGTACGTTGTGCGTTTAAGTGCTCTTTAAATAAGTCAAGATAATCACTCATCGACGCCAGATGATAAAGATTCGTCGTCATACACTGAATTAATGCTTTCCAATAGGGTATCTTCAACATTGAAATCTACCCCCAATTTTGGATTTGACAACATAATTTCAAGAAGAGCATTGTACGACTTTTCCCTAATATCGGCACGTTCTCGTATCAATTGTATAAAAGTTTTTTCTTGAAATTTACCATCATATATGTCAGGATTTGTAAACGATGACCACGCCCCAGATACTTGTATAAGCCCATAAATTTTCATGTTCTCAAGCCATGTACCATAATCATCAATGCCGTGGCTAAAGAATATATTAAACTTTGCAATCCTCTCCGGTGGACCGTTACGAGTCTTCATGACAACTGCGACCACACTATTACCCACGATATGCTTGTACTTATAACTTTTAGAAGCATTTTCCAATTCATGTATAATTTTATTCACCGATTTTAGGTATACTCGCACCCCCGCATAAAATTCAAGTGCCCTTCCCGATGTAGTTGTATATTCTGTTTCACCATATTTTGGATTGATGCGTGTCCTAAGTTGGTTTGTAAAAATAAGTAAAACCCGATTTGTACTAATAAGATTGATTAATCTTGGCAACCATTCAGAGAGTATTCTGGCCCTGCCAGTACGATATCCCCCTATATTATACAGGCCATCCTTCAAGGTATCCGGTTCATCTACTCTGGCTGCTGCAATAGAATCCACTGCTATGGTTATAGGTCCCTCAAACCCTTTATCAACTCTTAAATATTTTACAGTCTGTTCAATACTCGCGAGTGTATCAGTGAGTCCCATTTCAGCGGCATATAACAACGCATCTCTATCAATTCCGAGGGTTTCTCCAAAATCAGGATTAAATGCATGTTCGGGGTCAAATAATATTGCAATTCCCCCTGCTTTTTGTGTATTTGCAAGCACAGATGTCACCAACAATGATTTTCCAGACTGCGACTCGCCAAAAATTTCAACTAATTTTCCAACGGGCAATCCCCCATCCGAAACACTTGATATTGCAAGATCAAGTATTCTACTCCCAGTTTTTATAAATTCAGTGGGTTCCGTGTTTGTGGGGGTCAAAACTTGTGCCACCCCACCCGGATATTGCTTTTTAAAACTATTATTTAATTTGGAACTAAGTTCTGACGCTATATCAGCCAATGACCGGGCTGATTTACCCGGTCCGGCTTGTGATGCTTGTTTTTTCATAAATATTTATTTTTGTCCGCCAAACAACGATTGAAATTTTGATTTTATATCACCGTTTCCAGTTGATGTCACCTCAGCAGTTGTATTATCGGCTTGATCAACTTGTGGTTGACCAAACGCTGTAAATTTTGACGGTTGTGGTGATTGCGTCGGTGTCGGTGTCTGAAACGAGTAAGATGTCGTCAAAGGGCCGGGTCCTTGTTTCATTTCCTGTGTATTAGGAGTATTAGACAGACGGGTTAAATATTCTTCCAGAATTTTAACCATTTCATCTGGCGTTTTACGAACCACTACTGAATTTAGAAAATCCGGTGTTTTTTCCAATAACGAAATTATCAGCGATTCATCATTATAAATTTTCGTTTTGGAAGGCTTTGGTAATACCGTGGTCTCAGACTCTTGAAACGTTTTACCACGTTTAATTGTAATGTCCAAATCATGCCCTGCCACTAAATCCGTAATATCTCCATAATCTGGGGTGTTCATAATCTTCAGCAACGATTGGTACACCGTGGCACCAAATGTCCAAAACTTAATACCTTCGGTTTCCCGTCCACGAACTAAAATTGGCACAGCAACCCTATCTTTTGGTCTGAGTTTGTATCCGAGATCACGTTCATCTTTCGTTGCACCGGGTTTGTTTATAAGCTCATGTGAAAATTGATCCACAGGGTCTATGTCCCCATATGTCAAAGGTGAAGTGATTGGTTTTCCAAAAATGTAATACTGTTTAAGTTCAATGAAGGGGTATGACATATCATATTTGTAAGGCACAATACGTATAACATATTCACCCGAATCCGGCTTCCAAAAAACCGAGTCAAAATTACCTTTTGGTTTACTTGCCTGTTCAGCCACTTGTTGGTACGACGTGCGCACCCTGTTTAAATCTAATGCCATGATAATGTGATTTATGAGTTAAAAAATGAAAACATGTTTTAATTCTATCGGGGTTATATCCAATTCCCCATTAACAACCAATAACAACGAGTTTTTATAATCGTTCCAATTGACATGATAATTTTTATCCATTACGCCCCCATTTAATACTCGTATCAAAACATTGAGGGCATTTATAGTATATATAGTGTTTGTATATGGTTTTCGATGTACTATTATGGTATCTGCATCAAACATATTAACAATACCATGTACGTTATACATTAAATATATCTTATCAGAACCCACTCCTATAAAGGTAAATATCTTAGAATGGGTTAAATCGTAAACGTTACTAATGTGGGTTGCTAAATCAGCATATGTATCTTCAACTGCAAAGGTACATAAAAGTTTTGAATTCATCCACCCACCTCTAAAAAATTTATAGGGACCAAAGAACCATAATCATGTCCTACTTTATATGTGACGGGAAAGTTGTCCTTGCCAATTATAGCCGACAATTCATAAAGTGTTGATGGTCCATCAATTGGATTATAATCAATAAGAAATGAATCGTAAACATACAATAGTAATAGACTTCCCTTCTGATATAAATATTCAAATACATCGTTAAGAATGCAAAAATTGCGCTCGGTCTCAATAGACTGTAAAAGATACGATAATAAAATGCCGCCATTCATATCCTCTCGTTTAGGTGGATATATTCGGCGTTTAAACATTAATGACCGGATAAATCCGGTTGATTGAAATTCATTCATTAATGAGTGTTTGATATTCATAACGGCCTCAAATATAGGATGTTTGGACAGTTCATCATCATCCATACTGTAAAATGAGCGCATTACCATTTTTTTAACAACCTGAATATCATACGATTGGTTAGTTGTCACCTTCAACCATTCAACTAATTTAAGATAAAAATTATCATAATATTCATCAAAGACATGTCCTGCCACGATATATCGTAACATTAGCATTGGATGATACGACTTAAAATCATACTCAATAAGAATTCCGTTTTCAAACCGCGACGTAATGTCATATCGAATATCCGACGCATGTGGGATTGCCATGAAATTTATAGTGTTTACGTTCGTAGGACGACCTGTCATGGTATATGGGTTGTACTTATTGTGTACATAGGTATTACCCATTTTAATGGTAGATTGGTTCAATCTATTAATGGCAGGTAGAATCACTGATCTGAAAGATTCAACGGCAAATATATCATCAGATTTCATTTCTGATACATTATTCAAAAATTTATGCACAAATTTATCAATAACCTCTACCCATTTACTAATTGGTATGATATTAACATCAAATGGAGTGTTGAATATAAATTGCTGTAAATCTGACACATAATCCTCAAATTGTAAAGGCTTGCCAGTTATAACATACATTGTATATGCTGCAACATTCAAAGGTGAATAAACATCAATGATATACCCGGATATACGAGACAGTTCTACATCTTCTCCGGAAATTGGAAGATCAGGATGCCTCACGTTATAAATGGTGCGCCGCTTTGACCACATATCAAACACATATATAAAGGATACCGCCCCATCATATAATTTAATGGGTATCAATAGTTTATTATTATCAATACCATGTAAATTAAATCCGGTCTCCAACAATGTCATTATTTGTAGAATTCAGTAGCGTCCCGCAAATATAGACCAATTCCTATAAAATCAGATTCTGCTTTGATTATTTTTTGTAAATTTACTTGGTATGCCGATTGTTTTTCGACCTTAGAAATCACCCACGGCACCACCAATGAATTATACATGACCCCGTTTATACCGGGTAATCCTTTAGTATTTATACTCATATATTGCGGTAAGTCGATTTCAATTATTGTCCGCGATGGATTATTCCTTTTCTGCACAAAATACCTATATATTTCACCACGAACGTAATCTTCCATTGTAGGGATAACAGTATATGGTATCGGTGACATATACTGACTAACATTCATTTGTTTAATTCTATTGTACTGTCTAACATCCTCAGATAACGTCACATTAAGTGGATATAAACGCTTACCATTTACACTCGGCTTAAATTCCGTATACACCCATCCATTTTGTAATATATGATATGGCCCAATATATTCAGCACCATCTGGTAATACAAATTCACCACCGGGGGTATATTTTCCCGGAGATATTTGGTGTGGTGGATAATATGGTTTCGTTATGGCCATGTTATATTACGTATTTAGTTCCACGGGTTACCTATAAATATAAAACTCACTGTACATTCAAACGTTAATATAAACTCAACCCTTCACTATTTGTCGCCAAAATACCTTCTATATCGGTACTCCAATCTGAATTTGTTATAGTATGCGTCACCCGACGCACCATAAAATATACATTCTTTGAATACCATGATTCTGGCACTTGTGTCGATGTGACTGCGCATCCCGGAATAATCCCCCATGCACCATTAATTGTAGCGTGTATAGATAATCCGGGATAGTGTACCGGTTCATATTTTCTGGCATCTTCACGTGCTTTATAATACGATGAGACCGCTGATACCAGCCCTTGCACTTGGGACGATCCAAAGTTATTTTCCCCAAGCAGTCCGGGGTCTTTCACTAATTCATACATTTTTTTAGCAGCTTCATACTGCGCCTTTATACGTTTTGTATTAACACTTGGCAAACATCCTCGTATTGCTGAAATGGCGTCTCCTTTTTTTGATGCCCCCGCAAACATCGCCACACGATATTCTTCAGAGCCAACATTGCTCTGTATATCACATGATCGTGTTACATTGTCAGAGTTTATGGGGTCCAATTTCAAACAAGGTAATTTATTTGAAATCCCATAATTTTGATCCACAACCCACAAAACTTTTTTATCATCACCCCCCATATCTTCAACCAACCTGATAGCAATAAATCCCCCGGTGGCAACATTTATCGCATCTGAAATCGCATTAAAAAAATCAACTATATTAACAACTTCTTCTTTAGTATCTTTTACATCGGCATTGTCAGCAGCAGCCTCTCTCTTTTTACTCGCCTTTGCTAAACACCCGGACACTACATCTTTATGGATTAAAATTTTACCCAAATCTACTATGCCATCTCCCGATATTGCTCTTACCGCTTCCAAATTGGTTGCGTCGTTCTCAAAATCTTTACCTTTCCCTGCACTGTTTTTATAATCACCTGCACTATTACCCATCAACAGCACGGATAGGGGATCGCCCGATTTAAATGCTCTCGGTACCACCCCTTTGCTATAATCTTTATGAAATTTTATTTTGAGTTGCATAAATTCCGTATCATGTACCGCTTTGTGAAATTGACGCATTAATTGGTCATTGATAATTCTGTGAACTACATACCCAAGTGTTACATATATTTGATATGTATCTTGGGTGGCCTCATCATATGTACCCATAAATGTACCAATACCCCTACTAACCCACGCTCCTATATTTTGAAATACATTTCGCAAATATTTCCCATCGTACATTACTAATGCAGCTTTTGAAAAATTAAAACCATCTACATTGGGAACATAATCACTAAAATCACCCGCCGTCCGAACAGTACCATCAACAATGGAATTTAATGACATTGTACCATTTTGTTGAGTATCACATACAATCAATTGATCAACCCCAGATACTTTATCTCTTTGTTGTGCAGCGTGTTCACCGGCAACAATATATTCCAGCCCATTAGCCACCATCATCATTTGCATGTCGGCTGTTTTTAATGCTACCGCCGATGAAACAGCTGAACATCTACACAACCAAGTCCCCTCAGAATTAGCATTAAATTCAAATGTGGCAATTGTAAAATCTTTTAAACTAACTGAATCATTGACATCCCATACATTACCCCCGAATGAATAAGCAAGGTCTAATCGTAATTTGTTTCCGGGTATTAAAAATGATTCAAATATATCCTGAAAATCATCTTTGGTGTATGCTTCAATTTCAACATTTATTCGTTGGGCAAGTCCCCAATCTCCCCCATAGTCAATGGTAACACTTTTCAATGTAGGTAACGGTTTAATAAGCCCACCACGATTATAATCCCCATCCCATGTTGTAGGGTCTTTTGGAAGTGTATACGATTTTCCACCCTCACATGCCATAGGTGTTGCAGTAACTTTAACGATAGCTGGATTGCGGACTTGCGCCGATTTACCCCCTACAAATCTAACTTGATTGTTTAAACCTTTTCTACCACCAATAACCCCCATAAAACCTCCAATAGGGGCACGGCGGAATAAATTTATAGCATCTGCCATTGTTAATTCTGCATTTCAGTGAATATATCTTCAATCTCAAATCTATCAAGGGGATACGGTATGCGCAATTGTATTCCAACAGGAGGTTTTATAGTTGGAGCACTCAAATTATTAGCCCTTGCAATAAGAATCCAATATCGTGGATCGCCATAATATTCATTTGCCAACAAATCCATTCGATGATGGCTTTTGGTAATAATAAAAATATCAGTATCTTTCATTTCAAACCGTGGATAATACATAGTTGAATATCTATGCAGCGAAATTTTATCAATTATATCACCCGCGTATTGTTTATATCGTTGCATTTAACCCCTTATGTTTTATTTGAATCCGGCTGTTGTCTATGAAAATATTTATACGTTCCATGTTTTTTCGCACCTATTTTGTAATCTGGACGATTACCAAGCCCATCTGTAAGATTTCTAATACTAATTGTGACTTGTGTGTATACTGGACGTTTGGCATCACCATCCCACGGATATTCCAATTCCCAATTCAAACTCAGTGATGTTATATACCCAATCCCCTCAAGTAATTCCGCAATTTCATAATATACAAACGGTGCATTATATCCTTGATTGGGTCGTCTAAGCGGATATGTTAATAATGCCAATTTTCGCAATTTCGTATAATTTGCATCATGTTCATCTTTATTAGTTGCAATGGTCATAAATGAAAACCCAAGTGACCGCGAATGCCCAGTATACATCACTTTTGGGTCCGCACGTCCCATGTCAAAATGCTCTGACCATTGTGGGGAATTGTCATCTGAAATTGCTGATGTCAAAAAACAATCAAACAATAAATCCTCATCCGCTGGACCCTGTCCCGGTATCATTGGTCTAAACACCAATTTTCGCACATTTCCATTACGAGGATATTTACTCATATTTACCTATCATTTGACATTGGTTTTGACAGTCTATAAATTCTATTCGCATCATCTTTACCAACTGACACCACAACCGGTCTATTACTATAATCCTGAAATAAATCAACCAACCGTTTCAAATATACTTCCAGCCGTTCAAGGGTAAGTTCTTGTCCACTTGGCATATCAAAATCAACTTCATCGGGTGTATTTCCAACCGCACGGTCTTTCACCCCACGGCTTAAATCCGTTTTAGCAATGTTAACACCTTGGCCAGTGTATGATTCAGGTGGTGGCATTGCACTAATCATATTAGCATATTTTTCATTTACTTTTAAAGATGCTGATATATTCTGTGATGTTGATTTCAATGAAGTCAACATGTTCAGCTTTTCAATATTTACATCTTCAAGCGTGGCACTTAATTTGACTAAGGATGCTGCAAGCGCATTTATACTCAGGGATGTAGCATCAATTCCACCACCAATATCAGCAAATGTCGATAATGATTTACCAATCGAATCCGATGTTGCAACAGGATAATCATACAATCCCTTACCAAATGATATAAGTACACTTAAAACCGATTGTAAGGCATCTATATTCAAGTTACTAAACTTGGACAGGCTTGTTTCAAGAATCCCTGTCGATGTGCCTAATTTTTTTAAGCCATTTGCTAACGGAATTATAGCAACACCCATAACTGCTAACGCGGCAGCACCGGCCAAAATAGCGGCAGCACCAAATCCAGATAATACAAATGCACCAAGTGCTGTTAACGCAACAGTCAATCCCAACAGTGCAGTACCAGCAATGCCAAGTGTAGACCATTTTACATCGGTTAACATATTTAATGCGTATGCCAATGGTATTAACGATGCCCCCATGATAGCCAACGCCACTGACCCTACAATAGCATTTGAGGCAACTTTACTTACTAACATAGCCATTGCAACCAACCCACCCATCGCCACTGTAGCTTTACCAATACTTGACCAATCCACTGATGCAAATTTGCCCATCGCCTCAGATATAATATACATAGATGAAGCTAATATCACCAAAGATGTTGCACCAATTAACGCCTTTGGCCCGAACGTGTTTAAACCCTTTCCAATCCCACTCAATAAATTTTCAATTCCCTCCCCGGCAGCATCTGTTAGTGATTTGAATACATCGCCAATAGTTGTAGTTAAAGTTTTCAGTACATCACCAATTGAATTTATCATACTAATAAATCCATTCTTTAAGGTCGATCCTATGTTTTTCAGCCCATCTATCATCGATGCTCCAGTCTTTTTACTATCTGTCGCTGAATCGCCAAGAATTGATGAAAATATGGAACTGCCACCTGTCTTCGAGCTTGTAATACCTTTTATCTTATCAAATACACCACCAAGCATCCCTCCCACGGATGGTATCATTTTTTTAAGTATTGAGAAAGATTTTGTAATTGGCCATAGCCCAAATTTTAAATATGACAATGGACTTTTTAATACCCACAGACCACCCATCAATCCACCAATCGAATATAGTAAAACTTCAAATCCACTCATCTGCTTGAAAACAGCAGTTATATTAGATTTTACATTATCAAACCCATTGGCAAATGATGTTACAACATCAACTCCCGATGAAATATTATCAACAACGCCCACCACCATATTACCAAGAACCTTAAATGGTGCAAGTATACCTTTGACAATGGTTAATATACCTTTTAATAACCATCCGGCAACTCTAAACAATCCAACTAAAATTTCAAATGCCGGGGATAATCCATCCAATAAATCTCCGAACGATTCTGCAAGTGGTAATATTGACTTAATCAGTATTGCCTTGAAGCGATCAAACATGTTATTTAGTCGATCTGCTGCATCTAATTCATGTAATTTCTGCTTAACTTGCGCATCAGTTAGCATAGACACATCGCCCAATTTATCTGCATATTTATTTGCCAAATCCACTTCATCCTTGGACATTGAAGCCATTTTCTCCTTTAAAACCAAACTTTTTGATATTTCCTCAACTGACATGCCAAGTGTATTTGCAAGTTTCATCCTCTGCAAATAATCCATATTAGACCATTCATTTAATGATCCTATCGAATCCATTATTGCCTTGCTCATACCTTCGATGTCTCCGGCGATGCCCAAATCAAACGCTTTTGACAGATCAATACCCGACATTGCGTTTAATTCATACATGTCAGTCATGAACCCTTCAATATTAAGCATTTTTTTAGCAACTTCACCCGCTTGTTTTAAGGTGACACCCAATTTACGTGTTGCTATTGCGGCTTTAGCAGCGTCTTCAGGATATCCTGCATAATATGTCTGTAACGTCTCGGCAGCATCCAATAAATCTTGTGTTATCATTTGTGGCGATAACCCATTCAACTCCGATAGATAATTTATATTTCTAACTAACGTTTTTGACAACGTATCATCTGCTCCTAATTTTTGAAACTCATTATATAAACCAACTGCCTGTTTTTCAGAAATCCCAAACAACTTAACCGTTTCTCCCAAATTTTGGGAAGTTTTCAATGCAGTTTTGTCCATCAAGGTAAATGTCAATCCCCACGTCTCCGCAAATTCACCTTGTATTGCGGATAATTCTCGCATGTTCAAAGTATATCTTGAAGATGCGGAAATCATATCTACCGTGTTTTTATGAATTTGTTTTGCCGTTGATAAACTAACTCCCAATGTTTTACTAAGCTCTTTCCAACGCTCAGATAACAATGATGATAATTTATACGCACCTGCGATGGCAATTACCAATGCACCAAAGCCAGACATGACTTTTGTAACATTCCCGCCAAAGAAATTGATTGCGTCAGACATAGCTTCCGTTGACGTTTTCCCTTTCTTCACTCCATCTATAAATGTTTTGAATGTAGTATCTACAATTGACTTGAAACGTACTGACGCTTCATTTAATCCTAAAAATTCAGCAATTGGTGTTGGTACTAATGATATCATATTTGATAATGCCACGGACGCATTGTCAAATAATTTATTCGTAGTTTTTAATGTGCCACCCAACGACTTTAGAAGCTCCATCCGTTCTTCATACGCTTCTATAACTACACGATCCCCGTGTAATTTATCAGTAGCCTTTGCAATTGCAGCAATGTCTAATTCCGTTTTTCCAAGTTTTCGCAGCCGCTCTATTTGAGCATCCGTAAGATGTCCAATTGAATTATATTGATTAGCCATCTCATCAAGCTCTGCATTCACCTTTTCGATAGCCTTCATGGTTTGAGTGTACGCAGCACCGGCCAATTTATCACCGGTAGAGATATTAACTAAAATCTCCTTTTCTGGGAACCATTTATACCCGTACATTTCAGCAGCATACAATTTAACTTTGTTTGCTAAGATTTTAGCTTCAAGCTCCATTGCTGATACTGCATCTTTTGCAGATGCAGCCAATCGATTAAATCCTTCGTCCACTTCCACTGAATCAAATCCAATCTGAATTTTTTTAGATGAAAGCGTATCCATGAAATTATCCATAGACGATATAATATCGTCTATACTTCGCTGATCTATTAATTCCGGTGCAAATATAGAGTCTACATCAACTGCTCGTAAAATTGCATTATGAACAGCCTCCATCGATGATTCACCTACAATCCCGGCACTTCTATATTGTTTTTCAAGCCTTTTTATTTCATCCGTTAATCTATAAAATGCGTCAGTTAACGTTTCTGTAAAATAAATCTCGTCATCTATAAAATCTTGCCGAGTTTTTCTACTCTTTAGCTCGTCTTTGAATCGTTTATAACCTTTTTCGTCCAACTTGTCAAGCTCTTTGTACTTGTCAAGTAAGTAATCCGTATCCTTTTTATCAAGTTTTAAGTTCTTTAAAAATTTATTTATAGACCCTTCGTTTATACTTTTCAGTTTTTTGGCATTTTGGATCGCATCCTTTAATGTGTCAGATGAATTGATAATACCACTGTCCAACGCTTCAATTAATAAACGAAACGCCTTGGCATGTTCGTCCATTCGAGTCGCTGATTCAGCCAACTCATTATTTAAACGTATAATTAATTTGGGATCAATTTGCTTGGCCATTTACACTCCGACACACTTATAAGGTGTTAGGTTTATTCTGGTTTATAATCCGATGCCATTTTTCTATATTTCTCATGCTTTGAGCGTTTGTAATAAAAGTCCGGGTCTTTCCAAAACTCTTTACATGCCGGGTGGTGTGGGTCTTCATGGCATTTCTTAGCAAGTATTTCCGCCATCTTATCAAAAGCACTCCGATACGATGTGACAGCCTTATTAACTTCAGGGTCTTCATCTACCGCAGTAGCTAACTTTTTCAACGATTTTTTCACAAATGGATAAGCGAGAAGCCTTGCAATCTCAACCCATATATTTTCCGTAAACAAATATTTTCTTGACATATAATCCTCCTTAAATAAATATCCAACCCATATTAAAAATTGAAAATCATCTACGCCGCATTCGTTTTGAACTATTAAGTTTGGATTTATCTTCCTCGGCTTGCTTTATTCTGGTCTCAATAATATCATGCATCTTCATGTAATAATATGCCCTCACATTGACAGGCATTGCATGCACATCTGAATATGTAAAACCACCCTCCCCATAAAATACCAAATCAAATATTTGGTTATATACAGTCGTATTATAATCTACTGTCAGGCCAAAAAAAGTCCAATCCGATGGTAGGCGTTGTACGAAAGGGTTCCCCGGTGCCCTCATCAATTATTTCAATAGTCATGTCTATGTCCGGTTGTATTTCTGAAATATACTGCCGAAGTCTGCGACTATCAAATGCCATTAAATCATTTTCAATGTACATTTTAATAAACCGTGGATCGGAATTATCATTAATTGATAATATCATATGTGACAGCCTAACCGTCATTTGGTGATCCGGTGAATCAGGACGTTTATATTTTTTAGCAGCAGCATCCATCGACTTTTGATCACCATTAGTCAGCAGTTTAAATTTAATAATGTCACCGCCTCTTGTGGTAAAGTTAAACTCGTTTACCCCCGGAGTATATTTTGATTCATCTAATTCTTTTGGTTTAAATTCTTCCAAATTTACTGTAACGGTCTGTTCTCCACCACTTGGGGTTTTAACCTTTGCAGTATACTCTGGACCATATCCATATACACGCGCAGCCAACATAATAGCAGTTTTATCGCCGAGCAACATACTATCATAGTCAATATTAGAGATTATCAGAGATTGAAACAACCTGTCCAACACAATACCAGATCGGATATATTGTTCTGTTGTTAAAATATCTTCTTCTTTGGCTGTCATATATTTCATTTCAACCCGGCCAATTGATAATGGATTTTCTGGGGGATATACTATACCCCGCGATGGTAAATCAACCATTACCGTTGGATATTTAAGATCGCGAGCCGCGTTTGATATGTTCGCTTCATGATCTACGGTTTCAGTAACCGGTTTATTTGGATAATTTTCCACTACATTACTCATAACTTCTCCTTTTTATCGTAATAACCATTTTGAATTAATCCTATCTACCACCATTGTTATGAACGCGGTGAGTTCATGTTTAGGAATCCCTCGCTCATCAAGATATGTATCAAAAATATTATCCCGATGGCCTATCTTCAATACATCAGATATAAACGCATCAACATCGTTCATTGTAATTTTGGTGGGATTTTTACTCATACTCATATAATCTCAATACTGTGAATAAATATAAAGAACTCGCGTGAAAATGTATCACTGCTTTGTTAAAATTGCATAATCATATGCTATAACCAATGTAGCAGTTAATATATCGTCAGATGACCAATCCAACTGACCAAAATCGATGTTGGCTATTAATGGATTAACCAATTCAAACTTATAAACATTAGCATCCCAATCCAATTTCTTAACAAATATAGAAATACTTGTCGGCGAATAATCCGTTTTATACTTATCAACCCCCGATTCTATATCTTGATGTAACAATAACCAATCCCATAATTTCATATTTGAGGCAGGTTCCTCCAACTGATACAGTACCATTGAAATATCATTCCACCGGGTTTTACCCTTCACCTTTATGTATGTGTTCCCATAATCTACAGTAATTGGCGTTTGTTCAAGGCTTGGTAATTGAGTAGATTTGGCGTTTGTCATAAAATCGCCAGTATCCAACGTTGAAAATTGTACCTTGAATTGGTATTGTAAAATGGGCTTATATGCAGATGGTTCAAGACGTGCCATATATAATTCTCCTACACATTAAAATATTCCGCATAATCATACGTCAACGTTAAACTTAATTCAATAATATCATCTGATCCATAATCCAAACTACCCCCTGATAAATCAGATATAAATGCGCCAATAAGTTTCCATCGTCCAATAGGTACTATTGTCATAGCATTCATCATTAATAGATTTATATCCTCTTTATATTCATCCGCATACTTAATTTCTCCAGACGAAATTACCATATGTTTTTTATTAAAATAACTATAGACCTCTCGTGCAGTAATACCTTCAAATTGATAACATGTAAGTGTTATCGGTGCCCATTTCGGACGACCCATTATATTAATATATGTCGGACCATAATCCACTGAAATAGGATTAGTGGCAACTTTTGGTTGTTCTGCCCCTCTCGCATATATAGCGGATGCCTTTATATTATTGGATATCAAAATATAGCGATGACTAAGTTGAGGATGAAATAATTCACTTTGGGCTACACGCGGCATTTGCTCCTTATTTCTAATAAATAGGAAAGGGGCATGATTTTTATTTCACGCCCCCTTCTTCTACAGTCCCGAAAGCCATATTCTACACAGGATCAGGTGTCCTACCCTTTTTAAATCCAATAATTGTTGTTATGGCCCCCACTAATACAAATATGGCATCCCATATGGCATCAAAATTTTGAATTAAATATTCATAGACGCCAAGCCATTTAGTCAAACCAAAAAAAACTAAAACAGAACCCAGTCCAGTAATTATGTGTCTGACAAGTGATTTTGTGTTTACATTCATGATAAATACCTTTTTTATGTTAGGAATATGTCATATAATCATATGATACAGTAATTTCGCATTGTACAACATCATCGGTTCCCCAGTCCAAAGGTCCCCAATCTGCTGATGCTATAAATGCACCAACTAATTTGAATGTACCTACTGGTGTTGAACCATCCGGGGCAAGAAGCATCAACTGCATGTCATGCTTATACACAGGAGCATATTGATCAACCGCCCCTTCAACATTTTGATGATCATTGTTCAAATAATCCCACAATTCCTTCGCAGTAATACCTTCAAATTGATAACACGATAATGTAATATCATTCCACCGGGTTTTACCCTTCACCTTGAAATAATAATTAATATGTTCTACATTCACTGGTGCGTTATCAAAAGACGGTTGCTGAGAACTTCGTGCGTATATACTCGCCCCCGGCAACTTAGATGTTTCCATTTTATATCTAAATTGCAATGTTGGGTGGTGAGCATCAGGTATTACTATTCTTGGCATTGTACATTCTCCTTATTTTTATATAAATAGTGTAACACCACGTTTTTTATTCCTGAGCGTCGAATGGGAACAATGCACCAGTAGGTAATACAATGAAGTCAACGATCAAGTATTCAACCGTTTTTGCAGGTTTCAAGAATATTGACGCCCTCATTTCATTTCGGTCAATAACATCGGGTGTATTATTTCTTTCAGAAATTTCGATTCTATAATCATACAACCCTTGTTGGTTTTTAACCCTTCGGAAATATGGCTCAACAATCTCAATGAATCTTGCACGTGTCTCCACTGTGTTGTTTTCAAACACAAGGGTTTTAGTTGCCCATGCCACAAATCGTTTTGCATCTATTAATAAACGACGAACATTAATACGGTCAAGTGCAGATGCTTTTTTCTGTAAGGTTTTTTGACCCCAAACTACCACCCCAGACCGTGGGAATGTTGCAATTGGATTGACACTACGTGTGTATAAATTATCACGATCATTTTGTGTCATCAATCGTTCTGTTTGCACTACTGTGTCGAGAACACCACGATTCAATCCGGCAGGTGCATACCAAGGATGTGATACCCGGTCGTTGAATGAATACACTCCGGAAATCACAGAACTTGGTGGAACCCAACAGTTTCTACCCAAATCTGGATCAGGGATCATTACCCAAGGATAATACATAGCAGCATAATTTGTATTTCTGGCTTCTGCTGCTATCTGTGCCTGTCCAACTGTAGCACCTTTTAATGTAGGGTCGACAACTAAAAATATATCGCCGCGATCTTCGCACATATTAATGGCATATGAAACGATTTGCGATTGTTCGCTCGCCCCCTCAGTTATACCCGGTAAGAATAACAGATTAATATCGTATTGGTCTTTATTCGCAAGAATATCAATAGCATCTTCATACGCGGTTTTACCATACGATGCAGATGCAACATTAAATCCTTGTGTATTGTATGCCCAAATATTTTCATACATAGCGCGAGGGTGCGTCACATTACCATCACTACCTCCAGAGAATGCACCGGATGCTATTGCCGGTAATGAGCCGGATAACGCACCATCCCGAATTAGACCATTTGAATTCAAATAATTAAATGTAGAATTTATCCCCTCTACTCTCAAGAACCTTGATCTGTTAGGGTATGATCCAGACCGTTCAAGATATGGTTCACCACTCGAATCATAACGAAGTGTCCATGTCATATCACCAATAACCTTCGCAATATAATTATTTGACGTTGGGTCAAGTGATAGTTGTGAATATTGTTCAATTACGATTCGACGATTACCAGTATCATCACCACGCCGGATAAGCAAATCAAACGTGCCGCGATTTGGATTAACCGCTGAAATCTCCCATCTTATGTTATGCTTCGATCCACTGACAAGTAATCCCGATGCTCCTAAATCTGATGCAACATGAGACCCCGATATAGCACCTGCAACTTGTCCCGAATTATAAACTTCACCATCGGATAATGATACTAATTTAAACGCCATATTTGCAGCAGTATATGGACCATCATCTTCCAACGATTTAGATGTTATTACATATGAGTAAGCAGGTTGGTAATTACCGGCTAACACGCGAACAACGGTCATCACTTCCCCATATCTCAAATATTCCTGAACACAATATGATGTGAGATATTTGTACTCCTGTTCATACACTCCCGACCCTGAAATGAAAACATCCCCAAACCAACGTTGATATTCGGAATATGTTGATACCATTGTCGGTACCATTGCCGGTCCCCGTACCGTTGGTCCAATTACAGCACCACCAACTTCTGGAATTTGTAAAGGCAGGTATGACAAGTCAACTTCTCGTGTATATACACCCGGAGATACAAACGTATTCTTACCCATTAATCATCCTCTTTTCATATAAATATGTAAAAAATAATTCAAAATACAAATTCAATATCTAATATTTCTTCTTAGATTTTTTCGCAATACATGTGACGGTTCCTCTGTCATATGTCGCCGATCTGATCTCATTGAAGTGTCATTAATAAAAATATCATCTGCTTCGTTTTCACCTACAATCTTCACCGTTTTTATAGAGAACTTTTTTTGCATTGTTTGTCTACTATACTGAAACTCATCAAGTAAATAACCATCCACTGTTATTGGTATTGTAGCCTTTACAATTCTTTGTTCGCCGGGCAAAGATGTGACTTCATCCGTCAATGACCCCATGTAAACTCTAAATTTATAGTAATCGCCCCATAAATGATTATTGACTGAAAATAGCGATTGTGCTACTATATTTAAATGTTCTACAAAGTCACACCATATAGTAATGTCGTAATCAACTTTTACAAATCTTGGTATATTCACCAAATAATATTCATACGAATGTTTCCGCAAAATTTGACCGGTCACCCGATCATATTGCATGTTCATTGACCGGTATGGGTATAATTTACGTGTTGGTGTATAATTATTAAGGTTTACATGCGGCAATCTATCATCATCATTAACACCCATACGCTTCAACCCAATAACAGGTGATATAACCTTATTATTAAGGTCCCGCATAAACCCATTACGACGTATTTGATTGAATTTTTCACCATCAAGATATATTACCGGAACTTTAACCGCATGACCATCTTCAACCACAGTAGGTTTAATTTGTGAGTTCAACCCATATAACACAGCATAATCAATATCATATAATGTGACTGCCGGAACACGTACTATATCATCGTCCCGGCGCATTTCGTTTGCACGATTGACATCTTCAGATGTTCGCCCGGATTGGTATGGAAATATTAATGGAGCGTTCATGCGTTACCTTACATATATTTTCAAAGGAACCCTCGACAATTTTTGTTTTAACATATCATCTTCAGCTTGCGACCTTTCCAATAATGCTTGTCTGGAATAGGTGTCTAACATCTCCTTCAATTCTGTTAACAAAGATTCTTGCTCAGATTTACCATCAGACCGTAGTGTGTCTCCATCAAGTTGGACTTCACCGTCAGGAATTGGTATAGAGTTATATTTACTACGCACATTTCCCAACATTTCTTTAACCAATGCTAATGTATATTTTCGTATCCATTGGCGGGCAACATCATTTAGCCTACTATATTTCAGGTTGTAATATGGCATATTTGCATGTCCTGTTATTTTACCCGGACCATTCTCATCTGATAATTCTGAATTTGTACCTCCCGGTAATGTATCATCATCTAATGTGTATAAAAACCATACCTTGAATTCCTTATTTGGAATCGGTAATATTCTTAAACGATTATTAGTTAATTGGAACCCATATCCAGACTTCCTAATTGTGTCGTTAAATTCAATAGCTTGTAATCGCAATGCATCCCACCACATTGGAACCATTGTAAAATTTATTGGTGGAGACATATTACCCCACCCAAACTGATCCATAAAATTGGCAGATGAAAGCCCAGTACCCATGAACGGATCATAATATTTAACAATTGATGGGGGTGTATCGTGGAAAATTCTTCTAATTGTAAATTGATTTACAGTAAAGTCACCCGCTTCAATATCAGCATTCATTAAATCATATATTTGCTGTCCGGGTTGAACGGTTATACTACCTGAATAATAAGTTAAATATCCGCCCGTACCTGCTTCTGTACCATATTGCTTTGCCAATTTGAATACAGACCGCAGATTGGGTTGCACCACCACATCTGAATAATTAATAGAACTCGTTGGGTATCCTATTAAATGGAGTATGTTATCTCTCGCCTGATATGTATTGACTTGGTTAGCGTATTCAGTAACAGCCTCTTCAAATGCTGTAAAAAAATTAATATCCTGTAATTCTATACTGACAATAGGGTAGCCCAATCGACGCGCACAGTATTCTGCTATCTTTTCAGCATGATCAGCAAATACAGGGTCCGAATCATAAAACCCAAATGGGGTATCACCGGGGTAGAACGATGCTGAACCGGGCCATATTGGAACGTCTGTTGCCATTCATATCCTTTATCAATAAATATAACCTTATCACTCCAAATCAAGTATATTCTTTAAAGTGTCCAATGCTTGAGCATAAATTCCAATACCTAAATCTTCATTATATTCAAACTCCACCGGAATATAATTTAATGGGTTTGCCCGATGTTCATAGGCCAGTTTATCCGGCCAAATTGATACGACAGCGGTTGAATGCTCTCTATTTTTCCATTCCAACCTAACATCACCATTATCATCAACATTTGCTGTATTTGGGATAAATTCATAATCAACATTTGCTGTAATGATTTTTTTAATTTTAAACACAGCCTCTGGGTATTCAACATCTTCATGTACATACTTAGAAATCAATAAATTCATAACTTCCCCTTTTTTAATTTTATCCTATAAATGTGTATGAATGCTCACTACCGGGTGCAGAATACAGTGACACATTAAAATCTGTTGCAGCCACTCCTGTTTTTGAACGCCCCTTATATGTATTATCCTCATACACATCTACGTAATAATCATTATGATCATCATACACTGCAAATAGATATGATCCATCACCAGTTCTATATGTTTTTTGGTACAATTCACCTGTGTCGGCTCTATATAAACTTGCAGTTATCACGCCACCGTTGGAATTGGATATTGTACCGGCCAACGACGATGTTAACGAATGATATCCAACATTCAATACCATGCCGGGTCGGGTTATTTGTTGATTGGCATAAAAGAAATAAGTTTGAGTTTCCAAATTAATTCTGGACTCATCCAAATCACCATAATGTCTTATAATGTTCTGAGTAATATCGCCAAACAACCTATGCGTTTCATTTTCAGCATCTGTTAAAGGCGCAGAAAAAAACGATTGTACATAGCTACCACTATAATATCCCCCTTCATATTTGACACCTATCATATATACGTTGGCTTGTGTTGAATTAAACACATACCCCTCAATACCAACATTGTGTATTTTATAATACGTGTTTGGGATATTTAATGACGCAGACATAAATCTGATAGTATCACCAGTAGCCCCCGATTGCTCATATAGTGGGGTTACGACCATTCGAGATGTTAAATCAATTCCCCCAGATGGCACAGAGCTATGATATAACAAATGCATTTGACCTGTTATACCATAGAAAGGTGTACTGGTCGAACCGTACAATGTCAATTTTATATCATTGCCACCGTGCACCAAAGATGCCTGTGATGACGTGTGTAACATGACACCCTGCCCGGCGTTAACAAAGCCGTCCATTTGATACCAAGACCAATGATCTGAAGTTTCCTCATTGAACGATGCCGTTAATCTCGCAGATGCTAATGATGAACCATAAATCTCCGCAGCCACACATTTAGTTGTTATTGGATTAGGTTCCGGTATAGATACACGCTTAATTATAGGGAAATTTAATCCAACCGATGATAATTGCGGCATTACATCAAATGGAATTCTGAGGTTATTCAATATTTTTGTAGTTGTAGTTGGATTGTATTCATATGTCACCCACAATCGCCCGAACATTCCACGATATCTGTTTGCTTTATCCACCCATACCTGAAATGTGTGTGCCGAATCATATGACCCGGTATACGGTATGGCATAAGTTTCCAACATATTTGTACCAAGAATTGCAACCCTTCTTGGTAGTGGTTGGATCGTCCCCATATCAAAACTACAACTTAAAAAAATAGTTTCTGATGTGTTAATAATATTATTATTTCCAATTAATTCAATGTATGAATTTTTAATACTTAAATCTCCATATCCTTCCAACCACCCATTAGAACCGGACAATTTAGGTATATTTAACCATGTCTGTTGCGATAATGGTAATGCCGGGGACATTGATCCTGATGACATCAATGGTATACATACTGTATTCATTCGAGTGTCCGCAGATGACGAATATTCATATGTAATGTCTACCCACGAATACACCGCCGTCACCGGTACCCCTGTTTCATTTGTACCCTGTATTTTACCAACCAACTCAAAACTTTGTGATTTTGCAGTCCCAAAACTTCCTGTGAAAATATTTACCACATTATGTGGACCAAAAATATGTGCAAAATTTTCATTGGAAGTGTTAAACGCGGTACCCATCCTAAACACATGTTGATATGCACCCCCACCCATACTACCACTAACAAATGTTGTACCCTGTGATATTGTTAGCCCTCCGGCAACACAAGAATCTGACAATGTCCAATACACATTTGCCGATCTAAATTTTACCGGCGTTGTAGGTGAATTTTCACCTATATAAATAGACCCAGAACCAAATACCCCTAAACTACCAATATCAATTGTTGCCGGGTTTTCGCTCGGATTTAATCCATATCTAATTGTACGTAAAAATACCGTATCCGCCATTAAGATGTTATTTTTATGACTAACGTTGCGCGTGTTATCGTTGACACAGAATCAACTCTAAACCTAAAAACATCCTCCGCATTTACACTTGTAGTCCATGATGTTAGTGTAGTATCATAATTAATCCTTGCATTTGACAATGTGGGTTTTTCGGTACCTGTTATAGTATCTGCTACGGTGGGTGGATGATTAGCAATTGTATCTTTCCACACATCAATGACAATAGACCCTGATTGATCTGCTGTCAAATACCATCCATTAATTGTACCTGAAAAAGGCACTATAATTTCACCCTTGATCCCTGTTGTAATTTCAGAACCGCCACCATCCACAGTTATACCAATTGATCGTATGGCGGATGCAACCACCCCAGATAAACCGCTACCATCTCCAATAAATGATCCCGAAAATGATCCTGTTAATTCTGCACCAGACCCAATATGGCCGGGTCCGACAAACGTACTACCAAATCCCAATCCTTGAAATGAATGCGCTTGTATTGATCCCGGCAAATCTACTACTATACTGCCGCCTTCAAGTGTTATACTACCAGAATTAACCGTTAAACTGTTAAGTGCGGCGTTGGACCCTGATAGTATTAATTTTTTCCACTTCGACATATATCAATTTTCTAACAAAAAATATCAAGATTCAGTAGAAATCTTTTTATCAAAGTTTGTCTTTGCCGCGTACAACTTTGTTAAAATACCGGTAATAAATGGAGCATCAATTCCATGTATTTGTATTCGATGTATGGCATCTGTCAAAAGTTGAAGCTCCTTTTCATTTAATGAAACCCTCACAGTACTATCAGTTGTCATATGTTATTTTTTATAAAAATTTCGCATTGTTTCCAATTTATTAAATATATCATATACCAATTGCACATCTTTACCTTTGAACGCAGTCTCGCTCAATATTGCAATGATTAAGTCACACTCATCCTCAGTAAGTGGTGGTGGATATGATGATTTCAACGATTCAGTATTTGATGGTTTTGTAGTTAATAAGCCCATTATATATAGTTTGAATTATGCATAAATATAAACATCCCCATTCTCAATACGAATATTACCATTTTTTTGATAAATAGCATTGTCGGCTTGGCCCCCGTCTACATCAACAACCGCTGCCAAATATGCGTCCGGGGCAATCGCAGTTGCTTCGCCACTTAATTTTGTAATGGTTTGTAATCCAAATCGTTCTGCTGAATCGTCCCACCCAAATCCAACACCTGTAAAATCCGACTCTGTTTGAATTACAAAACCACCATCGCCAGATGCCGATCCTGAATTAAGTAATATGAATCTATCCTCAACCGCTATATTTGTAACATTTTGATTAATGACTGTACCCAACACAGTCAAGTTACCCCCAATAATAACATCATGGCCGAATTGAGAACCTGAAATTGTAAGCATATTAGTCGATGAATTATATGTAAAATCTGCATCTGACGTTACAGTATCCCCATCGCTCCAAAATGTTACCCGTGTAGACGCCCCAGAACCATCTACTAATGAAGACCCCCACACTCTCGAATCAATAGTACGTGTTCCCAAATCTCCCGCAGCAGACCATATCGCTACCGTATCCGTGGTTAGTGCCGGGGCTGCTGTTAAATTCAATCCAGAGCCTGTTATATGGCTTGTAGCGGTAAAATTACCTGTAAGTGAGAGCGTACTACCATCAAATGTTAAATTTGCTTCCCCATTTACACTTGTGGAATCAACGGATGTTATAAGTCTATTGTTGGCTGCATTTGTATAGGATGTTATCGCACCCGTGGGCAATCCTGTCAAACCGCTCCCGTCACCTGTAAATGATCCTGTAAATGATCCTGTTAATCGGGTAGCAGCGACTGTACTACTGTTTACAATAGTACCTGTAAGTGTTAAATTTGTAAACTGTGGGCTATCACCAGTTCCAAGCCCCAATGATGTACGTGCTGTTGCTCCAGACTCAGCAACCCATGTTGTATTGTTACCAACAATTATATTACCATCTGTAGGAGTTAATAAACTAATATCATTAAGACGAGACCCTGATGATATATTACCACCAATGTTAAGCGTAACACCAGTTCCAAGAATAGCACTTGTTCCACCAGCAACAATCACCTTCCCATCACCCGAATCAGCTATATTACCACGTGCAACTGATGTTATAGCTGATGTACCAGCACCTAATAAAACCTGTCCAGATGATAAAGTAGCTACGCCGGTACCACCACTACCAACCGGTAATGCAGTGTCTAACGATAACGATGATAGTTCCGCTGCTGATCCGGACATTATCACTTTTTTCCATTGTGGCATAAAAACTCCTATTATTTACAATAAATAGTTTATTAAGTAACTAAACAGCCCCTATATATAAATTACTTCCACTATATACAAATGCCCCAAGTTCTACCGTTGGCAAGGTATCAAAACTATGTAACACAAGCAACCCTTCACCATTTATCTTGGCAATTAAAGTTGAACCACTATAAACTTCCAACGAATTAGTAAGAGGATCGTCATGGGTAATAATTAAACTACCTGAAACCTGTACCCCTCCATTAACACCATATATGGTAGATAATATTGATCCGGTTGGAGATATAAATGAAACACCATCAACCCCAACATTTAATTTTTTCCAAGGTAAATTCGTTGTACCTAATGAAAACACGCTGGAACTGTACGGGGTTAGTGAGCTTGATATAGTATTAGTAAATGCAATTGAATGTGAAGTTTCCCACACTAAAGATGATACTTGATAAAATGGTGTTAATAATTGACCCGTTATATCCCCAATAGGTCCCCTTATCCCCTGTATACCTCTTTCAATTACAGTAACAATTCTGTTAGGAGCTTCGATATATTGGGTATCACTTTGCTCATTTTGATATACGGTGACCTTACGTATCTCTGACGTTGTAGGCACCACCGTTGATGGGGCTGAATATTCTGTAACAATGGTTGTACTCACCGAGTGACATTCCTACTAATTTTAACCTTACCTTCAAGAACACGTACTACATATTCAGATACACCTGACCCACTATATAATTCAATATCATAATAACCGTCTTGGAACGTAAACAGGCTACTACTGTATGCACTTATTTGGATTGAAAACGACCCAGATGAGCGTGGTAATGTTACCGATTCACTTACAGGCGTCATATTGATTCCCGTACCATCTTCCGTAATAGTTGTTGTTAATCTGGCATATACTGTAGATGACTCGATTTGCGGTCGAATATGCATACGCGCCTCATAACCTGTCAAATTTATAGGTGTACCATCCGCATTGGTATACAATATGCGGGTATTAAAGGTACTACCTTGCTCAATTATAAATGTATGTCTACCTGCTGCCATATTATATCCTACTAACTATTATACAACAACCTCAATATTTCATCAATTGCCTCGTGTCTATAATTTTGAGTTAATGTTGCAATATAAACATATGCAGAGTCTCTTAATTTGGGAATGTCATGTATAGCAGACGTATCTGTATATTTCAAATCTATTTGTCGATTATCACCACATAATATCATTAAACTATTTTTACCCAAACGACCCAATACCATTGTCAATTGCTGCTTAGTTAAATTTTGAACTTCGTCAATAATACACACACTATTAGTGAATGTTCGGCCACGGAAATGACTCAATGACACCAATTCAATTAAACCTTTATCCTCACACTTCTTTAAGTATTCCGGATGATTGTATACCTGACGCATGTTATCTCTGATAGGTACTAACCAAGGCTCCATTTTTTCTTCCAATGAACCGGGCAAAAACCCATTATCCTCGGTACCCACAGTTGGTCTGGTTATTACAATCTTTTCAACCTCTCTTTTAAACAATTTATCCAATGCTATTTGAACTGCGAGCAGGGTTTTACCTGACCCTGCTTGTCCTAATATAAATGATACAGGATGATTTAATATATGTCCCTTTGCAATTTTTTGTTCATCTGATAATTGGATATTATATGTTAATTCAGTTTTAGGTTTTCTCTTGTTTAAATTACTTTCCATCTCCATACAAACTTTTTATATAAATAGTATTATATAACACAAAGGCCACCCAAAATTTGGGCGGCCCTCATGTAATTTACCATTAGTAGATTTAGATTAAGTGCAATCCTTCTACATATAGTTTTGCGTAGAATTCCGGACGTGTTACTTTCTTTCCGTAACGTGTCATCACGCCCTTCCTTGGTGTGAAGTTATCCGGATCATACAGTAATGGTGTCATCATAAGCGGAATATATGGTGAATACACCGCACCTGTTTCAAGGTAATTACTTCCCCGGAATCCGACAAGGATCAGATTTTCGAGCATGTACGGGTTTTTATAAACATCCCATTGATTTTTGATACCACCAATCTTTTGTACTCCCATTGCAAATTTTGCCTGAGTCCCATCCGTATCAGCAGCAAATCCCGGTATAGATTCCAAAATAGTTGCAATTGTCGGTGAAGTGACTATAAAGTTTGCACCGCCCCGAAGGGTTAATTGGTGAATTTTATTAGACAACTTCTGCAATTTAGTACCAATTGTCTGGAACCATGTACCTTGATTATACGCTGTCACGTTTGCAGCAGATAATTCAAATGCAGACCCATTGTGCTGATATCCAATGCGAGTTGACCAGTAGTCAACTGTCGGTGCTTCGGATATAATCATATCAAGAATTTCAAGATCAATTTCCATAGAAATGTACTCACTTAAAATTCCAGTCAATTCCGCCTCGGCATCGATGTTCTGATACGCATTGATATCTTGTGCAAATTCTGGTGTCCATACAGCTTTCAACTTACGAGTTTTAGCCACAATAGGCTCACTACGCATTTGAAGATCGATTTCTGGAATATCAAGCTGTTCACGTGCGCTACCTGCTTGTGTTTTTCCTTCTTCAAAATCACCCCGCGTTACGTCTGTCGGCTGCTTATGGTAATTAACAGTAATCGTCTGTGATCCAGTAGCAGCGGCAGAACCAGAAACTACAAAGGAAATCAGACCGGTTGTTGAATTATACTTAGTGAATGCCTGATACACATCGTGTACAAGTGTTCCACTCGCATTTGACAGTGTAAACGCACGAACACCATGTGGATCAAATCCAGAAATGGCATCCTTGTGAATTATCACTTTATGAATTCGTGATCCACCAACCAATAATGATTGCGAGAACGCGCTATCGTGGTTATAATCCGCACTCGCTAATGAACCAGTTGTCCATGTAGTTGAATTTGCAGACGATCCACCAACCAATGCTGATGACGAATAATCATTTATCGTGTATCCAAATCGACCTGCCCCATACAGACCTTCGGTTGGAGTAGCATCCCCATATGATGCAGCAGTTCCCCGATTTGCATCGGTCACACCCATCAACGAATCGTTCTGTGAATCTTTACCAGCACCAGTGTTAAATCCGGGCTGCCCAGTAGAATACTTAAACTCAAGCCAAAACACAAGACCGGATGGTAAATTCATTGGCTGTACACTTACGAATTCTTTAGCTGAAATCTCGGCAAAAATTCTACGCACAAGCGGCAATGCTATACCAGACCACTCTTCACTATTTGCAGACGTACCAGTGCTATTCGCTTCTGTTACCAACTGCTTTGCTTGGTTTTCGAGCATGACGGCCATCATCATCTTGTCCCGAACCTTTAAATCTTCAAGAAGGCCAGTTTTTTCCCACTTTTTTGCAAGTGCAACGGCTCTGGCCCTTTGATTCGCATGATCGCCTTGCGGCAGTAAGCTATTTACATTAGACATTTTATCATCTCCATTTTTTATAATTCAGCAGCTTTTATTCCTGCAATAACTTTCCATCTATCTGCAAAATCATATTGAGTTTTCACAGGAGCACGATTTTCAGTTATTGGACGTGTCGCAACCTTTTTAGGATTAGCAATAGATTTAGATTTGCTACGTGCTTTTGTACCGCTTGTAAATTGCCCTGAAAGGGTTTTGTAAATCATACTCGCATCATTTACAGTTTTAGAGCGATCAAATGCTTCCAATACTTTTTCTTGTTGTGACTGAGTTAGTTTATAGTTGCGAATTATTTTTGTCGCATACATCAACTTTGCATTCAGCAAGTTTACCTCGTTAATTGCTTTCCGCAGCACACTGTTCGCACGTGTTGCCTCTTGTAATTTACGAGTTAATTGTGCAACTTCCGATTGGGTAGATGGTTTAACTGGATGTCGTTTTTCAGTATTCTTTACTGTCTTACGATTATTAGAGTTTTCTCGCATTTCACGCTTCATACCCCTAATAAGACTTTCGATAACATCTTCATCTTCTTCACCACCTAAATCCTCGCCTCCTAATTCTTCCTCGCCTCCTAAATCATCAAGTGGTTCTTCTTCACCACCTAAATCCTCGCCTCCTAAATCATCAAGTGGTTCTTCTTCACCACCTAAATCCTCGCCTCCTAATTCTTCCTCGCCTCCTAAATCTCCAAAGTCAAAATAATTAAAATCGAACTCACCATCTTCCTCACCCTCAAGTTCAGAAATCATTGAATCCAATTCCGTCTCACTTATTTGAAAATCATCATCAAGCTCTTCGGCACCTTCCTCCGATAAATTATCCGCAGGTGTGCCATCTTGTCCATCATCCACATAATCTTCTTCGGATAGTTCCAAATCATCACCAGATAGTTCATCTTCCTCCGCAATTTTGGCGGACACCATCCTCTGAATTTGTGGTTGGAATGTTTCTGCTATAGCCGCCTTCGCATTTTCAATTGCAAGTGTTCGGACTCTGTTAGCATCTGCAATGGCTTCATCTAATAATTTACCCATGTTGTTTTCTCCAAAATAAGATTATTCAAATCTTAACCGTATTGTGTGATATCTTAATTAAGTATTTAACTTAATATTCTTTTTAATATATAGTTGAAAAATATGAAAAACTCAATATCTCGCATTTATTTTTTTAATTATCATCCGCATCCGTCTTCCAAATTCACTATCAAAATCCATAAGCATTTTAGAAACTTGGGTTGATAACGCTTTTTTTATTAGATTATAATACGAATTTAATTGTAATTTCAACTCTTTTGCAGTAGGATCGTTATTCTTAACTGCCATGATATATGCAGATTGTAGTTTGGCAATTTTATCTGGAAGTTTAATGGTATGCTTAACATTTGCACCGCCACCGTAAATGTTAACACTCAATGAAATAGTGCCGGGAGTACGACCAGTTTCAATATCTACCCCATCTGAAAAACCCCCACTGAGATTTTTCATATCGTAACGTATCTTTTTTTCAACTAAATGTGACGACATTTTTATTTAGATTTACGTTGTTTATATATAGCATCCTGCACTTGTTTCCTTCGTCTGACACTACGTTTAACAAATTCTTTTCGAGAATGTAATTCATTTACAATTCCTGCCTCTTTATACATTCGTTTAAACACTGACAATGCTGCTGACAAACTATCACCAACTGTCACACCAACACCAGAACCGGGCAATATACAATTCAGGTAATGTTTATTCTTTTCAATCATAACTTATATATTTAAATTAATTAATTTTTCCCATTGATTACGTGATAACGTAATTTGACTTGAAATACTTCCATTAACATAAACCCTAAGATATATCGTATCCTCTTCTGATTCTACATACACCTCATTATACATTGCAGCGTCTGGTGATTCTAATTTAATCTTGGCCTCATGCAACGCATTGTTTACAATTGATTCAAAATCCATACCCATTAACACTTAATCTGTTAACTTAGATTTTCTCATCAATCTATCAAAATTTTCTTTTAACGTTGAATTTGCAAACGTTTTAGATACTTTCAATTTACCTTCTGGTAGTAATGATTTCAACTTTCGTTGTACAATGTCATCCTTGACATCCAACCACACTACTTGATTAGATTCCCGTATAGCCAATGATTGCACTGATGGATTCATTCTAAACAATGTACTCCCATCTGAATGTAATAAATCCCCAGTGGCTGATTGCCCTTTAGTGAATTTCAAAATGGCCAATAAATCTTTTTTACTATATTTCACCTTATTCATAATACACCCCTATCATTTAAATGTCATAATATCTCTTTAACAAATGTCCAATATCTTCATATGCCGCCTCTAATCGTTGTTGGCGTTGTATTATCTCAGCAGCTTCAGTTTTCATGACCTTGACAGCATCTTTCATTTGTTTTATATGTCGCGATGCAGTGACTTTGTCAAACCATCCATCAGTTTCAGACAAAGTAACACTTTCGGCAGCATTCACCATTTTTTCAATTGCACCAACAGCCTCTTTAAATTTTCCACTGCGATAAATATCGGTGCCCATCTCTGAAAACTTTTTAATTGCATTCAAAAATTGCCGCTTATCGGGTATAGGAATAGATGGCTTTGCTTCATCCTCTGCTTCAAAGATAAATCGGTTAGCTTCGTATAAATCTGCTAATGTTCGCAATCGTCCAACTTTACGACCGATTCCATAGCTATTTTTATAAGACCGTTTCATATACAACATACTCCGGATAATTCACATATTATATCTCTAATAAGTATTTCAGCAGTTACATTTCGTGATGTCAAATTTTCATTTACATTTTCCGACATTGGCCGCATGAATGCCCCGTGCGTGGACGGGTTCGATACAAAATCAAACGTTACTAATTCAAAGTCAGATTGAACTTCTAATGTTTCAGAATCATCTTCATGTAATGTTTTTACAGAACCCAACCCTCGTGATGAAATTCCAAGTGTAATTCCTGATTTAAATAATTCCTTCAAAATATTCCCTGACGGTGTGTTTAATATTTCAACCACACCCACGACATCATCACCATCCCAATCAATCTCAATAATATTATGTGACACATTCTTTAAATTAACAATACCACTATCAGGATGATCCAGTTCACCCAGTGCGCGTTTATCCTTCACCTCATTGTTTTTATACCTTGCTATTTCTCGCTCCAAAATAGGTCTCGGATATACTCGACCATTTTCATTCTTAGCATTCGCACGTTGTAGTATACCTTTTACAATAAGACGGCCATTATTACGCTCCATAGATTCGACTATGGCGTTCCGATCAAATGTAAATGGTATATATTCAAGTAGTAATTTAGACATATTATTTACTCATCTCCCTTACTATATTACTAATTTTCAATAATCTTTCTGATATCTTTTTCAGTTTAGGTAACGTTGATTTCCAATACACATCCTGTCCCATGCCTCCTTCACCCTTAAATTTATTAGCGCGTTTCACAGTCTGTTCAATTTCATACAACTTTCTATGAACTTCGTTAATTACCGCATTTAACTTTTGCCGGGGGGTTTGCTTATCATCACTCGCCCATTCATCATAGGTGGCTTCGCTAAGTACTTTTTTTATTCGCCGTTTACCTAAATCATATAGAGATTCGATAATTTCATATCCAGTGGATGTAGTAGAATTTTGATATTGTTTTCTCATATCTTCTTTTGAAGACGATGGCCGGTGAAATGCTCCGGGAGTTCTAATTTGCCCCTCACCACCATCCAAATTTGATGTAGTATTTTCACTTAAATGATTACCATTTTCATCTACTAACGTCAAACCACCATGATCATCCTCAAACCATATATTAGGATAAAATTTGTGTTTATACATCCAAGTTTTAACCGCATTCCATGCGTCCTCATCTTCAGTAAATGTCCCTATATGCTTACCGGAAGCACTCACTGATAACTTCCAACCATTTGACGATACAATTATATCATCCTCAGATGGTCCATCAGCCGACATATCCTCATCATCACTCGCCCATTCATCATAGGTGGCTTCGCTAAGTACTTTTTTTATTCGCCGTTTACCTAAATCATATAGAGATTCGATAATTTCATATCCAGTGGATGTAGTAGAATTTTGATATTGTTTTCTCATATCTTCTTTTGAAGACGATGGCCGGTGAAATGCTCCGGGAGTTCTAATTTGCCCCTCACCACCATCCAAATTTGATGTAGTATTTTCACTTAAATGATTACCATTTTCATCTACTAACGTCAAACCACCATGATCATCCTCAAACCATATATTAGGATAAAATTTGTGTTTATACATCCAAGTTTTAACCGCATTCCATGCGTCCTCATCTTCAGTAAATGTCCCTATATGCTTACCGGAAGCACTCACTGATAACTTCCAACCATTTGACGATACAATTATATCATCCTCAGATGGTCCATCAGCCGACATATCCTCATCATCCGAAATTTCATTATCAAATCTTTCCGAAAGCAGTTTTATTAAATTGTCCATAATTAACCTGCCAATAATTTAGTTATAGTATTTTTAACATGTATTTTTAACACACTTTCAATAATTGCAGATTTTGACATTTTCGCAATTTTAACAGATTTACCATCCCATTCAGAGCCATTCAAAAACAACGTATTATTATGTTCGACCAATGTTACGCCCGGTAATTTATTTAACACGTTTTGGAGTTTTGCATTTTTTAATACATTTTTACCATTAATAACCAAATGATTCCCCTCAACAATCTTTGCAACAACCACATCATCAACTACTAATGATTTATTTTTTGATTTAATACTACCAAATCTTCCATCTTTACCTGCGCAAAATTTTAATATCACCTTGTCATTTAATGGAATCATGCCAATCCTTATAATTTTGTATTTAATTCATAATATTTCAAAAGAGATGTAAGGTGGTTATCTTGGATAGTTCGACTTGTTGTTATAATATCTATGAGTTTTATAGCCTCTGATAATTTTATTCGTAACACATTATCCGCCAAACCATCCAATTTTTTTGTCAAAGAACTCTTCAATTGTTTACATTCTGTATAAACATAATCTCTAAATTCCGTAGATTTGACATCATCGTATATATATCTTCTAAGAAGTTCTCGTTGTTTTGGTTGTAAAACGCTATAAGTTTTATTGAATTTTTCCAACAGCATTTTAAATGACATAACTTGTAAATCAGGACTTAGCTCCCGCCATTTTTGAATGTCATCATTAATAGTATTTTCACTATTATTTTCACCAGTATCATGTTCAATTAACGTCTCCAAGGCTACCACAATATCATCTGGATATATATCAGGCTTTCCAAATCCTTCAAATAATTTATATACCGATGCAAAAATTTTATAGTTTTGAACGCGATTTGCAAAAAAGTCATTTTCAGAATATTTTGCCTTCAACTCACCAATAAGTTTAAACTTTTCAAGATTCAACTTTTCAAGATTCAACCGATTTCGGCCTTTAATGGTTACATCAACCAACCGGTCAATTGGTATTAATTTTTTAGTGCGATTTGTAATTGAGTGATAATAACTCAACTCTTTAAATAATTCTGTTTTTGGATTGAAATATTTGCGTATAAGTGAATACGCTGTCGGGTTTTTATTGTTCAATAATTCGGAAACTACCATTTTAGATAGTATCTCAAACAATAATCCAGTATTTTTATACTTATTATGTTTTATCCGCTTCATGCACACCTAATATTTACTATAAATATGAAATTAGTGTATAAAAATCAAATATCATCAATATCCATAAGTCGGTGCTCGTTAAGCATATCCAATTCTTTGTTAGCTTTAATAGATAACGACTTCTCAACATCTTTCCGGTTTTTCATAATATGATCTAAATTAATACTATATTCAGTATTTTTAGCCCCTTCCGCCGATTTTTTACCAGTGGGATCACGTCCAAAATCCACATCTTTATCCGACTCAAACGAACCGGGTTCTTCTGGCCTTCCCGGATTATCTTCTCGACCATCAGGTTGTGTCGTAAACATGGTTTTCACATCAGCACCATTTGATTGTATCTTAGATGCCAATTGCATGCTTGCAATATCATGTGTTGTACCAAACGTTTTTCCAGTAATTTTTGGATCATTACCTTCCGACTTTATTTGTTCAAATCTAAATTCAGATTTCAAGTCTTCAACAATTTCATCTTGCATTGCTATGAATTCTTCTTCTGACATATCAAATAATGTTTCATATATATGCCGTCTACTAAACAAAGATTTATCAAGCATTGATGTTGCCAATGTCATTTTTTCATTTAACAATTCAACTTGTTGTCTTTTGAAAATTATTGACGGGTTCGGAAGTTCTAACTCAAAATCAAGCAGTTTCTCTCTATCAACACCCTGTAAAAACAAATGTATGATTGCAATTTTATAGAGTTCACTAACAAACATTTTTTGAACCCGTTCAACGGTACGTGCAAATCGAATATCCATCGAAGCTAATGTTGCTTTACCATCAACACCCTCTTCATATCCAAGCCACGCCTTGGGTATTTTAAATGATGCGAAAAATTTACCCAATATGTGATTAATATCTGCAAGCTGATCTCCCCCGGATAGTCCGGGCAACGTCTCAATAGAAGTTCCACTTTCCGACCCACGTACCGGTAGAAAATAATCTTCCAACATGTTCTGTATGTTGAATTTCAAATTATAATCACCTGTTCGCTCATCAACATAAGGGACTTTTTTCATCGAATCTGCAATATCTTGTATGTACCCGTCGATTTCTTCCGGGGCAATATTCCCAATGTCAATTTTAAATAACCGTCGCTCTGGTGCCCTCATAATTCGTTGTAGCATCATTGCATCTTCTAACAGCATTAATTGTTTATACGTCTTTCTACCGGGTTCCAATATGGAACGACCATACGGTAAATATATCGTATCCGTCAATAGTCTAAAATGGGCAACCTCATATTCTTCAAAGTCCTTACGAACCGAGCCAAATACTTCCTGTTCTATCATATCCTCACTGAATGAAAACTTAGTTTTCCCATCACCATCCAAATCTTCCTCGCGATGTAATGCCAGTGGGTGGTAAGGCGCAACATTCACTACGCCGTAACGTTCCCTGATATCTAAAATCAAAAAGTAATCACCATATTTACAAGTGTTCCTAACCCATGAAAATATATTGAATTCAATATTAAGCACGTCATAAAACAGATTATATAAAATTTTTTTTATCTGTTCATCACTTGTTTTTATGGTAAGTACATTACCCGCATGGTCTTTCACAGTTGACTCATCTGCATATATGTCCAACGCCGACGATACTATAGCGTCTCTATCCATAAGTTCGTAATCACGGTACAATTGTCGTCTGTACGCTTCTACATCTTCAATTGTACCAACAAATACAGATTCGCGATACGTATTGCGTTTCCAACGACCGCGACTATACACGGTACGTTCCTTTTCCGCCATCTGATGTAAATTAACATCAAATATCTTTAATTGATTACCCGGAACCTTAGTAATCACTAAGTGTCTACTGAATAATTTTGCTAATGAGTCTCTAAATGATGCCATGCTTTATTTTTTTCTCACAACCCAAGAAATATCCTCATTCCCATGCTGTGTCGGATAATTATAGGGATTGCGATTTTGTGTTCCACCTCTATAAATAGTCTTATGTATGTTAGATACTGCATTTCTTGTCATGTCAACTCCCATCATTTTTAAACGTAATGAAGTATCTCTAACAAATAAGCCCATCCCCAATGCCATTGACATGTCATCATTGTAACCTTGCTGTGCTTGAACCTTGCCATCTATCCACATAAATGTAAATAATTCATTTACGGTTCTTCGACATTTAAGTATAACTTGTTTTTCTTTAACATACGTTTCTATTTTAGATATAATGTTTAATCGAAGTTTTGTAGTTGTCGTAAATCCGGGAACCATATTCGATTTACTCTTTAAATCATAATTTTTCATAATATGAATATTCTTATCGAAAAATGGATCGTTTCTATATGAGTAATACAAATTGGGATAATCCCGGTCTAATGCAACTTGAACGACATCCCATCCAATACCTTTATTATCAATGACCAATAGCGCATTATTCCATTCGGTAGCTACATTGACTAATAGGTGACCAAATTCAGTAGTGTCAATTTTACCCTTAAAAGATGCAACTTGTGTAAGAGATTCAATATCAATAACATGGAATGCACTGTCATCCCTACCATCCCCACGTGCAACGTCAGCGACAACCATATAACTTCTGTTGTAATTAGGGTATTCCCACAGCCAATAAGCATCGAATGGGTATCGTTTGTCCAAAGGGTCTTCACACATGTTATCCAAATACCACTTCAATATTTCACCTTCTATCAATGTATGACCAGATGATATAAAGTCACATGCATGTTCTTGTGCAAAACCACGTGCGCCTAATTTTGCACGTTGTACATCAGCCCATCTCGCATCTCGTTCAGGATGTAAATACCAAGGCAATTCAACGTAAAAAAATGGTTTGTTTGATTCAGAAAACGACCCTTCCTGAGCTTCAACACACATACGATGGAACAAATTACCAACCCCATTCGGTGAACTTAATACAATCGAATTTCCACCGGTGGCGAGTGTAGCTTGTGATGCTAACCAAATATTATCAAATTTATCTATAAATGCGGCCTCGTCAATGACCAGCAACGATACTGCATGTGATCTGGCAGATTTTTCCGAACTACTCACCGCAACAATTGTTGACCCATTCTCTAATTTTAATGTAAGTTTATTGAAAACGATTTGCCGAGGTTTCAACCATGATGGAAGGTTATCATACATAAGCTGTACTTTTTCCACGATAGCCTTTGCGACATCCTGTGTAGTAGCAATTACAAGTACACTGTAATTAGGATTAAAAATCATTTTCCATAATGCATATGCTGCAACCAATGTACTAATCCCAAGCTGTCTACCCTTATTAATTATTACATATTTATTATCTATAAAAGTTTGTAATGTTGTTTCTTGAAATGGGTACAGATTAAATTTAAGTTTACCATGTAATGGGTGGGCAATTGTAAAATGCTTCTTTACAGCATATACAAAATCCGTCGCACATTTAGAATATTCCTCTTTAATTCGCGCCCTTAATAGCTTTTCAATATCAACATCTGACATTAATACCCCCCAAGCGGCACATTATACGTATATACATTTCCAAACGTTGTTGATATTTCATATTCATCAACTGATCGTGTAATATATGTCATATCCGACGTTTCTTTTGAAATACTATCAATTCTTTTGTTATACATATCACAAGATATTTTACATTGTTTGTTAATAAAGTACAACTGCACCATAAGTCTAACTGCAATTATAACAGCAACTATGACAATATAACTCATTCAGATTCAACCTGACATGTTTTGGAATGTAATAAATTCAACCAATCATTCTTGAACTCTGTGTAATTTGCTTCAATCGTAGATAAAACAAGTTCCGGGTTTTCAACCTCCCACTGTTCAACCGTCCCATTTTCATTTGTAAACGATATCCCGGTAGCAGTCAATGACCTTTTCAATTCTTCCAATTGAATGTCCATTTCTGCGAAAAATGCCACCGCATTATCATACATTTTTTTATTAGCATATTCAGTAAACGATCCGTCTATCTTTTTTCGAGTTTCAATATCTATCACACATTCAGAACACATTCCAGTTTTTTTTCTGAATTTATGATCTAATCTTGTAGGAGAATTACATGTACATTCATCCTTTGGGCAATTGAAAAAGGTAGGTTGAGATGCGTTTACACCAACAAAATTTGCAGGAACTTTAGATATATACCCGGCATGTTGCTCATACCTATATCTGCTATTTGTTGCCGGATCAATGTCATACCACACCTCCCCCAACGTTCGTGTTTTATTTTTCTCGGCAACATCTTCGGCATCATAAAATGTAAAACTTTTACGAGTTTGAAACCGATGAGTTCCATCCAAAAATTGTTTAATAGATTTAACGTTTTGTAACTTTCCCATATGTTTTTATTTTTTCCTTTCTATTTCCTCTTCTGAATCGTCAGATTTGGTAACTTTAACATCAGGTCTATTTGTGTCTGGCTGAGGTGTTTCTTTAGATTTTTTTGGATTTTTTACATCAGCCGCATCATTTGAATTCTCCGAATCCTCTGCGTTCGCATTATCTCGCTTTGCAGCAATTCGACGAAAATTATCTATAATATCGGAAATCTTATTTGACGGAACCCCAACGATATTAGCAAATTTTATTATTGCATCCGCTTGGTCCAATACATTTGTGAATGATAAATATTTCATGAGACCACTTTTCTCAAGTTTCTCAAAAAATATCTTGACCATAATCCTTTCACTTTTTACGGCCTTGTCATCTTTTGCCTTTGGTTTTACCGGAACTACTTTATCTACAATATCATCTCCACCCACAGGAACCCCATCACGTTCCATTATATACTGTCGAGATATACGTTCAATAAGTCTTTGACGTTTTAAACTGTTGCTTACTGCGGCTTCACCATTCATGTTTTTAATAGCCTCGACTATGTATTTTTTAAGTCCCACTTCAAATTTGTCGCGTTTCATACTTTTTTCCTTTTTATATAAATAGTTAATCATTGATTATCATCAATATTTTTAATTTCCCCACTTGGTGGCGGGTCACCGGATTTATCTCTACTCATCCGTTCAATTATATCCAGAAACCCATTATCCTTCATTTTTTTCCCTATCTGCGCCACATTAAATGGTATAGTATACAAAACATTATCCAAATGTTTACACACACTCCCACGCTTGCCCGGATTATTAATATCGGGTGGACGATTCTCTGGATATACTGCATAATCATCAACCGTTCCTATGTATTTAAACCCCCAATATACCCATGAGGGATCGGTGCAATGCACCAATATATCTCCAAAAATTGCCATCTTAATTATCTGATCAATAGGCTTACTATCCTTATGTTCCATATATATAGTTGGCAAATCAACTAATTTAACCAATTGCATATACACAATTTTATCTTTAGTGTAACTTGGAGTTCTATAAATAATCGTACCCTCTTTATCAACATTTACCAAATACGATCCTTTATTAGTCTTTGCTGACCTTTGTCTAAGTGTCTCCCCACTTTTATACACAAAACCGGGAGCCTTTGCCCGAAGTGTTTTGTAATCTGTTTCAGATAAATATTCTCTAATTATCTCAGCATTTGTATCCTCATACAACTCACATTCACGAATAAGATTGTCAATAGAACTCTCGGTAAAAAAAAGATACTCCAAATATTTTGGAATACCACCTTCAATTATCATATATTCCGGTAATACTGGTACATCTTCGACACTCTCTGTTAAGTGAATACGAGTGTATTTGTCATTTGCTTTTAATTCAACTATATCCATTTACCAATCCCATGTTAATAAACAATTTACGTTAAATGTAGTCCCATAATACTCATAAAACACTTGTGTATTTACGTGTCTACACACCCATTTATAATCAACAGTACCAATGGTGGTACTAAGTGCAATCACCAATTCTAACTTAAATGTTGTTGCCGCCGATGAATACAAATCAAGAATTGCAATCGGTGATGCCGCTGTTAATTCTTGCCAATCGCTATCCGGTGTAGTACTTAGGGTTTGTGCCAGTAAATTTGTCGTTGAAATCAATGCCCCCGAATCCTTCACTAATCGAACTAAAACTGAATGTGAGGTCACGTTTGTCGTGTTAACTGTCCAATATGATATACCTACCCTTATTTGTGTTATCGCATCCGCATCCGGTGGGACTCCAAGACTGATCCAACTTAAATTTTCATCAGCGCGACGGCCACGTTCAAACACATTTGAAAGTGCTTGGGCCGTAGATGTAAATTGAAATACAGGTATAGTATTATATGACGATTCAGCAAATGTGATATCTGGGGTTGACCCTACATCAACCATACTCTGTGGAGCTTCAATTTGTCCGCTTACATCATAACTCATTACAATTTCCTTATTACCATTATCATTGTGGTTAATGTGTCCCTACCCGGTACCCACCCAGATGCACTCGCATAAAAATTTAACACCTCCGCCCTATCATTGCCAACCGCTTTCCATGTTGATGTATCAAATGCAGATGCTGAGTATGATGCCGAACTTCTAACATACATTGACACACTCCCGGATGGTATAATTGACGATGACACATCATATACCGGTGAGAATGTATATATCGATCCTCGTTGAACATCAAAGGACGTGTCATATATAGAGCTTGACCCCGAAATCATTGTATAAAAATTTTCAACAGAACAGCTTACCGGAACATTAACTGACCCTAAATATCTCATCTGCCCCGCTTGCGCAGTTAACATTCCCCTATAAGTAAGCGTTAAAGACCCAATTCTTAAATTATAATCCTTGTCTAATTCTGAAATGTTCAATTTATCAATATGACTTATCGCATTTGATGGTATTGAACCCTCATTTTTATACATGATGTCTATTAACAAATCACCAACTTCAAAATCATTAGCACGAACATTTAATCTATAATGATTTGGTGAAAATCCAATATCAGTACGTGGTATTATTTCCACGTTTGATATATCATATTGCCCTTTTCTAATTGCAAATTTTGGAACCGTTACACCATCCGATAATGTTTTAAAATACATAACAGATTTAGCACCACGTTCAACTTTATTTGAAATCGACCCAATATATACACCTAAATTTCTATCAACCAATGGATTATAATTAACAGACGGTAATTTATCAGTTAATATATCAGACCCCGACACATATACATCAAGTTGATGTTGAGTATTTGATGTTGAATTTATTGTTGTATAATCAAATGATAGTTGATGTTGAGTATTTGATGTTGAATTTATTGTTGTATAATCAAATGATAGTTTATATTCAGTGTTTGCGTATAACTGTACGGCATATGTTGGCAACAATTCAAATACAACAGGTGAATTAACTTCATCCATATCTCCTGTATACGTCACCCGTGCCGCATTTAACATCGTATCAGATATTGATGCAGTGGGTATTCGGTTTGAATCCACGCAGGATGCGGTCCAATATGTATTCAATACCTGTTGTGTGAATTTACCCAACGGTCGTTCTATAATACCATCGGTGGGTGACAATAAAATATTGGACGGGTCAATCAAAATATTGCGCTCAACAACATCATATTCACCCAAATTAACAAAGTCTCCAATATTATTTGACACTTTATATCTAATCCCTAATTTCTTAACCACGCCGCCCACAGGTTCCATGTTCTTAATATCAAATGTAATAAACGACGCTGTTGTAGGAGTGTCACTGTATGTAGGTGTGGAATAAAAACTACCGGTAAAATCAGTATGATTGATTAATTTAGTAAGGGTGTATACCCCCGAATTCCCATCCTCCTGTGTATATGATGTTGATATAATGAATGGCGTATCAAGTTGTACACTATTTTTATTGACAATATTAACTATACTTCCACTATATACAAATCCAGTTAACTGTGCAGCAGATGTTTTGACAATAGGAGGCACCCTTTCAGTGATATTAATATTATTCAATGTCACAGTACCACCTACCATCTGCTCTGTGAACTCAAACGTATCAGATGTGAGTGTTGTTAAATTTAAATGTTCTGGAAGACGTGCTCGGTCAACTGTCGAATAACCATCGTCAACTTGTACATTATTTTTAGGAGCAATATTACTTGTTTCCTTAGTAACACCACCCCCACCATGTACAGATGGCGTGATTCCGGTCTTTATCGTGAAATTTCCAGACGACGACATTATGAGAGTTTCAGATGACGTTAATAACGTTCGATACCTCTCATTTCTCTTTTTATATGTAACAATTGGGTCTGTTATAAAAAAAACATCGGAACCGTTGCCTTTAGTAGTCACTATGTTTATATCTCTGCTCCAAATAACATTTGGAGTATTAATATAATTCGGGGATGACATATCATCTATATACGGAATTTGTCGATGTGTGACCGGATCGATTGCCAATCTTCCACCTATATAAATTTTACCACGTCCCGGAGGTGTGTCAGCATAAATGTAAACCGATATAATTTTACTTTTTTCTTGGGTTACAATCGGAACCACTTCATAGTATATAGTATTTCCATTTGCATCAAAAATATCTATATACACCTTACTCTTTGGAACTAACTTATCAGCATCTCCCAAAATTCTAAACAGATTTTTTCCCACGTAAAATGTGTCCGGGAAATCTACCAATTTAAAATAATTATGGGAATATTCACTTATATCCCTATATGTGATTGGATAAGATAATAATCCTGATTGTGATTTTTTATATTGTATCATTTACAATAAGTATCACTCCACATATAATCTACTATTTTCTCCTTGACGATCTATTGTAATGATATCGTCAACCATAGATTTAATACTATCAATATGTGAAATGCATAACACCACCCTACAAAATGATAACATCTTAACAAACATATTATGAATTGGTGCCCAATGGTCCCCGTCCAATACACCAAACCCCTCATCAATTATAATGAACAATGATTTTGGTAGAGTTGTTATACTCAACAATGCGGTCCGTATCGCCAATGACGCAACGAACGACTCCATCCCAGATGTTAATTCAATTGGCCATTCATTATCATCAGAGTATTTAATATACATGTCAATATTCTCAGAATCACCTATCGTGAACCGTACTGTAAAAGGAACAACTCCTGACAATATCTCATTTGTACGGTGTTGAATTATTGGAAGATATTTTTTGATAATAAAGTATGGTACACCATTTCTATTACATAACGCAATGTATTCATTAAGAACATTTTGCATGTTCAATGCGTTATGATATATGCGCTCATTACTCTTCAACATTTCAACATCCTGTGCAAGTTTTTTAAGTTCACTCTCCAATGCCCAATATCGACTGTTGAGGTCATACTGCTTTTTAGTGGTCGTTGATACCTCTCGTGTGATTTCTTCAATCTTTTGTTTATAAACATTATTATGTTTTAATATCTCCTGTATTTCAACAAATCGATCACGTTTTGAAACGGCTTCCTTCAACAGCAATGTCAATGACATTTTATTAGATTGCAACCCATCTTCAGTCATTTTAATAGTGTTTGCATTAGACCGTGCCAATGCAATTTGATGTTCAACACTTTTATATTGTTCATGTAATTCATTGTAATTTTTAACACTTTCAAGTAATTCAGAACCATCTGCAAGTTCGCCATCAATTCTATTCAATTCCTTTTCAAGTTCGGGAATGCGTGCAATATCCCGCATTGCCAATTTCACAAACTCATTATCCACACAGTACTTACAATTCGGATCGTATTTATGTACGTTCAATCGCTCTCTGGATTGTTCGCATTTATTCAAATCGACAACCACACCCTGACGTGTCGTTTTCAAATTAGCAAGCTCAGATACTAAAAATTGATGCTGCCGCATCCCATCCATAATCTCCTGCGCATTAAACGCACCTAAGTTTCCCGTCAATAAAGATATACATTCTTCAATCTTATCCTTTTCACTAAGAACATTAATCAGGCGAGTATCAATATCTTTTATCTGATTGGTATATTTTTCAATGTCCCGCTCAACCGCATGTATATCAATATTCTCAACATTTTCTATCCGCGCATTATATTCTTTGATGTTGTTGTTAAGCGTGTTCAACTGTTCAATTAGCATTTCCAATTCAACCCCACATGCTTTAAACTCAGTAGACAACGTCTCAATTTTCGACTCCTTATCGGCAATCTCAGTAGTATAATCTTTTTTCAATTTGTAGATATCAAGTTCAACATTTTTTAATTGTGCCTTGCCAAGGTTCTCATAAGTTTCATATATTTCAGTATCTAAAAATCTATACAACAGCGTCTGCCTATTTGATTGTGTTTTGTCAATAAACGTTGACGAATTCTTTTGAGTTGAAATCGATGTTAATGTGATATCATCATATGTACCAATATATGAGCGTATTATTTTGTTGGTATGCTCGCGCTTCGTGCCAGTCAAATCTTTGATAACATTGCCTTCATCATCTATTATATAAAAATACACGTCAACCGAAACTTTGCCAAGTTTAGACTTGCTACCATTCCTGACTATTTTATATCTAACACCCGATATTCGTAAGATCAATTCACATGTGAAATAATCCGCATTACGATTCATAACATTAGCCGCCATAGATGTTTTACTACATTTATCATACATGCAAAATAAAATAGCATCTATTAGGGTGCTTTTACCTGTTGCATTTGGCGCGAACAATCCCACTAATCCGTTAAATCTACTAAAGTTGACAACATTACCGGGACCATAACTAAACATATTATCAAATGCAAAATATTCAATATCCCAATCAACATTTCGCACCGAGTCGTCAACAACAGCTTTATTTTTTATTTCTGTGTGTAATGCAATAATCGCTTCAACACTTTCAGATGATAATCCTTTGATGTCAAGATATTCTCTTAAAATTGAACTCTCATCTGCATGTTTGGTAGTTAAAACATGTAACAATTCAGATGTAGATACGCTCCCGACATTTTCAATAGACGCTACATTAACTGTATATTTTTTGGACAACCTATCAATAAAAGATTTAATGCTTTTAGGGTCCTCATCATTATGCCTAATTCGGACTGTCAACCGTTTTGCATCATATTCCGGAATCTCTGTATTGATATCATTGATTGTAATATACAAATGCTCTTGTGGTATTTTTACAAATTCACCCTTTTTTGTAGGTATGTCCCATACGATTATTCCATGATCTAACCCTTCGCCAAAATTTTGCTGGATCAATGATCCGGGATATGCCGCAGTTGGTGAAACATATTGAAACTTATGAATGTCTCCAAGCATCACAATGTCATACTCTGTAAACATTTCAACATCAACACTTGCATTATCAAATAAATAACCATAATCATTAGATGCCCCGTTTACCGGGCCATGAAATAATGCAACCTTTGTTGAACATGAAGTATTAATTGTGAAAGGCCATTTTTCCTTCCCATCTAAAATTGAAAATACGCCAAATGCAATATCCCCGATCTCGAACACCCCAGAATATGGTAAATAATAAAGATTCGGATGCCTCATAATATCACATATCGGAGTCAACACATCCAATCGAGATGAGTTAATTCCGTTAAAGTCATGGTTTCCGGGTATTACAATTGTCGGACATATATCAGCAAATTTTCTGAATAACGTTCCAATTAACATTGTCATTTCCGAGGACATGTCCACCTTTGAATGTGCAACATCACCAGTAATAACAATTACTGAATCTTTTGTTTTATGAGCCTCTATATACCCAATCAACTTATCGAAAATCTCTGAATATTCATCGTGCCTTTGAAGTATTCGCACATGAATATCCGATACATGAAATACTTTGTCAATTTTTGCAATCATTGTAACTGTATTTTAAGTAAATCCATATTAGTCACATAACCAGTTTTATCTACCAATTCCCACATTTTAGCATGTCCTACTGAATTTGGGTCTTGCCCATTCTCCAGCATCACCAGTTTACATGGAACTCCCATGTTTAAGAAATATTTCACGTCAACCAAACATTCTTTTATAGCATCTCCGTCGGGGCAAAAAATCAATTCCGGCACATTTAACAATCGTTCTTTCAAACATTGTGATATAAATTTCCCATATTTAGGCACTGTATTGAATCGCATGGTTATTGCATCGAACGCACCCTCAACTAAACACACCGGTAATTCAAAATTTATCATATTTTCAAAACCAACCACTCCGGATTTTGGAAGTTTTGGATTTCGCATTTTAACATGTACCATTGATGAAAATGCCCGTGTAGTAAAATATGTTAACGCACCAGTTGTATTAAAATCTGGTATAATAACCATTCGATCATATACACCGGACTCCGCATATCCTATTTTATATCTGAAAATATCATATTCTGTAATCCCTCTGTTTTCCAAATATCGCAAGCACAAATCACGATATACACTTGGTGGAGCATTGTGTAATGGAATATATTCTGTGGGAATTTTTATATCCCCTACAGCCGCAGATTTAATTATCGGTCTGGATGATTGATGTTCCGACTCATGATAATGGGGCTTCAATCTCCGAATCAACGCATCCGGTGCGTTTATCTTTTTCAATAGCCCAAATATATTGCGGCCTTTATTCGGGCATACCCAACATCTCCAAACTCCAGATGTGATTTTTACAGATAATTTTCGTTTACTATGTTTACAAAACGGGCAATGAAACATTACATTGTCATCATACGATAATGTATATGTCCCCAAAGCATCCTGAAGTATGGATAGCACAGCATCATTCATGCTGCAAATATACTACCATATTTTAATTATCTATGAAGTTTCAACCTTTTATTCAATTCAGCTTTTACAGCCTTTGCAACAGGACCTCGCCATGTTGTCGCGTTGGCCAGAAAGTATCTAACGATTGAATCCGCACTGTCCATTCCATAATCATCATCCAAACTATCCAACGATGACATTGCACTTAAATATGGCCGTGCCCCAAAATATACATTCTGCCAGTCCCGGCGAATAACACTTGCCAATCCTGCAAGATTGTGTTTAGAGTAATCTATTATTTCATCACTTTCTTTTAATGCAACATTTTTGGATTCAGTCTTTATCAAATATTTGACATAATCCTTCAATACCGATCTAAGTTCGTCAAGATTTGCTTTTTTAGGCATTTACACCCCCCATTTGTGTAGTTAACGTTTTTATATAATTTAACCCCGCAGACTTGAAATTTTCATATAATGCACGATCATTAAACTTGGAAGGGTCTAAATGATTGTCCATATATTCTTTAGTAATAAATGTGATAAAAAAATTGTTTTGGGACACGCCACCAATATACAGTACAGACGACTCTTCCGGATTCTGTATATTCAACTCCTTAGACTGTGTTAGTCTATTTTGGACACGGTTTGCATTTTTAATGGCCTCATCCATCGAATCATATGTACCTATAGTATTATAGTCGGTATCATAATATTCTACAATATAATAGTCACCAGACACTTCAAGCATCAATTTTACTGTATGTTTAATATATTCATCTAAATTATATCTGGTCATTTCACATCTTTACGTTGTATAAATAAATATGAATTACCATTATCAAACATATCCCATATTACTGTGAACAATTTTGAATATATATTTTTATGTTCATCGTGTGATTGAAAGACACAATAATGCGGTTTATGTGTCGCGTCATGCTCAATTGGCACGGTAGACCAAACTATCCCACCATTATTCAAATGTGTGTACATATTTTTAATCACCAATTCAGGATCATAACAATGCTCCAACGTATGGCTAATAGACATAAGATCAAATTTAAATTCATATGGGAATGGTTCGTGGGCATCGTGTACCATAAGATTATTATTAAATGCCACCAATGTTTCCCATTTTACACTCGCCCGTTCTCCTATATCAAATCCATAACTATGTTTGGTATAACCCAACATATATTCAACAGTCTTGGCAATACCCCGGCACCCTATATCTAAAAAATAAAAACTGGACGGTAATTGAGGAAACACAATATTCAAATATTGTGGCAATTTATTACTATTGATAATTAAACCACTACGTTTATTCTGTTCATCATAATATTCACTATCGTATTGCTTTCGTATCATTACGTATCCCATCGTATCAAAATGTTCATATCAACGTCGTCACGCATTTGTAGTGGCTGACCCATTTTACCAACAGCAACCAAATCCCCCTGTGAATTGTATAATCCAACAGCGGTTACGTATGGTAGCAGTAAGGAACCGGTCATATCAGATATTAACAAATCCGACGTATGATGTATTCTTGCAGTGGGGTTATATGTTAAATTGAATGACCCCTTTTTTATTCTGCACAAAACCTCATATTGATAAATTGTATGCGTTCCTTTATACATAAGTGACCACCCACCCTTCAACGTATCATTGTATTTTGGATTTAATGGTGAAATTACAAGTTTTCCCCCTTTATAAAATACATTACCAACAACTGCGGTTTGATACATGCTACCGCTGACATTATCCGCCAAGGTTTGAATTGTATCACTTGTATAACCTTCATTGTATATCCGAACTTCATCCAAACTACCCGAAAACCCCCTTTCCATTTCATGTGAATCCGCGCCAAAAACTAAATTATAATCATTTCCCGGATTCAATGTTGCATCCGAACCACTACTGTCTAACACACCATCAACATATAGTGACAACAAATTACCAACCTTTGTGACCGCAATATGATGATACGCATCGGTTATTGCAGTTGATGATGTTAACACAGTCTGATGTATACCGTCACTTCGGGTAAATTTAATCTTACCAGAATTTGGCGATGTATGATTATATATCTCAAACCTGTATGGGTATCTATCAATTATACTGCTTTCTAATGAGGATGAAACATACTCATATGTTTGCATTATATCATTAGGAGACGGCTTTGTTAAAAACCCATGTACCTGCTTAACTACCGACCCGTTTTTAGATATAATAGTATTTGTATCGGTTAACGTATTTGATTGTGTTGCCGGTGCATTTACCCAAAATGAAATTGTAAAATCCTCATATGTGTAAAAATTCAAATTCGGATAATTATATGTAAGCACATATGAATTTCCAAAAAATTCAGCATGCGTTCCAGATGATACGCCGTCAATGGGTACCCCTTTATTAATTTTTATGTTATGTAATATAGCCGGACGATCTACTTGATATACATTTGATATGTAATGATACGTACTATGGTCCACTTGTCCAGATTGATATTTGGTTTTTCTAAATAGTTCATTGAATCCCCAATACCCAACTAATGCGTATCTATTTGTATAACTACCAGTGTCTATTGATACATCATAAATATTACCATTTGCATCATCACTAAGATAATAGCCAGATTGTGTTATAAACACACTTCCCGGCTTTATTTCTTCACCATAGTCCATATATGGTACTGATAAAACACTGGCTGAATAATTTAAAAATTTAAATGTGTATCTACGATTTGAATGTTCACGTGTCGTCGTGGGATTATATGGATCACGATAATACATATGATCCAGAGATTTCCATATTATATGTTGATATGACCCATCAAAACTATTTGTAGGGTCATTTGCAGCTTTCTGTGTACCGATAGGTGTTTTTAATGAAGTATGTACGGCATCATGTATCAAATATCCTGACGATGAATCTATAAGCGTTGCCCCATTAAACCTATAGGTTTTATGTACCCTTACCGGATTTAACGTAAAATCCTGCGGTTTTACAGGAGCGAATACAGTCGGAATGGCCATACATGATTAATGTTATCTTCGATAATTTTGATATATTGTTGGGTCCGATAAATCGATTCGCTCACGGTCGGGTGTATCTACCGGGACAACCCGTGATATATCATATCCAACCCATCGCTGAGATAATGCATTCAACCATTCTTTAGCCTCTTCTTCGGTTTCGTATTCCATACCATTTCTCGACCAAACATCTTCTCCAACCGCACCGACTTCAGCCCTGAATTTACCTTCAGATATAATATCCACGCCACGAATTCTATTATAAATTTCCTTCAACGTACCATGTCTAAATGATTTCGTCATACCTTCACCAATTAATTCACCATATACATCTAATGAATCTATAATATCTTTCAATTTAGATATATTAAATTTTTTATCGAATGCGGATACCGTACCCCCCTGACCTGTGGTTTGTAAATATCGAATCGCTAATTCTAAAGAATTATAACCTCTCCACAATTCAACTACAGCCACCCCGATTAACCGCTTTAATTCCCTCTCGGAAAATTGAGTATTGTCCTCATATAAGAATTTTTTACTATTCGTCTTCATAATTATATTCCATATTTTAAATGTACCGATAATAACGCTTCCGACGTTGGGTTTTTTTGTATAGGTTTTGATATTTTACCTACTGCAAGCAACTCATAATTAGAATTGTATAGTCCTACCGATGTTATGTATACTGACGGATTATATAAAAAATCGCTCTTAATAAGTGCATCTGATCCGGAAACAAATGTTGGATTGTTGGTGAAATTATAATCATAATTATTCACCCTTAAATAATAATACCGATTGTATTCGACAACTTGTCGTCGCGCAGTAAATCCAAGCTCATCCCCTGTTGAATCTGTAAATGCGGCTCCCCCCGAAATTGCTGTAAATAACTTTTTTGAATTATCACCTTCAACATCAACAGACCGAACTGTTGCAAATGACGCACTTGCATCCAATCTGGCAGCATCAAGCACAATTATTCCCAATCTTGGGTAGACCTGTCCGTAAACTTGTGGATAGGTTGGATTATATATGCCATCCTCAATAGACCCAGAAACGATATTATAAAATGGTCCGGCCTCACTTGATCTATTAGTTTGAAACGTTCGATATGTCTCAGATATATAATCCTCTGCCTTTGCGCCCTCGGATAACAAAGAATAATCAATTCTCGAATCATCAATTAATCTGATAAATTTACCATTACCTGCCAATTGCACATTACTTCCGGTATGTGCGTTGGCGTTACCGCCACCAGCCACAAATTCGGAACCGGAAAGTGCAGCGAGGGTAAGTTCTATATTACCAGCATCAATGGCATCACCATACCTATCACGTCGTATATTTATAACGTATATATCTTCCATTCGGTAATTACCAATCCTGAAGTATCTCTGTGTAGGTTCCACACATAAAAACAAATATTGGTAATAAATTGCCTTTGTTGGGGTCAACACATCATTCAACCCAAGGTCCCTTGACCCACCTCCGGCAGCATTCCCATATGCAATATCAAATTGTGGTTCCGATCCACATGTACCATATTCCTTGTTATAAACGACTATCCCATAGCTCTCTGACACCTGTGCGTTTGCAGATATATGGAAATTTCTAAGAGTTCCAACATTGTCAGACCACATCCCATATTCAACTAAAGTTGGAGTTAATTCAAGGACATCATCTGATGAAATTTGTGTGTACACTTTACCGGGAGATAGTTCTTCCGGACAATTAATACCATATTTGATACAATCGTCTACTGGAATGACCGGTCCAGACTTTTTACAATCAGGACCGCCCTCTGTTGGCCATTTCGATACCTTTATCCATTCGCCAGTTGTAGGTTCAAATGTTGTCCAATATTCAACATATCCCGGTATAAATGTCACAGGCTCAGAATGGTATGTATACCATCGCTGATGGCATTCATTCCAAACCCATTTAATATCCACTTTATCAATAAAAGTTGGTGGAGGTGTTTCCTGTTGAACAGGTGGAAGTTTGTTTACAGGGTCTACTACATTTTTTATAGGAGGTTGTTCTTTACCCAATATTTTTATATTAGAGTTGCCCCCCAATGGTATGTATTGGGAATCGCCCCCCCAATGCGAGGGTGGAATACCCGGTGGCACATAATTCTTATCAGTTGGTAAGGTGGGAACCTTAACAAATGGAACATTACCATCCGGATTATTTTGTTGTTGCCCCGGTGATATTCCGTTATTCCCATTAGTTATTGCCATAGAGTATTAAAAATCCAATTTAACTTTCAACAATAATTCTCGTGTAAATGATTTTTGTAATGGTTTTGATAGTTTAGCAACCGCCACACATTCCCGACGTTCATTAAACAGTCCAACAGTAGTTATATAAACTCTTGGATTTCCAATAAATGTTGGTTGGGCAATATCACCCCCTGATCCAGTAGCAAATGATGGGTTATTTGAAAAATTATACTCACCATTACGAATCCTGCAAAAGAAGTGGGTTGATTTTACTTTCTCAGCACTGCGACCGGCAAATCCAAGTTGATCACCGCTGGCATCTGTATATAACGCCGATCCTGACATAGACGTAAATAATTTATATGCATTATCTCCGCTAATTTCACTACCAGATACTGTGGCAAATGAACAACTCATGTTTAATATATTTCCATCAAGCACCACTATACCAAGCCGTCTATATAACTGTCCGTAAATATGTGGAGCACTTGAATTATACACCCCATCCTCTATGGAACCAGACACTATGTTATACACTTCACCTGAATCAGTAATAGTAGCAGCATTTATTCTCGAATCATCCACTAACCGTATAACTTTACCATTACCTGCAAGTCTTACATTACTTCCGGTATGTGCGTTGGCGTTACCGCCACCCGCCACAAATTCGGAACCGGAAAGTGCAGCGAGATTTATTTCTAAATTACCCTCATCCAAATATTCCCGCATCCGAGCGCGGTTCACATTAACCACATAAATATTATCAGTACTATTACCACCAATAGTAAAGAATTCGTCTGACCCGTTTAAACATAATAGACGATATTGTCCATAGATTGCGCGTGAAGGGGTGTCGTTTATTTGGCCACCCTCATCAGCCGACCCGCTACCATACTTATGCCCCCATGCGACAGAGAATTGTGGGGCTGCCCCGCACGCATCAGATGCAGAGTTGTACACTTCATAATAATATCGCTTTTGATTTGCAGTCTGTACAGATGATGTATAAAACGTTGTAAGAATTCCAACATTATTCGACCACAGCGCACGAGTGACCGTTTCCTGTTGATTTGGCACCACGTCGCCCGGTTCAAACTTAGTATAAATTCTACCTGATCCTAAATTTGGTGGGGGTGGAGGTGTAAATGGTTGATTTGGATTACTCGGTGGTACAACTGGTGGTACAACTGGCCCATCCGGTACAAATGGCAATTGTCCACCGCCACCCACAACTTGTCCACCGCCACCCACAATATTTTGACCTTGAACTTTTGACGGTGTTACTACACTAACTTTATTTGTTTCGTCCACCACGTAAAAGTTACCGGCAATATCAGTGTATCCAGACACACCAACGCCCGGCATAACTTCCATTGTTGTAGGTGTTGTAGCTGACAACACAGCAGGGTCAGATGATACATAATTTGTATCATAACCCATCTGTTTCAACTTATCAATTTGGCTTGAATCAACTGACGCTTTTTTTCCGGCATATGCTGGATTTTGCATCGATGATTTAATGTTAGTTAAAAATGCCATGCCTATTTATCCTTTAGATTAAGCTAATTGGTGGTTGACCCGTCAGCGGAACACCCGGTGTTGTATTTGTAGTTACTTTTTGTACTGTAATATTCACCACAACACGTCCACCGGTTTCAATACCAGTTATAACAAGCGTGGTTGTTTTTGCAGCAAGTTGTAGCATATTCGCAGTTATGACAACCGATTTACCTACAACAGTAACCGATTGTGCCATTTCATTTTCTGCAATATATTTTGGTTTACCTGACGGGTCTCCATACATTTGAGATTTGGCATATTCCTGTAAGTACATTGTACAAACATCACTATCTGATAAGGTAAATGCGTAGCCAAACGTGGAATTGCCCTCCGCGTAATTTATAGTCTGTGGTGTAATCGTTACAGATTGACCGGCAGTTAATGTTACATTGGTTTGTGGAACTGATATAACTGGAATTCTAATAGTTTTACGAGGCAATGTAACAAGTTTGTATTTGAGATTTTGGGTTTCATCGGTGACCCCCTCTGTTATAGGTAAATTTTCCAAAATTGACCCATAATATGCTGATCCTAAAGGATGGTCAGGATTCCATAGCGAGTAATCTATTTCATCGTCAGCCAACGCAAAATGTGTAATGTTAAACTCATTCTGTCCGCGAGCAAGTAACTCGCGACCTTTCCGCGTTAAAATAGCATCAACAACAACTGATGAATTATTCAAATATCCCATATGTTACCTTTAAAGTTTTGTACGTAAACCTGTTTGTTCTTCAAAAATTGATCTCAACTCATCTGCATACACTCGATCCTGTGTATAAGTAACTTTATATTTAGACCCATGCACTTTTCCAAATTCAACATCGTAAAGGTCGTCGCCGGTTAATACAACTTTTAAATAATTTACCTTTCGACTTGCTGTAAATCTGATACTGATGCCTCCAAGTTTTTCATTCACAATATACATATGTTTAACACCTACCATAAATGCGAATCGCCTACCACCAAGTTGTTGATAAATAGTCTCAGCAACCTCTTTAGCAGATTCTCTAAGTAAAATTTTTAACGGTTTGGCTTTTAAACCCTCGCTAACCTTTTCCATTTTATCAGATGGTTCCTTTGTCGAGACTCTTGCATCTAAAATTTGGGCTAACACATTCTTTATATCAACATCATTTTTTACATCCGAATTATTAATTGTAACATCCCCATTACCACTCACGGTGATCACACATTCCGGCGAATCCTTCAAATCTGTTAACACATTACAAAACATAGTTTTTTTACCATCAATTACCTTTTGTAGTATCATATCAAATTTTCTATGAACCATTGGAACTATCATCCTATGGACCGATACCACAACATTTGCATAATTACTATTTTCACCGGCCATGTTTTAACCTTTTTTCAATAAATATTAGGGAAGTATAAAAACTACCCAACATATAATTCAGAATCCCCCCACGGACTGACATTAAGTGAATTTGGATTACTTTCATAAATTTCAACAATAGGACCACCATCAACTGTATCGGGTGAATTCTGATTAAAGTCCGGGGCACTCATCTTACTCCCCAAAAATCTATGATTATTTTCCGGAGCATCTTCTTCATATTGATACCCCCAATCTTCAAGGGATCGTGAATAATATAAATTATACGACATGGAGATTGCAGTATGCCACTGTTTCAAATATTGGCTGCCATATTCACCAAACGCTCCATAATGATAAATGACTCTTTGATACCCACTTCGAGTTGATCCCCTCGCAATAACTGATTCTGTATGGCTTGTTGATCCTGAATAATTGTTAAGTTCAATTTCAATGACCCCACATATCTGCCGTGAATCTGCATTTTTATGTGATATTATGTCACATCCCACAGTAAACGGATCGGCTATCGATCCTGTATAATATGAGTATAACATGCACAAGTTAAACGGATCGGCTATCGATCCTGTATAATATGTATACCCGATTTGTACCGCCATCGATGCAGTAAATGCAGCATCATATGTAGGAAATTCTCCCGACTGTGATAACTCATACGATAGTTCCTGTTCATATTGTGGATTCTCAATCGTAGGTCGTCGTGTTAATCGTACCTTTGACCTATTAATAATATACGGTTCTATCAATATACCAACAATCAAATCAGCCTTTGCCGGTGTTAATTGTTTTACCTGTTCAAAAAATGTATAATCATATAATGACAATAACCTTATCAATGAGTTTATATCATTTCTCTGTTGATATTTTTTCCAATATTCATTTGAAAACCGGGTTAATTCTAAATATTCTTCAGAAAATTCATCTTCTGGGTCTGCAATTAGATAATCTAATTCACTGAAACCCATATGATTGAATATGTCTCGGTTGCTTTGATCCGCGACCGAAAATACAATAGCTAAACGATTAGAATCATTTGTTGCATAGTCGTACTTTGCCTTAACACTTGTACCCGTTGGCGTTAAGTCCCGCAACAATCGGTTCTCATCCAACCGAACTTTTTCCGAATGTAAAGTATTACCCCCCAGTGTTGGAGTGTATATATAAAACGTTTCTTTAACTGCTGAATATTGTGCAGCTTGGCTACCACTAAAATTATAAAAACTGGCAGTGGTATCAAACGAAGCTACTCTATTTGGATGTGACGATGATACCTGTGTATATGTAGAATGGTCCCACCGTTGAACATCTTGCCCAAATGGATAATATCTAAACAATGTATAATATGATGACGTTGGGGCATTGCTATGATACGCCGCCGGATTCAATATATGCGAATGAAATGTACGTGCGTCAATGGGTTCAAAATATTCTTTATACCCATCCATTTTACCAATAAACCGATTAGAATTACTACCGGTAGTTCCTCCTATCAATATGATATTTGGAATATCCACTGACCCGCTTTCCGCACCCCACCCATACCGCATATCATTTGACGTAGTGAATGAAAAAGATTGCGTGTGTGAAATTCTCCCATATAATCCATCAATCACTTTTCCAACATCAAAACTAATTGACTGGCTATGATATGTATCCGTTATCGGTGATGTTGTTTGGATTTTTACAGTCCAATAATCCCTATCGTATAGTGGTAATAAACTACTGCTAACTTGTTGATATACAGGAGAACTTCCACTAATTGTTGCCATCGTGAAACGTAAAAATCCATACGCACTTGATCCCGATATTTCCGAAATTCCCAACGAGGCAGTGGCATGTACAATTTCCAAATTAGCTTTGACGATGGACCTATCAGCCCCATCTTCAATGGCCCACAATGACATTGAGACTGATGACGAATATTGTGTATTAAATCTGAATATTACAGTATCCGGTACACGTGAAACGCCGCCCCAACTTCCAGATGATATATTAATTAATCGACGGGGAAGTTCAACATACTGACTTCCTGATAAATTTAATGAATAAAAATATCTATCCTCAATAAGAGTTGGTTTATCAGTTTCTACTGATGGACCCCCATATTCTTTAACTGAAATTAATGTTTGCGGTACCCCATAAATTGATAATAGTGCTCTGACAGATCGTATGGTACCCTTAGTTTTGTACAGGTATGGTAAGTTGTTGACGATTCTACGCCACACCATTTTCGTTTGAAGCTCATGTGGTAAATATTCAGAACTTCCAGTGTTTAAAACCTTTCCATCCGACTGAGTTCCAAGTTTATATAAAAATATATTTGATAATTGTCGAACATTTTGTAATCTCCACCCATATGATTTTGCAACATGGTATAATAAATCATTGCTCATACCACGTTCATAATGTTCGTCTCTCTCGTGTATTTGTGTTAATGCTCTGACATATGAATATATGTTGTCAAAGTGCTGGCCAACCATATGCACAAATGATACATATTCACTACTCTCCTCATCCATTAACACATGTTCCGGAATGGACCATACCAACATGTTCATGTTTCCTTGGTCATAATTCTGTGCATAGGCCAAACTGCTACTTGACCATGTTTGTGCAATTGAACTTGTTAAATGATGTAGTACATATTCGCTATTTTGAAGGTATTTTGGATACGGCTGCATTGATCCGCTGAAATCATGTGTAAATATGCTTCCAGTGGTATGGTAATACATCCATTTTTCAAACCAATCAAATGAAGTTTTCAGGGTATTGATACGGCCCTGATGTATTCCAATTGACTGTGATACATGCGCAGTATTTGAAGCGGTTGAGTCAGTTAAAATTGAAATTTTATTTTCATAATCCTCTATCATGGATAATTTGTAAATAAAATTATTTATACGCTCATATGCACTTGAATAAAACACATAATTTGAAAAATCGGAAAAATCTATATTCAATGTAGCGGTACCGCTACCAGACACACTACTATCAAGTATTTGTTGTGTTATAGGGAGATTTGTATCTAAAATATCATCCCACGATTTGTACGTTGTCGAATTACTATTGAAATAGGTGGTATCAATATCAAAATTTGGCCCACGCATGGTATTGGCCACACCATCGGATGTATCCGATACCAAAATTACTGTATCAGAATACGTATCAGCACATTCATAATTAAACCACGCAGTATCATAATCTGATATGTCATCTGATAGTGGATTTATGAATTTGACATAAAATATGTCTGGATTGAATTTATCAATCTTAAAATTACTAATATGAAATAATCTATTGTATCCAAAATTGAGAACAACATTGTGAAGGGTCTCATTTGATTGATACGCAGATATTGCAGACACAAATGTAGAATACTCCCCACTTGATATCACTGAGGGGGTCAACTTAAATTTCGCTTCAGTACGATCAGGACTGGTTTCAAGTAATACAAACGGAGGCGATGTCACATCCCCGAATACAGGTGATAAAAGATTTATATTGACTACATAACTCCCTCGAACAATATTTGCAGATTTAAATACCGATGCTAAATCACATAATAAACTATTCGATTTTTTATCCCATCGTATAAAATTTGCACCGACATGATTTCCAGTTAAATAATCACCATAAAAGGAATATATATGTATCTCAGGATAAAGTTTTGACTCTATATTTGGGTCATCAAAATGGTATTTACCATTGACAAGAAGTAATAAGTCTTCATTAGACAATACTTGCCCATATTGAGGTATCCTCAATGCTAAAATCGATTCCTTATTTATGAACCTATTTAAACTCATTCTTTACTTTCATATTCAGCCTTTGCTGCTTCTGCTTCCGCCTTTGCCGCCTCAGCTTGTGCTTTAACAGCTTCTGCTTCCGCAATTGCAGCGGCAGATGCAGCGGCGGCTGCTTCTGCTTCCGCCTTTGCCGCCTCAGCTTGTGCTAATACCATATTCACCTGTTGTGTCATATTTTCAGATGCAGCAGCTAATAATTCATTTGCACTTTGCGCATTTGCATTCAATTCTTCAAGAATTTCAGCGTTGGTTTTATCCTTGTACGCCTCTATCCATGCAGATGATTTATCGGCAATTGCACCTTCTTTTTGTATATCGTTACACAATGTATCTGATAATACCCTAACTGATAATAGTGTTTCATTACGCTCGGCAAGCATCACTTCAAGCGTTTTATAGTTCGGTATCTGCCGGGCTATACCATTACTTACAATGTAATACGTATAATTTTCTTTTGATTTGGGTAAACTATCTTCGGATACACATCTAAAAATAATACCGTCCATCAATGTAAACGGTTCAGGCTGTGCCGGGATCGACTCAACATAATACTCAAAATCTATTCTGTTGTTATTTTTTAATGAGGTACTATCTACCACAGTCTTTTCCGGTATAAAATTAAGATATACCCTGTCCATATTAACATTTACAATGTAAGCATTTGCACCATTGCGATTTGACATGGGATACGTTTCAGAATTTATTTGATATTGCGATTTGGAATCAATAGTTTGTCCTTCAATATCCAAACGATTTACCACTAAATCTGACGTGGATTTATTACGTGAAATATATATTATATTATTTAATATTAATTCATCTGTCATACTCTAACAACCTTAAATTGCATTTCTTGCGTGAAATAATTAATCGATCCAGAATTTTCAACACGAACTGCTATGCGATAATATCTTTCAGGCATAAACGATGACATGTCCAATGTTATATAATTTCCCCTACTATCGGATGAAATCTTTGTACCTATTATGTCATATTTCAACACCTCAACATCTGTCGCAGTATCATATATTGCAAGATATGATGTTTCTGGAAGTTTGTATGTTGTAGAATAATGATGTTGCGTTGTATATTGTCTGGTCGGAAATACCGGCCTGACTGCTAAATAAATTTTTGCAATTTCTGACCGATTGTACGTGTGCTTTAAATTTACTGGATATACGAGATAATCATAATTATCTATTACATCTATTGCATTACTTTGTGTAAACGTGTTCCAATACGCATCTATTTTTGGGATGAATATTGTGTGACTTTCCCGTGAGAAAAATTGTATTTTCCCCATTTGCGATGAGTTGGTTTCCAACAACGACGGGTATTTTATTATAAAACCATTATTGGGAATTTCCTCTGATATCCATTTATTCACAATGTCCGTCACATCCATTCTGACATCAGAAGTGTCCAATGAAAATGATTGTGAGCATTCAAAACCACTACCGGTATACCAAACACCACCACCTTGTATTGAATTGTATTCCAGAGCCGCATTACTGCCACTTGGGGGAAGTGCCCACTGAGTTTTTTGATATCCGTTGTCCGAATATTTCCAACTCACCCCATCCTGTATATTTGGCCTACTATTTGAAAATCCTGTCCCATTGACCCAACTACTTGAAAGGGGATATGCCTTTATTTCATAATCGGTAGTATTATTATACGCATAAGTTGCATATAAATTTAAATAATATCTAACACTTCCTGAAATTTCCCCGGAAGTTATTTTTTGTTTTATATCTGTAAAATCAAATTGAATTAATATTCGACTATTAGTAGTTGCTTCATTTGAAACAAACGCATCCACAATAGATTCTATTTGTGATCCCGATGTAATTTTCCACAATTCAATTATTTGATCAGTTCCAGTATTCATAAGTGGGAACTGTTCATATACAGTGGCATCCTTACTTGGGTAAATTGATTTATACATACGAGTTTTTAAATAAATAGGACGCCGACTATTTTTTAATCCGCCGGAGCTTCAACGTTTTACACACCACAAATTCATTAGAACGTTTTGGGTCAAACACAGCAGACTCGCCATTAAATGGATTTGTAATTTTAAAATGAGGATTTTTAATGTCTCCACTTGGAACCTTACTATACACCAATTTATATTTGCGAATTATAGACCTAATGCGTTTTTCATATTTAGACCATTCACGCCTATTCTCACCCAAAACATCTTGCATTAGCTCTTTCAATTTCATTTAAAAATCTTTTATCTGTTGTCCACCACCCTTTGCTATCTTCGTCCCAAATAAATTTAATATTGATTATCAATGTTTTATATGTCGTTGACCCTCCCAACAATATCTCTATTTGGAAAGCGCACTTCAAATATGCACGGGTCTACACTTGGATATAGAATACCATTACGTGTTGCAGTGTCAATATTATAAACATTACCGGAATACCCTCTATTAACATCAAAAAGGTTCACGAATTTTATCTTTTGAACAGTTTGAACACCGTCCAATTTATCCAATTCGGTGTACAATTTAGATAATATAATCGGCCCATTTATTTCCATTTTATCATTATGGGTCAATTCCTTCATTCTATTTATGCAACGCAACAGAACTTCTCCTGAATTTTCCTCTGGACGAGTGATAATGTCAAATTCGATACCAATATTAATAATAAAAGGATCGATAATATTAATGGCATCTGTCATTAATCTATATTGACGCAAATATTGCCGTAGATTTTCTTTTATGGCCGGGTTTGCATGTACAAACCGGCCATTATTATCATACGTTAATATGTAAAGATTAATCCCATGCGGGTTTAATTGTCTCTCCGCATTCCAAGGAGAGACTTGTGTATCTTGTTCAACATACGCCTTTGCCACACCTCCAAATTTAGGTGGCATTGTAAAACAGCGTAAAATATAATCCTCTTTGGTCACCGCACGATTCTGTGCTGCAAAATGTGCCATAGCCTCATGACGCACAACGTCCATAGGACGACGATCCATTCCGCCAAATGCCGGATAAGGATTATTAACTCCAATACTGGATCGTATTACATTTAATATAGAGGCATCTGTATCTTCAAGAGGATTTACGATATCAATTGAATTGATTGTGGTAATTGTGTTTGAATTAACATTATCACTCATACCATTAACCTTAGCATACCTAACAGTAAGCGTTGTATTGTACGGAACTTGCCCATACGTGCGAGTGTATAAAAAATTCATAGGATCAACCGATACATCAGTGCTCCGTTCAAAATAATTCATACCAATTCCAATATTCATAGGATTTGGTATTATTTCCTCGTCCGATTCACCACCAATTCCACTTCCAAATTGAATTTCTATACGATCATCCCGGCGCAAACGAGTGACGTACCGTCTGTCGACTTTCTGATATGTAAGTAGGTATGGTACACTGCTTCTATAATTTGATAAATACGGATCAGTATATGGAACATTTCGTATTGGTATAGGAATCATGTCCTGTGCCATAAATTGTACTTCATGCCATTTATTTCCGCTTGAATCGTAAATATCTACCACTTCAGACACATCTGTGTCATTTATAACAATCTTATCATGCAATTTTGGGTCTGTAAATGTATATTCGGCTGTAAAAATCTGTCCGGAAATCGCTTTAACTGTTTTTCGCAACAGATAATATTCAATACTACCATCATCCGTAACTGAATGTACAGATATATGTGTCGGATCGAATGAAGATGAGAACCTAAAATCTACCGGATCAACTGTCCGAAAATAATGTTCATTGTCGGCACTAACGACCATATTAGGTTCAATTAGTAAAGCATACGTATAATCGGGGCGAGTATCATTTCCCTCACCAATTGAAGGTATTAATTGATACACATCAAGTTCAACAGATGATGGTACATAAGTTTTTATTTTATACCCCATAGCTTGGGATATATTATACAAGTTTATTTTTTCCTCAACTGTTGATAATAGAGACTCTTGCAATTGAATATCGCCATATGCAGACAAAACATCCCCAACATATGCCGCCATTTCAATAAACATCATACCGGGATCAGATTCATTAAAATCTGAATATGTGCGGGGAAAATAGTTTTTCGCATAATTGATAAGGGCATCTCTGTACTCAGCGAAGTCCTTATTGAGATATCGTATGTCACGTTTTAACTTAGCCATTTATCATGTTACCCCATATGATATAACACCATTATCGCCAAAAAATGTAATTGTTCTATTTGCACCATGCTCATATACCCTAAATTGTATTGTAATATGAACGGTGTTACTCTTTTCAACAGGCGACACTCTGTCAACCAATTCTGAGTTTATTGATATAGAATCGTTTATAATATACGGCAACCACCGCGCCGACTGTGTCATTATCTCATACTCAATTCTACTATGTAATTGTGGGGTATCATTTTCAAATAACTTTTCCTGAATTCCTATACCATATTGCGGCTGCATATATCGCTCACCACGACGGGTAAGTAATAAATTTATATAGTTACTAACTGCTTGATCCTCAGTAGTATGTGACATATTAAATATTCCCGATGCTGCATTTGTACGCAAAGCATTCATAGGAAGTTTTATACCCAACGTCGCATATGCACGTTGTGTGTCCGCTGGATAATATTTAATATTCACCCATATCCCCCTTCGCTAATTCTGGATTGTTTCTAAATTTTTCAGCCTTTTCATCCGCCAATTTCAATAGTGGTCTATAATCCTTCATAAAATTAGACATAACAGCCTTGACCGTTTTATCTACTTTTACAAGTTTACCCTCGACACCCTCAACATACCCTTCGGGTACAACAGAAACTTCATCCAATGTTTCTGTTTCTGAAAATCCCTCAGTATTTAACAATACCTCTTTAAGTATTGGATTTTTAATACCATCAAATTTTACAGATGTGGCTTTTTTTGAATACAAATCCTTCAAATCATTTATCGTTCTGTTCCCTGCCTCAGATATAGGTTTGGAAGTTATAGAAGGACTATCGGGTACTACTTGTGTATTTCTCATCTTCAGAGAATACTCCAACAACTCAATTTTCAAATCCTTATACACTTCAGCCATAATGCGTGGTAGTTGTCGGTTCACTTCGGAACGAATCAATTTACGAAGTAATTTAACTGTTGAACTTTCCATATAATGTGTTTTTAATAAATATAATCAACCTAAAAATTGTGAAAATTTGACCTTATGACCGCTGAAACTGCCCATATTGGTAGATGTTGCAGTTGGTCCCGCACTCGTCATATATTGTGCTTGGGCTGATACTAATGCAAACTGTAAATCAAACCATGCTTTTAACCAGTCCATCAACGTATCCAAATCAACTTTATATTTAGCACTTTGAAATACAACGGTCTGGCCGGTTACCACCGCCCCACTATTCCCAATTAAAAATGCTTTGTTTTTCTTAGCATTCAAAATTACACGATCTGAATCTATTACAACTTGGGCACCGGCCCATGATGGTGCTGAAATGGCGTCTGGATGTTTCTTAAATCCAACATTTAATTTTGGTAATTTTTGCGTAGATGTTATGTATATACTACTTTCATCACTACTTAAATCTTCAATGGTATATCTACTGTTTCCGGTTTGTAAATAATTTACAACCCCACCTGTTGGTTTTTTTACACGTAAAATAGTAATAGGGTCAGTATTTGCGCCACCGGACCATGTGGGGGTTTTATCATAAATAGACATATCACCCTGTACAGTTGACCCAAATCGAAGACTTTGCCCAAACCTACCCTCATGGATATCATCCCCCTCAAAAGGTTGAATGTTATGTGTTTTTTTTGGCTGTTTTGGAAAAGTATAACCGGGTTCGTGAAAATCCACCTTGCGCTTACCCTTTGGTGGGTCCATTTTTGAAAATCCACGTGTCCATGACATCGGAATCATATGCAATACCAAATCATCAGTGGCATTTATAGGATTCCAGTAAATGTATCCGGTATCTTTGGTAAGGTCATTTTTAACGTCACTAATTGGCGCGTTCATGCATACCACATGCTCGCCAATCAGAGGAATTCTCCGATTCCATGCTGCCGGTCTTGCATAATCATTTCTAACATTTCCAAAATGTGAATGTTCGCCACCAAATCGTATTTCAACGCTGCCCAGTGGAAGTGGGTTCCCAAAATCATCTGTCTGATTTGGTTTAAAGGCTTTTTTGGTTTCAACAACCTCGGCAAAAAATATCATTACACAACCTTATCCGCTTTGGGTAAATCCTCGGTTAATAAATCATCAACGGAACTCAATTTATCAGACGATGCAGGTAGTGCCTTTAATTCCTTCAACAAATCAGCTTTTTCTTCCTCAGTAAGTAATAGTGGACCATCTGTTGGTGATGTTTGTGCTTTCATGTACACCCGGCTAATAATCGATGCTAATTTTACCAATGAATCATCATTAAACACTGCCGTGGATAAAAATTCTGAAATCAATGGAACGATCACGGCGGCATCATTAGGCGTGTTAATAAATGACATTAATTTATCTGTCAATACCTGTAATGCTTCTCTCTTTTCGGCGGCATTTGAATGTATCTCCTTGAATAAATCTTCAAGGTTATACTCGGCACCATTATCAGTATCGAATAATTTTAAGTCATTGAATCCCATGTACTAATCCCTTTTATATACATATTGTATAAAATCAAAATCTGCGTCGTTTAGAAAATTTGTATACATTTCAACGTACATATGTTTTAACAATTTTACCACTTTAGTTATACTTGACGTTTTGTTTATTTTTGTTTGCTCACGGATAAGTACATACAACGCTTTTTTGTTAAATATATCTATATCATCAGAATCTCTAAACAATACAAAAATAGACTCTGCTATTGTTTTATTTGTTGCATTATTGAACAAATCATTTAAATTGGTCAATCCCCATTCAACCCAAAGAGTTATAAACTCATGTGATTCGGATTGTAATCCAGAATAATCGTCAATATCAACATAGTAAATATCATCAACTATAAGCAAATCATCTCTATCAACTTTTGACTTATATATCTCTTTATTTTTCTGTATTAAATAATTTCGAGCAACGATTGTAAAATACGAAAATGCTTTTCCACGATCACCGTTGAATTTATGTAAACGTTCATGTATATATGATATTGTTTCCAATTTCAAATCATCATACACTGTATCGTAATGATAAAATTTATAAGTATGTATTACATTTTCAACCAGTTTATCCAATGCCGGATAAATGGATGCGTGATATAAAAAATCTCTATCCGGGCCGGGGGGTAATGTTAAGTATTCGCATATTTTATGTTCTGTATCTATTGTAAAGTAATTACGACTTGTTCTCCGTCGTTTCATCTGCACCCCCATTTATCAATTCATTTACCTTGTCCAATTGAAATGATACATGGTGTATTGCCTCGTTTATTGTTGTAAAAGCAAATCCTACTTCATCGTCGGATGAAAATGAACCATTTTTATCAACCCTATCCATCTCCATTTTAGCCTGTCCAAACAATTTTTTGAAAAATGTGAGTGCTTTCAATACTCGTTTTTCAATCAACTCCTGATTTTTCACTAATTTGTTATATTCAGATTCAAAATAAAGATACTTTCGGTACGTGTTAATACACACATATAACAATATACAAATACCAATAATCAATCCAACTATTATATATTCCATTCTATCGATGTGAATTTTCGTTGTTTAAAGGTTGCCATTCTATCAAATTCAAATTGCGATGCCATCAAATCTGCTTGATGTACTATATACGGTAATTTAGTCCGTAATCTTGAATAATGTTTAGAAGATTTATAGTATGGAATATTCACTTCATCATATAATCCATCATGTATTTTTATACTCAAAAATTCATTCTCAGTGAGTGTAATTCCAAATTTTTGAAGAATAAATAATGACCGATCTTGGATTAGCATAAATGGTAACTTTTCATTTTTTCTATAATTGTTACCCTGATTAACATGCCATTCAGAAGTCTCAACAACATACACTTCACCGTCCTCTGTGGGATAACCCAATTTACCTAAATCGTGATGGTATGCTACCATTAACAATTCGAGATAGGTGAATCCGGATACATCCATTCCATTCTGCACATAAAACTGGTACAATGCTTTGGTATATCGTACCACATTTCGTATGTGGTCAACGTACCCTCCAATAAATGAGTTGTGAAAATATTCATTACCGGATGCCGGTGCTACTGGCCAAATATCGCCAAAAACATCATAAATCTGGCGTATTTTTGAAAAGCATTGATGTTGTTGTAGATCACCTTCAAGTTCAGTAATAAACGCATGTGCGTTTGAAATTACCTCATCCTGAGATAATATTTCCAAATGTCCCATACTTAAAACAATTACCTTTTTAAATTTTGATGGGGGGCGTTTTTAACCTCTGATGGACTTAATCGCTTGGGTATTAATGAGGTTAACCTGTCTATTAACGTCCTTGGAAGATCGGACTCTGTTGACACTATCTTACCTCCGATGGTCCCACTGCGCATATCCGAATTGGCTTCACTATCCCCCCATCGATCTTCTTTTTGGGTCTGGTCTTGGTCTGGCTCTGAATTGTTTTGGGTCTGGTCTTGGTCTGGCTCTGAATTGTTTTGGGTCTGGTCTTGGTCTGGTCTTGGTCTATCTTGATTTTTTATATATAGTTCAGGTTTACGTGAAACGTTATTTTTTTTAGTAAAAAATGTAATATTGGCAGTAAATACTAACGCTAACGCTAACGGATCGAAAACAATAATCAACAAAAGTAAAAAATAGTTCACAATTACGTCCATTTTTTTTCCGGTCAGGCGACTAAGATATTTTAAAGGGCCTAATTCCGAAGTAATGGTTGATGCTGTGGACGCTTCTAAAATCATTGATTCTAAATGTAATACGCTATCGGTCAACGTTTCAATCTGCAAAGATATATTATCCCGGCGATTTATTGCATCTGCCAATTGAGTTTCGTATGATTTTCTATTTGCTGACGAAGTTGTAGTGACGGTTTTACCAGTTTTTTTATCTACTGAGGTGAGTGTATTTGACGTTAATGCCTGTCGTAAATTATTGATTGTCAATATTATACTTGTATATTCATTTTCATACTGTGCTTTTCGCTGCGCGAATCCAGCTTTTTTATTTTCTAAAATTGCAATTCGTGATGTTTCTAACTTATCCTGAGCGGATGTCATCTCAAAGGCATTTGATAAAAATCCATAGATTCCCATACTGGTTATAACTACCAACACCACCAAGGCAAAAATCAAATACGATTTTAACCACACACTTAAAATTTTCCAGTAATGGTGTAGTGCTGAGGCTATTATGAGTTTTGAACACTCTAATGATGTCGCCATGACTATGACTTCGGAGGCTGCGCCGCCGAATAACTTTGACAGCCCGATAATGGAATAGAATGCTGCACTACCTGATACCGATAGTGCCGCAAAAAAAATTATAACCGGAAAAATTTTAGATCGCATTTTTACTATAACTATCAGTTAATAACTATCAGTTACGCGACACATAGTTTAACTATCAGTTAAAACTGACAGTTTATTATTTATTCAAATTTTATAAATCATTGATATATAGTATATTATAATGTAATGCGTTAGCATTACATTTATATAGTTAATTAATAGATATTATATATATCCACAGTTCGCGCGTGTGCGCGACACATAGTTAAAACTGTCAGTTCGCGCGTGTGCGCGACACATAGTTAAAACTGTCAGTTCGCGCGTGTGCGCGACACATAGTTAAAACTGTCAGTTCGCGCGTGTGCGCGACACATAGTTAAAACTGTCAGTTCGCGCGTGTGCGCGACACATAGTTAAAACTGTCAGTTCGCGCGTGTGCGCGACACATAGTTAAAACTGTCAG